AAAGCGGTGATCCTCTACCATGAGTGAGGAACGAAAAAAGCGGTGATCCTCTACCATGAGTGAGGAACGAAAAAAGCGGCGGGGCGGTTACGTCCCGCTTCTTTTGCACAAAGGAGCTTTATGAAGTTTTATCATATTGCAGAGGATTACATTGACTTTTTACGCGGATATGACAGCAAAGTTCCAATGAACAAAAACGGTGCGCGGCCATATATTGGCGTGTTGCTGGTGGTAGGAGAATTGCGCTATTTTGCTCCTTTGACATCTCCGAAACCTAAGCATCTGCGCATGAAAAATGGGAAGGACTTCCGAAAAATAGGCGGAGGCAAATACGGTGCGATCAACCTGAACAATATGATCCCCGTTCCTGAAAATGCTCTGATTGAAATGAATATTGACCTAGAGCCGGATTTACAATATAGAAATCTTTTGCGCAACCAACAGAGGGCGATACGAATAGAGGAAAGAGCGCTTTTTGAGGCAGCGAAGGCACTTCGTGAGTTGATTCTTACGGAGCGATGCAGACTGTCCCCCTATGACCAGTCTGTTCAGGACAGGTGCTGTGATCTGGGCTTACTGGAGACGGTTTATTTCCAGTATAGAAAGTAAAACGCCAAAATGGGATGGTCAGGAAGCAAAAGGAGGGAGTTATATGGCCACAAGCACTTTTGATAAACGGATCGTTGTTCGAGACGACGCAATGGCGCAAAAAGTAGCGAAGGTGCTGGCTTCTGCTCCGACTGCTTGCCTGTCTGGGAAAACGACGTACTCTACTGATGAAAGAAAGCGTAGTGAGCTGCGATTGTTACGCCGTCTATCCCGCTTAGAGAACTAATGATCTGCCGCAGCACAGCTTTTAGGCGATAGGGGCAGATCAAGAGGATGGGCAGATGTTGTGTAAAATTTGCTGAAGCACAAAAAGAGAGCAGAGAGGATTAACTCCCCTCTGCTCTCTTTTTTATTTTCCGGTGGAACCGAATCCACCTTGGCGTTCCTGCCCCGCTTCATCATCGTCGGTCAGCCAATACTTGACGATCATGCCCTGCGCAATACGGTCGCCCGCATGGACAACATAGGTTTCATTGCCGCCATTGTGGAGCATAATGCCGATGTTGCCATCGTTATCAGGGTTGTTGGCATAGTCGCTGTCAATCCAGCCCTGCGTGTTGGCCAGAGAAACCAGATGCTTGCCCATGGAACTGCGCACGTTCAGCATGAGCATATATCCCGGAGACAGAATGGCCTTAACATCCGTCCAAATCATCTTGGACTCATGAGGAAAGACCACGCAATCAGCCGGAGCATAGAAATCATAAGCGCAGGCATTCTTGCTGCCGCGAGTGGGGAGTTTTACTTCGCCTTTGTGTTTACGATGTTCTGAGACAACCGGCTCAAGGTGGAAAGAAAATTTCTTAAATAGCGCCATTTACTGAACCTCCACGGTAAAAGATTTGCAAAGATCAATGAGCAGTGATACACCAAAAGTGACCCAAGAAACAATCCATACGGCCAACGGGATAAAAATTTGGTTAGCTTTAAGGATATAGAGCATCAGGATAAAATAGCCAATCACGCTTCATTTACCTCCACATACTGTTTATAATACAGCCCCTCCCCGCAGTAGCCCTCATGGTTCATAGACTGAAAACTCTTACAAGGACAGCGCCATTCTTCCACGTGCTTCTCGCCAAGGCAGAAGCCGTTGTTTTTCTTAATGAGTTTCTTTTTCTTCCTGGCGTACTCGCCGTCAGGGTTCAGAAAGGTTTTGAGTTCCATCATGCTTTTGCATGCTCCTTTTCGTCGTAAAGTACTGGGTTGCCATAGCACAGGGAAGCCTGCACAAGGATTAACCGCTGATTGGATGAGCCTCTGAACTGCAATGTCTTATCAGCAAGTTCTTTTTTGAAGCGTCCATCTACCAGAACGTTGGTCATAGAGAGGATGTCCTCCAATGCTTCGTCTGTGTCCATCCGCTGAAATAGTTCCTCCCACGTCCATCCCGTATACACCCATAAGTTATGCTTTGGAATGGTCAGTTTTTTGAGGAGGGCGAGGGCCCCCTTACTGTTTGCAAGGGGGTCGCCGCCAGACAAAGTAAGGCCGGAAAGATAGGGTCTTTTTGCTAGCTCTGCATTAAGGTTGCTGACCAGCTCATCCGTCAAAGGATCACCGTAATCCCTTTTTTGTGCCTCTGGATTGTGGCATTCCGGGCAATGATGAGGGCAACCGCTTAGGAAAATGGTTGCCCTCAGTCCTTCTCCGTCCACAAGGGATTCCGGAGTGAAACCTGCCAGCCGCAGGTTATAGTAGTTAGAGGCGTTAGGGCTGCTTTTGGAAGCAGCAGTGGATTTCTTCATGCTTTCTCCTGTTCGCGCTCATAGAGAGAGTGCTTTACACGGTCATTGGTTTCTTCGATTTTACCTGCATTGAAGTTGCGATAATCTGAGCTCAGATAACCAGTTACCCGACGCAGATGCCGGATGTCGTGACTTTCGCATTCAGGGCAGGTATCGTTGATCTCGTCTTCATACCCACAGGACATGCACTCGTCAATGGGGAAATTGAAGGCGAGATAAGGAATGTTCAGTGCATCAAAGGCGTAGTGAATGATGTCATCTACGGCCTTGGTGTTCTGAACAAACGTGGATTCCAGTTCGATATAAGTGATAGTGCCGCCAGTGGCAAATTTGGTAAAGGGCGCTTCCAGTGACAGCTTCTCATGGATGCTAACCTTCTCCCAGACTGGAACGTGATGAGAGTTAGTCAGGTATTCACGATCAGTCACATTGGGGATGATGCCATACTGGGCTTTCAAATTATCAAGCGCCGTATGGCACAAGGATTCTGCAGGTGAACTGTAGCAGCTGAAATTCAAATCATTCCGCTCACTGGCCTCTTTTGCAAAGGAGTTGATACGTTCAACGACCTTGTAAAGGAAATTATAGGCTTCACGACTGTGAACCTGATTAGCGCCAAAAAGCGCCTGACACATTTCAGCGCCACCCAGATAGCCGATAGCCAGCGTGTTATGACGGAGAGTGTTGTAAATTTTATGTTCTTTGACCGAAAGCTCCGTGTCTTGAGCCGATCCGTTGCCATACATAAAGGGCGCGGATTCGGGAGACTGCTGGCACATATAAGCAAAGCGTTCCAACAGAGCGCGTTCGGTCAATTTAAGCGTATCTTCAAAGGCATTCCAGAAACCATCCAGATCAGGGGTTTGGCGTTTGCCCTGGCAAATGCCGTACTGGATGCCCAGTTTGGGGAGGATAATGGTAATAGGAACATTATTGCCGCGACCAACGCGCTTGTAGCCAAGGCCATGTCGGTCGTAGCCGATGAGGGTTCTACACGTTTGCTCCCGTGTCGCCACGGGAACTGACTATATCATCGCTCTTGCGAGCGCCTTCCGCTTCGGTTTTCAGATGCTTCGTTTCCTAAAACATCGCCGGTGCTTATCTCCGACCCTACTCCCATACATTCATCAGGGATAGTCGATACAGGTTCTGTCCCGAATATGACTTATTTTTCGTGACAGTTTCCCACGGTCTCATCTGCATAGCAGACCTAACCGTTAGCAGGGACTTGCCCCACACCCGCGAGCGCGGTTCAAAAGGTTTTACATGGGCTGTAGTTTACACCCACCCATGGTAGCGAACGTCGTATCAGAATCATCAGGGTCTTCGTGTGCCTCAGACCAATCGCCGTTCGCCAGATTGGGATAAATACGTTTAGAAAGAGATTTAAGCGCAAGCTGATAAAGGTCGTAATTGGGATCTTCTGGATTAAAGTTGATGCCCTTTTTAACACTGAAAATGCCAATGGGGAAAATGCTGGTGGTGTGATGTTCGCCAATGCCTGCAAGGCTGGCTTCCAGCATCCAGCGAGTGACCATGCGGCCTTCGGGGGAAGTATCACGGCCATAATTAAGGGATGAGAAGGGAAGCTGGCCGCCTCCGCGACTCTGGAGGCTATTGAGGTTATGATACAGCCCCTCGACCGCCTGCTTTCCTTCTCGTTCCAGCATTTCAATCGCATATTGATAAGCACCGGGGAAGTGCTCCTTTACTTCGCCGTCAATGATATTGGTCTCACCGTACATATCAAAGTCCTGTGCGATTTTTGCATCAGACATCTTCTCAATATACTTCATACCGTCTTTCAAGTGACGAGTGAAGCTCATGTGAACGTAAGGAGCCAAATCCCGATCAATGTGGGCAGATGCTACCCCGCCGAACTGTTCAAGGCTTTGTAGTTGCATAAACACAGCCACCAGCTGGCAGGCAGTTGCAAAACTGTGCGGAGGCCGCAGGTCGCAGTTACGGAGCTTAATGCCGTTCTCGAAAAGGTGCTTAAAATCAATGAACAAGCAGTTATGTTGGCCAGTGAGGAAGCTGTCCAGATCATGCTGGTAAATCAGCCCCTGCCGATGGGCTTCGGCCACTTCCTTGCTCATGAGTTTATCTAGCGCCAGCTCCTTCTGAACGACGGAGCCCGCTTCACTCTTGCGCCCACTGAACGTTTTCTCATCGCAGTTGGCGTTAGAGTTTACCACGCCTTTGCCAACGGAGCGCTCCCAGACCTTATCAAGGATTGCTTGATTATGTTCGCGGGTTTTAGTATGCTCATCACGATACAGAATATACCGTTTAGCCGCATCAAAGCAATTCTGAGCCATAAGCATCCGTTCCACTGTGTCCTGAATACTCTCCACATCACAGGGGAGCATTTCGGCTTCACAGGCGTTCTCAATCGTATTGGCAATCAGAATAGAAACTTCATCGTTTACTCCGTGTGTGGTCTCGGCCATAGCTGCTTCCACTGCATCAACAATTTTCTGCTTGTTAAAGGGTTCCATGCGTCCGTCACGCTTTTTAATGTCCATAGATCGCTCCTTTCAATTATGCGTTGGTAGGCTGTTGTTCCAGATATTTGAGCAGCCGCTGCAAGTACCAGATAGATTTTTTGACATCTTCCGCAGGCTTGGCCTTTTTCTTCCAGCGCCACATGTATTTGATAGCGTTACCAGTGCAGACGCCCTCAAAGCCATCCAGCCCAATACAGGCGGACTCAATAGCGTCAATGCACTCAATTTTGCCCTCATTGTAATGCTGAGGGCGGTCTACCGGGTCAAAGTTCTTGTTGGTGGTCATCCCGTTTCTCCTCCTTTTTAATGTGCTCGTATGCCTTGTAAACGTCAGCCTTGCGAGGATGTTTCCCGCAGGTCTGCTGCTTGCTTTCAGGACACATGGGGGCGTTTTTGTCGCGTTCACATTTGGGCTTCAACATATCGGCAAAGGCATTGTCCGTGGCGGTATTCACCTCATCCACCATTTTGCGAACCAGCTCCCGGATCTCCCACTGAGCTCTAACGCACAGGCGTTCATTACACAAATGGATGAACTCACGGAGATTCATGGTGCAGGTCAGGCTGGTAGTGCAAGAGTTTTGCAGAACATAGCGAGCATCCTCATTGGGGATTCCAAGCTCCTGCAAGTCGGAATAGGCTTTGGCACAGGCACTCATGCTTTCAAAGAACAGATGAAGCGCTTGCGGGTTATTGGAGATCATAGGCGGGATAACGGCGGTGCCGTTCTTCATGTCGCAGTAACGCTGGCTCTGTACACTAAAACTGACGAAACGATGCCGTGTCAGCTGTGCCAGAAGAGCGCGGGACACGCCACTGATCTCCCACGTGAAGGACACATGCTCCAACACGCTCTCATGCCCAGATGCATAACATTGCTTCATGATGCGTCCATCGGGAGTTGGCTCGGACCGATAACACTGGCTTGCTGCCTGCTCAATAGTCTGAACCGGGGAAGAAGTAAAACGGGTTAAAGTTACTTGAATAGGAATCACCTCTTTCAATATATTGTGGGCAAGGTACTACGTAAGATAACAGGCAAGATGTTGTGAAATATTCTTCTTGCTTTGAAATGTGAAGTTGTCAAGTTTCAAAATGAGAACTAATGTTCGCACAATTATTGTAACTCCAGATGGAGTGAGGGTCAATCATTTTTGCAAACAAAAAGAGCCCGCTTTTGCGAACTCTTTTTGTTTTTTCTCCATGATTGAATGAATGAATTATTATTCTTTGTTATGAATTTTTATTCTACCGAACATTCGTTCACATCGATGGGGTCACAGGTTCGAGTCCTGTTGCGACCACCATGGCCCGGAAACCTTTGAAAATCAAGGGATTCCGGGTTTTCTTTTTACCCGTTTTTGAGACTGTTTTCAATGGCAAAAACGGCTTTAAGCCCGAAAGACACCCGCTTGAATAAACATGCATACCTCCAATCCCTTATGTTTCAAGGGATTGGAGGTGTTTTTGCGCCTACCGCCAGACATACTCTTCATTCCGCGATTGTGAATATCGCATTCAGTTTTTCGATGTCTGCCCGACGCTTTTGGATGCCTTCCTCTCTTGTTCTGGCATAGACCGTTTCGACCATGCGAGTATCTGCGTGCCCCATCAAATCGGCCACCTGTGCGCTGGTCATGCCGTTTTCCTTCAGCTGAGTGCCGAAGGTGGTGCGGAAGTCGTGATTGTTGTACCCCTCAATACCCAACAGCTTTTTGCCTTTGCGGAATCGTCTGATGAGAGTAGAGTAACACCACGGCGTGTCACCGCCGAACAGGAAGCCCTTTGGTTTGGCAAGCGGCCTTATAATTTGCAAAACCGGCGTGGCCAGAAGAACGGGACGAATGGAGTGCTTGCTTTTGGCGCTGTTTTGGATAACCGGGTGATTTTGGTTCGGGTATGTTACCGTCCATCGCACATAAGCGGTGCCAGTGTCAAGGTCAACGTCCTCCCAATGCAAGCCCAGAATTTCTTCTCGCCGCATGCCAGTATAAGCCAGCAGAGCAAAATATAAACGAAGCTCCGGGTCTTCCAGCGTTGGGATGTTCCGCTTTACTTTTGCAACGAGCGCGTCAGGCAGGGCTTTGTGGTGCCCACTCTGCTCCGCCTTGATTTGTAGAAGCCGGTTCTTGATGGGAGAGTCTGCGATCAACCCCATTTCCTGTGCCACAGAAAAAATTCTGCTGAGAAGTCCCCTGACTCTTTTAATAGAGGCTTCGTTGTAATTTTTCTGATGGCCGTATTGGGAAGCATGAGCCATGTGGTCGTAAAACTGCTGGATGGTAGCCAGCGAGATTTGGTCCAGCGGCATATGCCCCATAAAGGGAAGAATGTCTCTTTTCAGGCGGTTCTCATAATTGATCTGCGTTGTGGGTTTCAGCCCGGCGATAAAAGAAGGGCGATAGGTTTCGTCCACAAACTGCTTTAACGTAGGAATTTCTTCTTGGGGCTGCTCTATGTCCACGAAGAGCCTGCTATACGTCTTTGCAAAGTTAATAAATGCTTCGCTGACTGTCTTGCCACAGGCCCAAACCTTTTCTCCGCTGGGCAGGGTGATTTTGAATTGCTGCTTGGATGCCATATTTTCTTCTCTCCTTTGCGGCAATTCATCCATCCAATCTGTGGAGTTTTCAAGTTGCGACGCGCCAAAGAAGGAGGCCAGCGCCCGCTGAGTGCCAGCGAACGCTGCCTGTTCGACCGTCTTTGACTGCGTGGCTTCAGTATAAGAATCCTGTGAACTGAAGTCAAGGCTCATCGTTCGCGAATTCCTCCTGTAGCATGCCTCGGAGCATGGTCTGCTTATAAGGTACATGGGAGGTAGCAATGGCGTAACGGATTGCCTTGTCCTCCCCGCAGACCACGCAGTATTTCTTAGCGCGGGTGATAGCGGTATACAGCCACTCCTTGGTGAGCAGAACTTTGGCGGGCATGTCCAGCCCAACGATCACATAGGGAGCCTCCGAGCCTTGCAGCTTGTGGCAGCTGAGCGCGTAGCCAAGCTCAATCTTGGAGAAGTCCGCCCGCTTGATGACAATATCGCCCCACATATCGAAAGTGACGATGAGGCTTGTGGGAGTGATTTCTTTGATGATGCCCCGATCCCCATTGAATACAGGGCAGATTTCAGGAGATTCTAAATCTTCCGTCAGGGGGCGTTCTGCCTGATACATGTTTTTAGTGCAGATCACCCGGTCGCGCTCCCGCAGCGTATATTTGGCAGACGGGTCTTTAGCGTTGAGGCTGACCACAACCTCATGACGGCCAAAAAGCGGAGGGTTGACCAACGCCTGTACTCGATTGTTAAGGGCGCGAGTAGCTAACAACCCTCGCTGCTTCATGGGCACGACGATCTGAATGTCCTGATAGTCCACGCCTTGATCGTAGAGCTTTCGATACTCTTCCATCACACAATCCTGTGAAATAATGGGGTTCTGATACACACGAATCTTCAAATCCTTGAGTTCGCCCCGCGTTTCCTCACCCAGCCAGCCGTAGTCAAATAACGGCTCCTGATTACGGACTCTCAGACTTTCGGTGACAATGGCGGATTTAGCGGCCTGACGATGAATCTGCGTCAGACGACTGACTGCCAGAACACCCGAATCCAGCATGTCCTTAAAAACATTACACATGCCGATACTTTCCAGCTGACCGTCGTCGCCCAGCATAATGAGCTTAGAGCCGGAAGGAATCGCACGCAGAAGTGCCAGAAAAATCTCCGCGCCCACCATGGAAATCTCATCCAGAATGATGACCTTCTCCACGAGCGGGCAGTCTGCGTCATGCAGAAAGTGCCCATCTTGATAGCCCAGCAACCGGTGAATGGTCATACCCTCCCGCCCCGTTACCTCAGTAAGACGAGCAGCGGCACGACCGGAAAGAGCGCATTGGGCAAAGGGGATGTTAGGCATTAGTCGCAGAAAACCGGCCACCACGGAAGATTTACCAGTACCGGCAGAACCAGTGACGATACAGACGTTGGAGCTTTCAATGCTCTGAATGGCGTCGTGCTGTTCTTGTGTGAACTCCCATCCCTGAGACAGTTCCAGTTCATGCAATGCCTGCTCTGCATCCTGACGAACAGGAGGCAGCTCACCGCAAGCAATGCGGTGAAGCTCCTGAGCGATTTCTGCCTCCATATCATGCAGGTAGCAGAGGGCCACTTTGGTTTTTTCTTCGTCCCACCAGAGGACTTGCTGGTCGTGCAGTTGATTGAGCGCGGCGCGAATCGCGTCAAAGTAGGCGGTGTCCAGCCCCAGATCATTACACACGGCTTGCACCAGTGCAGAAGGAGCCAGCCATGTATGTCCTTCGTCTGCGGCCTGATTCAACTGATAGCGGATATTGGCTTCAATGCGCAGAGGCGAATCAAAAGCAATGCCCCGCATCTTAGCAATCTCGTCCGCACGCTTCCAGCCGATGCCGTCTATCTCATACATCATGACGTAGGGGTTCGTCTGGATGGTATCGACCATACGGTCTATATCACCCTGAAAGCGCTTTATGAGGGATGTAATCAGAGAAGCGGGCAGCTCGTACTCGGCTAAAGCCACGTATGCTCGCATCTTCGTGAAATTGTCATGGAATGCGGCAATCATACGCTTGGCCGTAGCGGGGCCTACGCCTTCCACTGTCAGCAACTTTTGAGTATCAGAGTTTAACAGCGCTGTGTACGGGTCATCTAGAGCAGCGTACAGATTCGCCAGCTGGCGTTCAGTGTACAGGGACTCCAAAAAGTTCCGCTTATCATCTGGGTCGCTCATATCACTTTTGCGGGAGAAGACCTTGATGCGGTACGACTCACCATACCGGACATGATTGGAAAGTTCCGCTTCCAGCAGATACACGCCGCCAACGGTGATCTCGTAGGGGGAGCCGGTGACTTTGATATAATCGCAGTCCAGCTCGCCCTCCAGCACCTCTTCCACCTCGCAGGTGGCCACGACCCAGCTTCCCGGTTCGCGGCCATTTTTAGGGAACAGGATTCGGTCAACCCGAACTTGTGCTTTCAAATAGTTGGAATTCATGAAGCCTCCTTAATAGGCATACAGATAAGGGAATGCACGAAGCAGTGCCCGAACCTGAGTTTTATAATGCTCTCGATCTGTCTGCCATTTCAGATCTCGAAGAACATCTGCACGCCGGAGAAACGCTTCGCAGATGATGGTGGCGATCTCCTTCATCTCCTTCTCCTTCATACCACGGGTGGTCAGAGCAGGTGTACCAATGCGGATGCCGCTGGTTTCTGAGACGGCAAGCAGATCGTTCGGTAGGGAATTTTTGTTGGCTGTGATGCCGATCTCTGCCAGCGCATCTTCTGCCTGCTTCCCGGTCAAACCTACGCTGTCCCACGTATTGAGCAGAAGCAAGTGGTTGTCCGTGCCACCTGTTACCATGGGCATGCCGTAACTACGGAGCGTTTCTTCCAGCGCCTTGGCATTGGCGACCACTTGATGCTGATACCACAGGAACTCCGGCCTCAAGGCTTCGCCAAAGCAGACAGCTTTTGCAGCGATGACGTGCATCAGAGGCCCGCCCTGCAAACGGGGAAACACGGCAACATCCAATGCTTTGGCAAACTCCTTCCGGCAGAACACCATGCCGCCCCGAGGGCCACGTAACGTTTTATGGGTAGTCGTCGTTACAAAGTCCGCATACGGGAAAGGGCTGGGATGATCGCCCGACACGACCAGACCGGCGATATGGGCAATGTCTGCCATGAGATAAGCATCCACGCTTTTGGCGATCTCGCTCATTCTGGCAAAATCAATGGTACGAGGATAAGCGGAAGCACCACAGATGATGAGCTTGGGGCGCACCTTTTCAGCCAGCTCAGCAATTTCTTCGTAGTCCAGCAAGCCCGTTTCGGGGTTAACACCGTACTGGTGCGCCTCGTATAGTTTGCCCGCAAGACCCTGTGGATTGGCGTGACTCAGGTGCCCACCAGCGTCCAGACTCATGCCCATGACCTTATCACCAGGCTGCAGAATGGCGGCATAGACAGCCATGTTGGCCTGTGTGCCGCTGTGAGGTTGCACGTTTACATGCCATTCCTCTGTATTCAGCTCAAACATCTGCAAGGCGCGGAAGCGGGCGATCTCTTCAATCTGGTCTACATACTCGCAACCGCCGTAGTAGCGGTGGCCGGGATAGCCCTCGGCATATTTGGCGGTAAGCACGCTGCCCATGGCCGTGATAACGGCAGAAGAGGGATAATTTTCCGAGGCAATCATTTCCAAATGATCCATCTGACGTTCATACTCTTTGACAATGAGGCCAAAGATTTCTTTGTCACAAGCCGCATCAAAGCGGCCTTTGGCAGCATAGGGAATCGGCATTAGTCATCCGTCCTTTCTCGATCCAATTTCAGCTGCAGGCTTCCGTCCGGCAGCACTTCTTCAATTAAGCAAACGGTGTGGTTATATACGGAGTCAGAATATTTTTTGGGTACAAAGTTGTCGCTGCGACGAATGCCGGTGATGAGCAGCTTGGTGCCGCGAGCGAACCAACTCTTTTCAATAACGGTCTTTTTGTCCTGACCAGGGAGCTTTTCGGAGATCTGCTTGTTGTAGTGAGCAAAATTTCCGGCGAAGAACTTGACTGTGACCACGCCCTCCAAGGTCAGAAGGGAGATGGTGTGCTTGGTGTTATCCCGATCCAGCACCGTGCCCGCAATGCGGAAAAGCTGGTACTGGTTCCAAGTGCTGACCACGCCAGTCTTACGATCCTTGCGCTCCTTGACGGCCAGCACAATGGGTTCTTCGGGGATGGAACTGAACGAAGACACATTATATTGAGCCAAATTGGCGTGTGATAGTTCATGCTCCGTGTAATAGAAGGACAGGCTGTCCATCTCCCACTTGGAGACAGACCCTTTCAGGTATTTATCGCGCAGATCGCCGCAGAAAGCGTCATTGAGCCGCTGATTGAAAGCAGCCAAAGTCCCAGGCCGCTGCATCCATTCTGCCAGCTCTTGAATGAGTTCCTTATAGCGCTTTTCAAATTTGGCCTGATAGATGATAAAATCAGCGCCCTGATAGTCATACTCCAAGCCCTCGGTGAAGCAGTGGATAGCCTCGTTCTCAAAGAAGCGAGCAGCGTAATCATCCAGCTTATAGGCTTTTGGCTTATTGCTGAACAGAAACTCCTTCTTGAAAATATAGGAGCGGAAGGAAACCAGGCTGACCTGAAACTCCATCTGGCTGGGGATGAAGCCCGGCATGGCCTTCATGGCAGGGAAGTTCTGGAACGTCAGTGCTGCCTTGGGTTCCACCTTGGTGAAGGCAATGCAGTCAAGCATCTGTTGGGCAGCTTGTTGACGGGTAAGGCCAAAGCAGTCAAAACATCCGCCCTTGACCAGTGCCAGCAGAGCTACGTTGCCGAGGTTCGTGTTCTTTTGATAGAAGTCGGCCAGCGAAGTATAGGGGCGATTGGCTACCACCTGCTGTGCCGCCTCATCCCCAATGCCCACCATGCCTTTCAGACCGAAAACAATACGGTCGTTGGTTGCGTCCGGTTTGAACCCAAAGGAGGCGGAGGTGATCTCCGGGAGCGCTACCTGCACGCCCTGATGCTTCATATCGCCGATGGCTTTGGCAATCTTGCCGTAGTTGGTTGCGCCATTATCGTCGTTGCTTTCATTGGCCCCCGCATTGATGGTCAGCACTGCGGTCTGCCAGTAGATATGAGGGTAAAAATGATACAGGTTCATTTCCTGTAAAGCTATGGCTGCGTAAGGAAGAGTGTGACAGGAGGAAAAGGAATAACCCAACTGAGGCTTGATGCCAAACGTATAAACATAATCCAGCATCGCCTTCCGAGTGCCGATTTGTTGCCCCTTCTCGTAATAACGTTTCAGGGCTGCGTCGATGATGTCTTTCTTCTTTTTGGAAGTGCCTTTGCGGAGCTTGTTGCACTCCGGCATGGTGAAGCCGGAAATATGAGGATCCAGCACCAGACGCATCATGTCTTCCTGCTCGATAGAGCAGCCGTCGTTCTCGTCCAGCAGCGAGATGAGCGCTTGCTGTTCTTCCTCATTCAGGCCGTGATCCTGCATTTCCTTAATCCAGTTCTCTCGGTGGCCTTTCAGAGCAACATAGTGATCCATGGGCTCCATGTCCTCATTGCCCATGAGGCGCATGACGGAGCTGGCCAGTGCGAGCTGCTTCAACGTGCGGGGACGAATTTTGCGCATGGCTTCAATGCCCAGCGGCCCCTGAAACTGGAATAGGTCGATAATCTTGCCCTCACCCGCTTCATCCCACATGGATGGATCATCGTAGTTCAGTACGTCGGGGTGCAGGTATTTATCATAAGTAGCTTTCAGACTACCCTGCCACTGCATCAAACCATCAGCGCACAACAGCTCTACGCATTTCTGCATCTTCTCAACAGCATCTGTCACCAGCAAATCTACTTTCAAGCATCCAGCCGCATCCGAGTCCGCCATTTCCCAGCAGGTAACAGGTGTGCCGTTTGGCGCTCGCATCATGCTGACCTGTTCCAAATACGGATTATTGAAAATGTAGAAGCCACTGGCATGGATGCCGGAGCCGGAAACCAGCCCTTCGATCTCTTGAATGGTTTCTTCCAGCATGGGGAACAGGCGAATGCGATTCAGAAGCTCTGTAACGGGCTGGAAACCATTGTCCTCCGTGCCCTTACAACATTCGCTCCACGTCCATACATGGCCACGTGTGACAGGAACCAACGGGGAAAGCTCGTTAGCCGTATCGCTGTCAATGCCCAGCCCACGGCAGGCCGTTTTAATAGCGGACTTCAATGTTTCCGAACGGAAGGTGATGATGTTCAGGCAACGGTCATAGCCAAACTCCTGCTTTAGAAGTTCAAAGATTTGAGGCCGCTTAGAAGGAGAAAAGTCGCTGTCCACATCGGCCAATTCTACTTTGGTTTGATGAATGTGCCGCCACCAAGGCAGGTTGTGCTTAATGGAGTCCACCTGCGTGATGTTCATCAGGTAGGCGCAGTAAAAACCACAGCTACTGCCACGACCGTTACCCACGAAGGAAACCGTCCATGCGATTTCAATAATGCGTTGCATCAGATTGTAGTAGCCAGACATACGACAACCAAGTGCGTCAGAGATTTTGAGCATCTGCTCCACCTCTACATCCACGCGACGGGCGATAGCTTCCGTTAGAATGATATTCTTTTCAGCCAATCCTTTCTCGCACTCCTGCAAGAAGAAACGATCCTGTTCGTAAGGACTGTTAGCCAGCGCTTGAATGTTTGGGCAGACGTTGTAATAGGGAGCGAAGGTGCCACGTATTACGGGAGGTTGCAGCATCTTCCGTTCTGGCACGATGGTTTTGCGGAACAGACCATAGTCCCCAGCATCCGCACACATCCGACGAATGCGCTCAGAATTACGGAAACCTGCAACAATATCGCTTTTCTCGTAATAAGACAGGCGCTCCATCATTTCTTCGGGGGTTTTGAAATAGGTGCTTTCGTAGAACTCCCCCATCTCCCGGCTGGCAGCTTCATCCTCTGCGCTGGAATTAAGAAAGGCTTCATGCAGTTTGCGCTTGTCTTTTGACAAGTAATGGACGTCGTTGGAGATGACCCACGGATAGCCAAAGGTCTTGCAGAAGCGGAGAATGCGCTGGTTGAAGTCGATCTGTTCAGGAGTAACGCCGCATTGCATTTCAATGAAGAAGTTTTCTTCTCCAAACTGTTTGCGGCACCAGGCGCAGAAGTCGATCACGCCCTGCGTATCGCCTGCGGCCACCAGATGGGCCAACCGTCCACCAAGACAAGCGGTAGAAGCGATCAGATGGCCCGGCTTCTTACCAACGATTTCTTCAATGTCTTGATAGAAGGTATTGGGGCGAACAACGCCCTTGTAGGAATACGCCCTTTGCCATGCACGGGTACTCAACTCTCGCAACTGCCGGTGGCCTTGTGCGTCTTTGGCCAGTAGCAGGAAGTGCCAAAAGTTGTCCGTACCGGGCTGGCCTTTGAAATCATCTTTTTGCTCTGTCTGGTCAATCAAGTAAATCTCGTTGCCCAAAACAAGGGAGAAGTCAAACGCTTCTCCCTTTTCTTCTGCCTTGGCTTTGAGTTTTTTAACATGATTGAGCGCCCGGATGTGGGCGGACAGAGATTCATGGTCGGTAATTGCCATACCCTTTAGGCCAATCTGAATGGCGTAGTCAATTCCAGCTTCTACCTTAACCGTAGAATCCTTGAAACGAAGATTGGAACCTTGATCGGTGTGGCAATGAATCTCAGTGAAATCGAACTCAGTCATCTAACGCTCCTTCCAAATCAAGCTGATTGAACAGCGCTTCTGAATCCAGCCGCAGAAGATCGCGCTGCTCGGCAAGCTCCTGTTCCAACTCTGTGATACGGCTTTTGGCAACGGAGATTCGATTCTTGGCAGTGTTGATCGCCGCCTGATTAAATTTCAACCACCATTTATACCGGCAGGCGGCCAGTTCCTTCTCGCCTTTGACCACAACAGCGTCCAAGTGTAACGCTCCGTCTACATTCCAGCCAAGACGATTGGTGGATTCACGGGGACGCCATGCGGCGTCATCAGCATGAGGAAGATACTGGCGGCGGATGCAAAGCAATGCGTCGCTTCCACTGCGACGAGCTACATAAAAAGATTGATTCTCGTAAACGATTTTGGCCACATTTATGGTTTGAGAGATGTAGTCCGGCCAAACATAATATTGGTTCATGCAGGCTCCCCCTTTTGCGTGTTCATCTTACGAACCTTCTCGCCTATTTCAGCCAGACAACGGTGGCAAATATCGACCTTGTGCCATGTCGGATGAACGCAAAGAGGATAACACTGTTTGAGACGTACCAATGCGTGCAGCGTGCTGCCGTCAATCGTTCGTCCGCAGCAATCACAAACAAAAGACACTTTCTTCATAACATGCTCCTTAATCGCAGTAACTATGATGACAATAAGGACAGCCGGTAATCAGCTGTTCTCCTGCCGCTTGAACAGAATAAGAGAAGTTGTTGTGCTCATAGCCAAAGTAAATGTTCTTACCGCAATACCAGCAAAGGCCGCTTTTGGGCGCATACACAGGATAGTTATGCTTCTGACAGAAAAGCGCCTGACGTTGGCTGGCGGCTTTGGGATCATATGCAGTCAAGCGATGCCTCCTTCTGCGCTGCCGAGACGCTGCGCCGCGATATGATAGTAATCAGGGTCTTTTTCAATGCCGATAAAATGCCGTCCTGTGCGAAGAGCAGCTACGCCCGTGGAGCCAGAGCCCATGCAGAGATCCAGCACTGTATCGCCTTCATTCGTATAGGAGCGGATGAGCCATTCCAACAGTGCCACGGGCTTCTGAGTAGGATGCAGCGCTTCCTTCTGTTTGTCCGTCGCAAAAGTTAAAACAGAGGTGGGAAAGCGCTCCGTGCTATCATAGGAATGCAAGCCATACTCGCCGTAATCGGTGGATTGCTTACAGCCCCGTTTATGCTGAGCCGAGGAAACCTTGCGCTCGTGTCCTTGTGTTTTTTGAGGATGGTAAACAGGAGGCTTCTGATAAAAGATCACAATATCTTCATGAGAGCGGAGTGGCATTCGATTAGCATTCAGGAAGCCGGTAGGTGTGGTCTTCTGCCAAACGAGAGAATAGCGGTACAGTTTTGGCCGGGACAAGATCAACTCTGCCGTAAAGCGCCCAGAACCGAAGAAGATCATGGGTGCAGAGGGCTTCACCAGCGGGAGCAGTGCCCGCCACATCGGCTCAAAAGGGATCACCGCATCCCAGTGGTTCCGAGCGGTGCAGCCATAAGGTGGATCGCAGAGCATCAGATCAACAGAACCCGGTGGAAGCGAAGGAAGAACAGAGAGACAGTCGCCCAGATAAAGAACTGGTTCGTTCATATCATCACCACCTGAAACCATTGAACTGCTGCAGACGGCGTTCCACTTCCGGGCTCCACTTCTGAGCAACCTCAAAAGTTTTTGTCGTAGGAGTCCAGAAACTGTAGAATTGACACAGGTTTTTGAACTCTGCTGCATTCTCGTTGGTGGGGCAGTAAGCGCACCAGTGACAGAGAGGGGTGGGTTTGGGTTCCCACAGACCCGAAAGAGACGAAGAGCGGATGCTGTCCAGAATGTGACTCAGTTTCTTCTCCGCACGGGCGAGCCAGCCAGAGGAACCGCCAATCTGGGTCTGCCCCAGCAACATGAAATCGTATAAATGTTCGACGATCTCTTGGTCGGGAAAGAGCGTCTGGCAGGCCAGATGATAGATGTACATCTGCAAGGGCGTTTTAAGGTCAGCCCCCTCAAAGACCTTTTTAGAGGATTTATAATCCACGATGCGGAGCTGGCCAAGATCGTTTTGTTCAATCTTGTCGATCACGCCCTTGATATGGACAGGGCGCTCCTCGACTTCGCCGGTCTCTTTATCAACGAGAGGAACGGTTTGTCCATCCAGAGCCAGATCAAAGGGAAGCTCTACGGCAATGGCGTGCCAGACGGAATCTGCCTCTTCATCAGGCAGATGAGTTTCAAAAAGATGCAATTTCTCATCATAGGTCATACCGCTTTTATTGTCCGGCTCCGACCATTCGTCAGGGTAGCGTTGCCGCAGCACCCCCACAGAGTCCAGCTTTTCAGTCTTGGTCTTGGAGGATTTTTCCTGTCCTTCCCAGCCGGTCTCCATGACCATGTGCATGATGGCGGCATAGTCAGGTTTCCTCCCGGCAATCAGATTCAGCGAGATCAGCTCCTTCGCCTTGTGGAGCAGGGAGCCAAGGGAAAGAGCCAGCGAGCTTTCATTGGGATAATGCCCCTCGATATACTTGAAATAAAAAGCCCTGGGGCAATTCTTAAACTGCGACAGAGCGGAGTAACTGTAATTTTTAACGACAAGGTCAGAAATAAGAATCACGCTCCTTTCAGGACGCGGGTATGATATAATGAAAGAAAACGAAAGAAGGCTTTGCCATGATTGAAATGATAAGCTCACAAAGAAAGATGCTCGCTCAAATTCAAAAAAGCAAAGAGAAAGGAATCCGCTGGGACAAACTCTATCAAAAATACGGGGACGTAGCGAGCTATCAGGAATTGAGGACGCTGACGCAACAAGGGCTGCTGAAGATCGTTAACGCCAATGGAACAGAAATGGATGTCTTGAACAGGCTCCCCAATTCGCCGAAGGCCAATGAGCTTTATGCCGTTTGTACGTGGACAACGAGGGACGCAATCGAAAGAGATGAGCAAGTAGTTCGGAAAGATTGGCTCAGCCGAATCATCAGTGTTATCGGTGTTGTCATGGGACTAATCAGCCTGTTAGTTTCCCTCGGCGTTTTCTCGACGCCAAATTCGCAACAAAATACTCCGCAGCCGATATTAGCGTGTCATTGCCCAAACAACTGCGCCAATAGCGAACAAAAGGCACCCTGTGGCGAACCATAAACCAATGGCCCAAATACGATCCTCCAATAGATTGCGGTAGCCATTTTCAGTTAGCCGTCCATACGGGGACTCATACTCTGATTTGCGGGGAAAATGATAAAGAGTGTGGCCGTCTTCATCTATAAACAAACTCAGAAAGATTCTCCATTTATCTTTGAAAGTCATGTTCCCTCCTAAAACTTAAAGCCAAGCCGTTCCACGGGAAGGTTGCGCCTTCTTCGCAGTTCGGCCTCAAACACATAATAAAAATCGTCAGACTGGCCAATCATACGCATGCAATTTTTGATATGCGTCGTTGTCATGTCTTTTACATGCAGAACTTTGCCATCATGGGTTCTCCACTCATCGTTGCAAACGCCGTGAGGGAAGTTACGTTCAAAGGCATACTCGGCTTTATAATCATCCCAAAGGCTCAAGGCTGCGCCCCCTAAAATTCCGCCCCACAATGGGGGCAGGTAGTGATATAAGATTCCCGCGCTTCCTCCTGCGTGTAGCCGATAGAAAGCACGGGGCCGTTATGGTGGGTCTGATCCTTGTTCAAATCGTGGACATTGGAGAATACGTTCTGCCCGCAGTGAAAGCAGATACCGGCAGGAGGCACCAGCACCGGGTACTGGTGACGATTGCAGTAAACGATCTGATTGCGGAGGCAAATAGGCGGGTTATGCTCGTTATAGAGTAGGCTGCCCATCTCCCGGCGATTCAGATATTTGTAATGCGTATACTCGGGAAGCATTAGAACAAACTAGCCTCCTTCCCTTCCTCCCGCAGCTCGCGGAAAACGGGGAAACGCAGGGAAGGAATGCCTTTAGCGTCCGTCGTTTCCTCAAAATACTGAACGGTGACAACACGTCCCAGTAGAGAATCCCGATTCTGCCAGAAGAAATCCCGTTGCTCTTTGGTAAAGCCAGAACCAACGCCTACGGTGCTACCCTTATAATCTACCAGCACAGCGCCTAGTGTACCGGCATTAGCACCCTGCCCTTCCTCAAAGCCGGTGATGGTCAAGTCGCAGTCCTGCATGACTTTGACCTTCAAAAGATTCGGAGTACGTTTGCAGACATACGGCGCTTCGTCGAAATTTATCATTACGCCTTCCAGATTAAGAGAGCGAACGGCATTCAAATGAGTGAGAATATCGGCGGGGTCTTTGGACTTTTCCAGCACCGGCAGCAACCGAAGGTGAGAGAGTTTTGGAGAGGTGGGCGAATAAAACCAATATTCCAAATGATCGCGACGGCAACAATAGCTGGCCCAAGATTTACCTTCCTGGAAATGAGACATTCGCAGAACATCAAAAACATAATAGGTGAGACCATGCTTCTCGCCGTCAGAGCGAGAAATCTTCTGTCCTCGCTTATAGTCCTCAGCGCTGGTGTTTTTGGGATGGAGCTCATCCACATGATCCAGATACCATGGTTCCAGAATGAAAGCATCGTCTACTAGCAACTCGCCATCCAGCACGATGCCGTCCTCGTATTTGGGCTGAGAGGCGACCAGAGCGCGGACATCCTGTTCTACCTCCGTTAGCCCTTCAATGGGTTGACCTTGGCGAGAGAAGAAGGAAACCCGGTCGCCCTGAATGATACAGAGCATCCGAGAGCCGTCCAGCTTTTGAGTAATAGTGAAGCTGCGCGAACCGTCTACCAACTCCGGCTTATCGAAATACTTTTGTGCCAACATACAGTTGAACTCAGGGATCAGTTCCGTGCCGCAGACCTTGTTGATAGTCTTGGCTGTGATTCCGATCTTAATAGACTTGGTAAGAAAATCATAGAAAAACTGAGCCAGAGGACTACCATACTGTCTGGCCACTTCTTCGTGGGTGGCCTGAACCTTCAGCAGAAGATCGTCATTAACAGCAGGAGCGCCCATCAGCGCCAAGCAAGCATCATCCAAAGACTCAAAAAGCGGCCAATCTTTCTCAGGCACTCGCCGCAGAAGAGGCTTTTGCAGCTTGCCCTTGCCCAGATGGAAAACGATATAGGGGCTGAACTGATAACACAGATAGTGGTCAAAACGATGCCCATAATGGTCGATTGCGTCTTGCAGTGTCTGCTCCTTTTCTTTGCCTTTGGCATTGGCGATCTGCCGGAAGATTTCGCACAGCATGGACATGTCTTCAAAGCAACCACCTATGGTTTCCTGTTCCACAAGTTCCAGATTCAGACTCATCTCATCACCTCAAACTGATATTCGATCTGCTTTCGGCTGGCCAGCAGATCGCACAGATGCACCAGCTTAGCCGTCCAGTCGCCCATCATGGGCGTAGGCAAAATGGCGGAGGAATACTTGCTCATGTTCCACTTGCCCATATGGGAGCGGATAGCGCGTTCGGCTTCCTGCACGATGATGGCGTCGTTCATATCAAAGTCATGCTCATGAAGAAACTCCCGCAGCTCCATCTCCATGAAACTGGCGGCCAGCAGGGGATGCTCGTGAACCGTATGCTGAAGGTTAGCGTCCATGCCCAGCTTCATGCAATCGTGGAACATCAACGCCAGATAGCAGGCATCGTCCAATTCCGTGGCAGCGTTCCCGCCAAAGGGCGTATCATGAAGATAGAAAAGCGGGATCTCCGCTTCGGCCAGCGCGTGATAAATACCAATGGCCGCTTTGGTGTGCCGCACCAGTCCGCCCTCGCCCAGAGCGTAGCTGGGATGATACTTGCCCGTGCTGCTGGCAGGCACATGGAAAAACCATTCCGGCACCCTCGTCAGCAGAAAGCGGGCAAACTGCCGGATGCTGGTATTGGAAATATAGTTCAGTTCCTGGTTGAAAAAAGACCAGCGTTCTTCATTCGTCATGGGCACCCTCCTTTATAGTTATAGTATCGTCAGAGTTGCAGCTACATCGACATGCGTTTTGATAAACCGGGGAGGCGAGTGTTGAAAGGTTGGAGGCAAGCAATTCGGCCATTTGCTGGTATGCCTCAGCTTTTGCCTTAAACTGTGCTGCGGCCAGCATGTACTTTCGACAGGTGTGGTCGGCTTCTTCTAGCTGGTCGATTGCGTCTTCGCATTGAGAAATGAGCCCCTCCAGTTGTTCTCCGTCCTGTCCACAGGCCCATACTCCCAGTCGGCCTTTTATTTCAAGAAGCATACTGACAATTTTAAGAACGTTCTCCACAATCTTCCTCCATTTCAACATACTCCTGGGCTACATAGCCCCTCTCTGTCCGGCACCAGCCGTCTACCACGCCGCTGACGGAAATTTTGCTGCCATTGTGCAGCCAGCCGATTCGCATGCCGCCTGGCATATCGCGTAGCGCTACGCGGCCATTGCTGACGATCTTGCCTTGACCATTCATTTGGGATGGCTCCTGCTGCGATAGATAGGAGATACTGCAGTAAAGAGTATCAGCGCCCCACTGTACGGTGGCCCACTGGCCGTCCAGTGCAGTGACCTCCAGCTCTTCACCCAGCTCGGCCACAGCTTCGACGCGGGAGCGTTTGCTGGGTTCCCAGCGAAGATTCAGGCCGCCGTTTGCGGTAACGTAATAGGTTTCCGCACTGGCAGTTGAGGCCACAAGAACCAGAAAGACGACGAACAGGAACAGGATCAGCCAGACCCAGCCCAGAAAATTCCAGAAAGCCTTCTTTTGTTTGGGAGTCATGATTCTTTTGCTTTCCTTTCAAAGTAATCTTGAAGTTGATGAGCGACCGCCAAGGCGGTGTGAGAAAGCCCGGTGCCTGCGGTCTCTTTCGCAAAAAGGAACAGGAGCTGCACAAGCTCCTGTTCATCACGCTTCGTCATTTGGCTTTCCCTCGGTCAGCAGCTTCTGGGCCTCGTTGACCACACCAAGGATGTCGGCCAGCACTTCCATCATGCGAGCAATATGGCCATTCAGCGTATCCACCAATGCAACAGGATCGGTCGAGCTGGCCATATGCCCCCACTGCTCGTCAAACGTGCGCTGAATTGAACCTTTCAAGTCTTCAATACGACGAATCAATTCTTCCATATAAAACACTCCTTTCAGGTTTCCGTATCAATTTCAAATTTGTTCTTCATAAGCTGTTCCAGTGCTTCTCGACCTTTGTCAAAGGGGCTGTCCTGATAATCCAGCAATCCGCTCACGTCCCAAAGCACATACACATTGGCGTAGGGCGTAAATAGACTGGCGAGCTTGATGATTTTGTCGGAGTAACGGTCGGATTCCTCGGTATAGGCTTCGTGATACTCCTTATCAAAGGCCAGAAAAACCTCTCGAACGCCATAAGACAGTACAAGATTCCGCTGATAGTTAGAAACATTGGAACCGCATACTGCCACAGTGAAGCTACTGTCGCCATAGTAACTGTAGGATTGCAAAACGGATTTCTCCGCCTCGGCTAATACGATCTTGCCAGTACGGCGAACAGCCTGTCCGACTACGTTCAAGCCGTACAGATTGTATTTCAGCGCGTGACGGAAGTCCCGTCCTTCCAGACGGGTTGGCATGTACTTATTACCTGCCGCTACGACCTCCGGGTCAAAAGACCGGGAACGAATGCCAACGAGCTGACCGTCTGCGTTGTAGTGTGGAATGATGATTTCATCCCGTGAAGCATCAGATCGGATCTGAAAGCACCTGGTAGCATCTTCGGTTATACCCTCTTTCTGCCATGCAATGGGGCAGGTAGGAGGGTATAAGTCGATTAAACGAGGAGGGAGAACCACCTGATCCTCTGGGGCTGTGATGGTTTGTGCCTGCTTGATGCGGCCATAGCGCTCCAACAGCGACCAGTCGTCAATGGTTCGAGTTTCAAAGCCAATCTTGCGCTCCATGGTGATGCCCAGCGTTTGCTGAACAAAAGACAATGCCTCCCGAAAGGAGCAGTGCCGAGAACGCATAATAAGCTCATAAACATCAAAGCTGTCCGCACAGTGAGTATAGCAATGGAACAAGCCGGAATCAGGATAGTAATACAGCTTCTCACTGCCAGTGTGAGGTGGATTGTGGCAGATGGTCTGAAAGATAAGACCTCCGCCCGGAGAAGCACGGGGAGGGCTGCTACCCAAGGCTACGACGAGCCGAGTGATCTCTTCGGGAGTAAAATCCCGCTTAGTTTGTAAGGCGTTCATTTTACAGCCCGTTTTTCTTCCAGATAGAATGCAGTGCATCCACGTGCTGCCGGTCTGCTGCTTCCATGCCATTATCCAGCTGCGAATCAGACTCCAGAATGCTGTGCCATAGGTTCAGTTCGTGTTCCAAAACACGACGAAGGATGCTGGCTTCGTCGGGAGTGAGTTTTTCCACTGACTCAGCCTCCTTTTATTTGTTGACGATCTCAACAATCACTTTGTCCCAGCCAAAGGCGCGATAGAGAAGATAGGTACAAAATCCGTCCATCAGAAGGTAGCCAGTTTCGACCTGCCGTACCTTCAAAGTGCCGGGGAGAATAGGTTCGCCAAATTTTTTGCGCTTCTTGGATGCTGCGACAAAGGACTCATAGTGTTCAGCAAACTTGGTAGCAGCCGGAGGGCTATTCCAGAACCAAAAAGGAACAGCGATTTCGTCCAACGGAAGCTCTTTGCAGTTCGACTTCTTTTTGCTATGACAGGCGATGCCAAGGATAGGCTTAATGGGAAGCGTTGCGCCGTAGGCTTCGACCATAACCTGATCGACTTCATCGAAAGCACAGTGGGCAACAACAACATCCTTCAACTGCGCATCCATGGGGCCATCTTCACGGGTCTGAACCGCAATGTCATGTTTCCACAGAGTGCATCCCCACAAAAGCGCCAAAGTCGAAAACATACTGCTTGCCAGGATGCTTCGTGCTATTGGGAAACGTGACTAGGGCATAATGCTTCTTAAAGGGATGGGTGCTGTTAATCTGGATAGAACTCATCAAATCTCTCCTTTACAATTTACCATTTCAAGGTTGCTTTGCCGTTCGCCTTTGCGGCCTCCTCCGATACATCCGTCTGATCCAACAGCATTTCAACGCTGGTGTTGTCCACCGAGAGCAGCTGATAATTACGATCCGTGACGAACATATCCGTGGTACGCAAAGTCGAGAAGTCAAAATGAACAAACACTTTCACGTGATTCAGCTTCCCTCGGCGGAGCTTAAACACATGAAAGATGAGATTGGGCTTCTGTCCAAACGCCTGACCATTAGCGGCCAGAATAGATTTCACGGCTTCCAGATCCTTTTGAGTGGGTTCCAACACTACATAGCCCACGTCCACTTTATCGGCAATGCCCTTCGCACCGCGAATGAGGGATGCGTCCGGGTCTTTGGCGTTTTTCCAGTCGCCGCTGACCTGCGTAGATGTGTCAATGTGGACGTTGAGTTTGTTGCAGATGCCCTTCAATCGGTCAGAGAACATCACCAGAACGTTGTCTTCTCGGAGCTTAACGCCTCGCGCCTTAGTGGCGACCTCGGTCAGAATCTTGATAGAGGTGAAGATGTAATCAAAAAAGCAGTAAGCGATCTGATGTTTCAGCTTGTACTCCTTGATGACGTTCTCGATGTCGTCCACATTAAAATCGGGGACGTGCTCAATCCAGAGCGGCGCTTCTTGAACAACAGCAATGGCTTTATCTACGCGGGCTTCTTCACCCGGTTCGTATTTGCCGTCCAGAATGTGCTCCTCCGGCACGCCGGAAACGTAAGCCATAATCATGGTCTGGACTTCTTCAATTTCCAGCTCGGTCGTAATAAACAGGGTGGGCTCCTGACAACCGGTTTTAACCCAGCGCTTCCGCTCTAAATCGTAGCGCTTGGGGATGGAAACAAGACAGGCATCGGCGAGAGACATACGGGTGTTATGAGTGACAATGTAATCGTTCATCAAAAACAGCCCGTCAGGCGCATCTACGGTGAAGCAGGTCATATCGGTATACCGGCCAGTGGGAACAATGGAAACGATGGGGTTATAACGATGGCTTTCTTCCCGCTTTTGAGAATTGGCGTAGGCCATTGCCACGTTCAGCTTACGGCTCAGACGGAACAGCAAAGGCTTGTCGGCCTTGGGACACCATAGCTGAACACGATAACAGACATCCGTTTTGTATTTTTCGCGCCGGTCTTCCGCAATAACTGCGGTATAACCGAGACTTTGCACCAAAGACGCAAAGTCCTTCGCTAAGCGAGGGCTGATCGTGGAAAAGGACACACGCCCTTTCTCTGGCGTATCTATGTGGCCGTCCGTGTCCAGCAGGCCCCTCAGCAGTTCTCTTCTTTGCTCAATGGAGCTTAAAAGATATTCCTGCGGGATAAACTTGTCCACTGAATAGGCGTTATACAGGGGATGTGTTTTGGGGATGACGTCCTCAACATGAATCAGCTTCCCATTTTTGTAAAAGCAGTAAGTATAGTTGGCAACGCTGTTCTTTTTATATTCCCATCCCATAAAAATGGCCAAAGTGGAAGGCAGCTCCCAGTCTTCGGAGGAAAAATAGAACACATGGTTTGAATCATCGACTCTGAAAGAACCATCCCCCAACATAAGCCCGAACACGTAGGGGTCAACCGGCAACTGTGCTTCTGGATAAGTAACGGCACTGTTCAGGGGCACCTTAAACTTGAAGCCGCCTTTCTCCATACCTGGGCCTTCGCGATAACCGCTTCCGCCTTCCATCACTTCTTTATAGATGGTTTTCAGAGAACTGGTACGCATGCCATGATGGGCTTCATGACGATAGCGATAATACCAGAGATGGTCTCCACAGCATTCTGCGACGCGGCCATCTTTGAAGCGAACCTCCCAAATCTCTTTGGGTTCTTTTTGGGGATGAACACGAAGCACTTTGACGGGCGCACCGTTTGCGCCGATAAGATAATCGCCCTCTTTGATTTCATCCACTCGTTTCCAGCCCTGATCGGGGGTTGGAATCAGAGTGTAATTGGGAACAGCCTTTCCCACGCCTGAGGGCGCTACCTTCAAATAGAATTTTTTCAGCCGTCTGCCTCGGCAAATGGTGGTCATTTTAGCGGAGTTCATGGGCGCACCGATTTCGGGTTTCTCTTTTAATTCTTCTTTCAGCCCCTTCATTTTGTCGCCGGACTGCACACCGTGCCGCCCCTGCGACTCGCCAAAAGCGTCCTTGATATTGCCCAGCTTGATTTCATAATGTTCCAGAATCTGTTCAAGTGAAACCGAATCCAGATTGCTTTGGGTCTTATCCGCGTCTGTCATGGAGATAACAGTGGGATCGTAATACTCAGAAATGTCAAAGCCCTGCTGGGACAATCGGTTCAGTAGGGATGCTTTCTTCAAGCGATTGTAGAAGTAGGCGAAGTTCTTGTCACTGGTCAGCTCCATGACGGAATTGATATAAGCAACGCCGTTGTTATCGGTGAAAACCTTGTACTGGTCTTTATAAGACTGCAGGTAGTCATCTATCACCAGTGCATCTACGTTTTTAGCACCACCGCGAATGACGTGCTCCAAAGCACCGAAGACAATGCGGTGAAAGCGCTCCGGGAAGTCATCCGGCACGAGAGAATAATGGTCATCCATGAGCACCATCGGGTCTTTGATGATGCCCGCCAGTACGTTCATGATGGCGTACTTGTCTTTGATCGGATAATCCTGTTTGATAGCTTATCACCACACTTTACAAATCCTCCATACCATAGCGGCATGGGTTGGTGGCCGAAGAAGGAGTGAACTGGTACAAAATGTCTGCCGCCTGCGGAAGCTCGGACTGCTGCTGAGCGGCCTCAGCCTGCGCCCAGTAACGCATGGCTTCGTCATGCACATAGGGCACGATACCGATGGTAGGTGGACGTTCAGGGTCGATGGTTCCTTCGGACAAATCAAAGAAATAGCGCAAGGTCAAAAGCAATTCCTGATAGGAATATTTGTGAGAAAGCTCCCCAATCTGTTTTTCCAGCAGGGGCGTCAGCTCCGTTAGCTGGAATAGATAGCAAAGATACTTTTTCAGCTCTCCCAACGAGGGGTCGTTGACCTTCTGTGCTTTTTTTGCCTCTTTGGTCTTGACTGAATCCTTAACCGCTTCCATGCAATCGGGGTGGTACGCTTTGCCACGAAACTTGACGGCCAGCGTTGCTGGAACAATAGGCAGACCGCATTTAACACAATTCATATCTTCGGCCCCCGCTTATTCCACGCAGCGTACAGCAAGCAACAAAACGCGAAGCACAGGTAGAGAGAGTAGAAACTATATTGGAGCATGGATTCCTCCTTTGCGAAAACAGCGGGGAGGAAAACTCCTCCCCGCACAAAGCGTCAGGCTGTCGTGACCGGCTTATTCTTCAGCAAGTCTTCCAGATCAAAGAGGATCATTTCCAAAACTGGACGCTGAGCTTCGGTCGCATCGGACACATATTTGTCAGTACCCCAACGATCCTTTACAATGTCCCGGTATTCATCCACCCGACCGGAACTGTTGAGCTGCGCGGCATACAGGCCGATCTTATCCACCAGTTCATTAAAAGGCATCTTAGGCTCGTCCGTGGTGAAGGGAGCCTGCTGTTCCTCAAAGGTCACACCCTTCGCGCCCTGCTTGGCCAGTTCCTTGCGCTTGGCTTCAATGATCGCGTCCGCCAGAGACTGAGGGGTAACGTGCTCAATGTAAGGCACGATTTCCGGGTAACGGGAGCGGGTATGATACTGATTGTTGGGAGCAAAATAAATGTTGGAAAACTGAGGGTAGCCCTTATCATCCAACGGAGAAGCCTGCATATAGCCGATAATATCCACATCGTTACAGATGGGCTCAATCGCCCGCTTATCGCCGGAGGGGTACATTTTCTGATACCGGGCATGAGTCTTGGGGTCGGTGTCTTCGCGGGTGCCGCCGTCGTGAGCAATATACACCAGCGTGAAACCCGCGTTGCGCAGAGCGCGGGTCGCCCGTTTGAACTCCCGGCTATATTCGGTATAGCCATTCACGCTGAAATCCTGCTTGCCATCTGCTCCGAGCTTTTTCGCACCCAGACTGGAAATGCCGAGCTGGCTGCAGGTATAGTCGATGCAATAGTCAGCCATGACATCCACCGTGTCCAGAATGATGGTCTGTGCAATTTTGTGAGCTTCCTCAGTAGTAGCCGGAGAGGTGAACCATTTCACAAACTGAAGAAAGTCCTTCCAGTTTTTCATGGGAGCAAAAGGAATGCCCTGAATACCGGTCAGCCCGCCTTCGAACGCCGCGTAATAAGGCTTGGGCATGCCGCAGGCAAGAGGCGTTTTCCCGGTGCCATTAGCGCCCCAGAGAAGGATAGCCACACCGTCAAGATCGTTGCTGATCTGGGAAATCGGAGGATGCGCAAAATCAAATCCCATATTGGCTCACCCCCTTAAATGCGGAAACCGCTGGCCTGAGCGGCAGTCACAGCAGGAGCGGCAGGAGCAGCACTATTGTTTTTGCGGGCCATGATGGCGGGGATGGTTTCCGTTTCACGAACAGTCATAGCAGCGCGAATCGCTTCGGTGGAATAGGAGCGAAAATCGTTTTCAGCATAAGTGGGATCGCCGCCCATGATGCGCCACTCGTGAATAAAAGTACGCTCTTCATTAGCGCGACCAAATCCACCACGATTAGAAGAAGACACAATAGCAACGTCAATGATTTCACCATTGAAGTGAGCGGTCTGCCCCTCTTCATAGCCATTTTCAAAGTCACCAGCCAGTTCCTTTTCCACCACAAAATCCATGGGCAACACCCTGCCGCCGAAAATGGGAACGATCAGATGCACCAGCTTGCGGCCAGTCTCTTCACCATCCTTCATTTCATCCTGAATCTTGTCGATATAGCCCTCGATCTCAAAGCGGGTGCCGGGCGTAAATTCATCACCCTCTTTAATAGAGGAGAAGAAATTGGAAGTGATGCTGGAACGGGACACCAGCTGATCGTTCTGACCGGCATATTCGTTCTTAGAAAGCTGGCCGCTCGTGACGCGCACCTTGGTGCATTCAGCCATGGCCTGCTGCTGATCCTTGCCGCTCTGCATGAGGGAGGCCATGGAAACAAACTCGCCCATCACCGTCTGCATTCCCGTGTATGCCTTATTGATCTTGTTATCTTTCGTCAGTTGCGGAACGAACACATTGACCACATGGTCTTCGCCGGGAGCAGTCATGATGGTCACAGAGCCGCGAACGGAAGTTTTGCCCTCCTGGCTGACCTTGGATTCCAGTTCCATCTTCTTGACATAACCTTCCATGTGTACCTTGTTCAGTGCCTGCCGCAGAATCGTCTTATTAACCTCAGTCATCGTTAAAGTCTCCTTTTCAAATCAAATTCAGTAATTCCTGATAAAGTTCCGGGTAGCAGGAATCCACATAGTGTTCAGCGGACTTCCATTTTTCGTCCCACTGCCATTCGTTTTCCGCGTCGCAAACCAGCTGCTCGTATTCCTCCACGCAAGTGCGATAAAATTTTTCGTCATCCCAGCGGGACGAAAGCAGCGGCTCGTCATGATAGGAAAAGAGAAGCGAGTCTGTCAGGGAATCGGTTTGTTTCCAACGTGCCGCTTCTTCTTTCAAGGATGCGCAGTAAGCGTCCAGATCCAGCGGGTCAATGACCTCTGGATGGAAGAAGGAGTGCAGAAATTGCCACAATTTTCGGAGCATCCTCGTGGGCCTCCTTACGGTGCTGTCACGGCCTTTCCCGCATAGCGGTTAAGAAAATAGGTCTGGCCTTTGCCCGTGACTTTGGTAGTAACAGAAATTTTCGTTTCGCCAGAGGGAGAAGAGAACGTGCGCTCAGTCATGTCGAACAGTCCCATTTCCATGGACTTCTGAGTGGGGACGTTGTGGCGCTTGCCCTTATCACAGAGGAAGCCGTCATGGCGGAGCTGCTGAAACAGCCGTTTTTCGCCGGTGTTCACGCCGTTTTGTTTGAGAATCTTGGCCATGGTGCCGATTAGAATGCTGGTCTGGCTGCTTTCCACACTGTTGGCGAAGTGAACTTTAGGAGCATCCAGCGCAATCTTTTCCTGCTGCTGGGCGATCTTTCGGTTCTGATCGTTGATGGTCGCCAGCGTTACGCGGAACAGCGCTTTGGTATTTTCGTCTGCATAAGGGAGATAGGTTTGAAGAAATGCGTCTTCGTTGGCGACGTAGCCGCCAGTCTTGCGAATGGTGGGGATAACTTCATGAGTAATCCAACGCTTGAATTCTTTCGCTTCCGGTTTACGAGAACCGAGGACGAGAGAGTAAAGACCGGGTTCATTCACAAGCGTCATCTTTTGTGCGCCACCACGCTGTTCGAAATGACTGTCAGTTAAACTGACGGTCATTTTTTCGTCAGGATCAAGCCTGCCCGCCGCCATCCTGCTGTTATTGATTTCCAGTGCTTTGCACACGTCAGGCGCTGCGAACCAAGGTTCGCCATTTTTCATCTGCGTTCGAATCTGACCAAATGAAGGGTTTTCAAAAATTCGGAATCCGTTTTCCGTCTTGGCCTGAACCATGGAATTCTGCATTCTCTGGGTTTCATCTCCTTTAGATTGAGTTGGTTGGAAAATTCGTTTGCTGCGTTTTCGCCGGAGCCACCCGGCTTTCATGGGAATCACTCCTTTTTGGGCAAAAGAAAACCACGCAGGTGAATTGCCTGCGCGGTCATTGGAGGAACATGAATTGGCCGCCTGTGCGGCTGGCGGAAAGAGTGGGATTTGAACCCACGGAGGTTTCGCCCTCGCCGGATTTCAAGGCCGGTGCATTAAGCCGCTCTGCCATCTTTCCATATGCCGGATGAGCCCGGCAGGATTATTTTTGAGAAGATGTTTTTTCGTTTGAAACGGAAAAGGCCGAGAAGGAGCAGAAGAAATCGCAACTGCCCGGCGTGTCCAGATCTTCCTGAACCAAGTCATAAGAAGAACAGCATTCCGGGCTTTCAGGGAAGCATTTCATCAGAAGCTGGTCGCAGTGAGCGCAATCGCGGCATTCTACTTTCGTGGAGCATCCTCCTTTTTCAGATAAGAAAAGGACGTATTGCTGCGTCCGTTGAGTTATTCGCCAAAATATTCCTTTGTGAAGTCTGCCAGGCGGTTTCGCTCGTTTTCGGGGAAGAAGACTTTTCGCTGTTCGCCGTTGGGGCCGGTAATCATTTCACAAACCACAACGGGAATATAAACCTCGGGTCCGCTCTTGTCTGCGCGTTCCCGGTAGGAATAGAGCGCATAGGGCATGACTTTACAAATGGCTTGATCGCGATTTTCCCGCCAGTTGGGAACAACAACTTCTTCCCAGACGGCATAATTTCGGTCTGCATAGTGGAAACCATAGCCAGCCGCCTCAGAATCAATCACGGAGCGAAAGTCAGCGAAGTAGCAGCTTTCTCCTGCGTGCTCCCGCTCCTCTACCAGCAGATCCATGCGGCACTCCCCCGCCTCATCGTCATAGAACATGTCTTTGAAAGCAAGCTGCATACACTGCGGGTCATGATCGACCGACCAACGATACCAGTTCTTTCTTTTAGATTCCTGAGAGATCATTTCATTTTACCTCGCTTTGAGAAGTTGTAGAGAAAGGGCGAAGCATCGCGCTTACGCCCTTGAAGAAAGAAGGTAGTTTACCAAGTGAGGGAATCATAACTCAAGTTAAGGCTGAAGTCAACCCTCTTTTTCAAATTTTTGCGGAATCATTTTCGGGTCGCAGGGCCCTGGCTTAGGAGCCCATGCAACAACGCGGGTAAGAACGCGAGTGTCGAAGCAGGTCAGCAAACTCAGAACGAAAGAGCCTTTTCCATTGGCGCTGGGCACGGTTTTTCGGCGAGTGGGCGCAGGCATATACACGCCGAAGTCTGTGTGCAGCGTCCGCACCTTTTGTGCGGAAACCAGCTCCACCGTTACCAACACCATCTGCCAACTGGCTGGCATGGGAGAATTTTCAGTAATGACAGTCCACTGCATAGGCGTTCTTCCTTTCTTTTCGGGCGGCACGGCATTCGGGACAGCGTTTGGGGACGCGGAGTTGATTTCGTTCAAAGAACGTCACTTCGCTGTAATTCATGAGGAACGTGCGTCCGCAGTCTTTACAGGTGCGCCGCTGCCATGAGCCTCCAAGGACGCTGGCCTGGATGCAGGATTCCCGCACGCGGCACAACTCATCCAACGAATGAACGGGAGCATCTATCAGGTTGAAATCGTACTCGCTTACGTTCTCCATCAGCAGACGGTTTACCTTATCCCAATCAATGTCTGGCACCAGTTCAGGACGCTGATTGTAGATTTGGCCGACAGTATTGAGTGCCCAATTCAGGCGCATCCACATGGGCATATTCAACAGTGCGTCTTCTTGAACCTTAGCGAATTTTTCCTGAATCTTTTGGTCAATGTCCGTCCTCATGTGATTATCCATTTTGATCCTCCTTAAAATCGTTGAGTTCCGCCCACCAGTACAGCACCCGATCTTTCGTATGATTGGCGATATATTTCATGGCGTGAGCGGACGGGAAGCCTTGTCTCACGACAATGCCATCCGCGTCCCGCATAACCATGGCGCACTTTTCCATCAGGCCGCCCCCATCAACGGGTTGAGCAGCGACACAGTGGAGTTCAGCTCGCGGGTGATTTTGATCTGGTCTTCCATCGGGAACGTGCCCCATGTTTCCCGGCTGACTGCGAGGAAGGGCTTCAGCATCTGACGAACAATGCCAAGCGTATCGCAGAAGCTGGTGGGCAGACCCTCGTAGCGCTTATGAAGGCGGTCAATTTCGCCCTGCGCCGCCGTGAGCTTTTCCTGAGCTTCTTTCAGCTGGCGGGTGGTTTCTTCATACTCCTGCGAAGAAACACAATTCTGTTCCAATTCCTCTTTCTGCTTTTTCAGCGCTACAACTTCGGCCTTGGCTTCCTCCACTTCCTGATTCGATTGCGTCAGCTGATCGAACAAAACGCGGCTGGCTTCGTCCAGCTTCTGCATTTCGTCGGGGCGATCATTCAGAAGCGCCTGTGCCCGTTCGGCTTTATTCTTGACGGAGGTCAGTTCTTCTTTCAACCGCTGGTTTTCAGAGGACTGCGCCATCAGAGCCTCGGTCTGCTGCTGCTTTTCGGACTGAGCTTTGAGCAAAAAGTCCTTGATCTTTTTATTGACCTGCGAATCCACCTCCTGCTGGAAAACGCCGAGCTGGGAGACCATTTCCTTTTGCGCTTCCGCGTCCATCGTTTTCGCAATACTGATAAGCAGACCCATGGGCGTATCGTTCGCTTCGGCCAGTTCCCGAAGTTCCGGGGTGATGGCGAGCAGGGATTTGATGCGCCGCATGTGTTCAGGGGAAAGACCCATCATATCGGCCAGATCATCCTGATTGGTGACACTGCCATTCACTCCAGCTTTTGTCTGTTTGAATGCTTCACTGTGCCGGTCGCCGCCGCGCTTCCCGATTTTGTACAGCCGCTCCATTTCCCCAATGATGGCGGCCTGCTTGAAATGGTTGGAGTCGATGCGCCCGCGCTGGCGAATGTTAGTCTCAATGAGGCAGCGGAGAATTTCATCCTCGCTTTCGAACTGCCGGACGATGCAGGGCACATTTTCCATGCCCAGCTCCAACGCGGCGCGGGTACGCTGCCAGCCGCTGATAACTGTATTGTCTTCGGTGACGATCAGCGGGTTCATGACACCCATCTGAGCAATGGATGTCTTAAATTCATCCCATTTGGAGCCGGTGATGTCGTCAAAAAATTCCTGGTTGCGGGGATGTTCGTGCAGAGAAGTGGGATTTTTCAGAACAATTTCCTGAGTCATAGTGTTCCCTCCTCAAAAATGAAATTGTAGCAAAAGAAACAAAAACAACTATGAAAAATTGGTATGGCCACCCAACTTTCAACAAAATTGTGCGAACATCAGTTCGCATTTCATGATTCTATTATACGGAAGGCGGATTGTCAAGTCAACTGGTAATAAATGGGAAAACTTGGGAAGATAAGAAACGCTCCCTGAATATTCAGGGAGCGTCCACCGCTCTTTCGTGTTCAGAGCATATTCTGCTCATCTGTGCGACAGTTAAGATTTATTTTCAAATTTTCCCGCCGTCAAACTCCGTGCGAGGCATGGTGCCTTTCATGATTTCATCGACAACATCTTCGCGTCTTTCATAAGGAAGGCCAGGAAGGTTCAAGCGCTTTCCTCGCATCAAGAAAGGCTTCATTGACCTCCGCACATATTCGAGCTTAGCCTCAGAAAAGTAATCTTCCATGTTTCCAAATTTTGGATTCCACCAAAGCCCCTGAAATGCTGGATTGCCGCTTCTTTTAAGAATTGCAATAAACTCGTCTTTGGGAAACCAATGCAATCTATAAGGATAACCAGGCCGAGCTGTGGTGAAGTAGCCAAGTTCTGTGGTGCCCCAATATTTCGTAGCATACACGTAGTCCCATTTTGCATCCACATTTGCTTGAAACCTGGCATTTGCCTGCGCTATATCCGCTTTTCTCTTTTTCTCGGCTTCTACGGAATTCTTGACCCATAAATACCCCAGAGCGTCATGAAGTGCCTTTTTCAATATTCCTTGCTCCTTTCGTAAGTGGTGAAATACCAGTTAGCAAACGTTACAAACAGCGCCCACCCAGAAATAAAATATACCGGGAAATCGGAATGCTCCACAATTCCCCATAAGGCAATGATAGCGCTTATAACTGGAGAAAAATATACAGGAGTCGGCCATCCACTGATAAAATGCGGATGCACCCCATATACATCATGGCAGAACAATTCATAAGTGTCGTTCGGGTCATATTCAGTGACAGCTCTCATACTGTACCCGAGAGGATAGAGAATCAAGCCCGTCCAACGCCATTTGATGGTTTTGTAATACTTCGGCTCATCCGGCTTCTTTTTCCTGAACATGGAATCAACTCCTTTGATGATTCTATTATACTCGAGATGGGAGGAAACTCAAGCCTTTTTATCACAACAATGGGCAGCGTGTGAAAGATAGTTTATTTCCTGACGGGTCAGCTTAATAATCATGCCTGTTTTCCTCTTTAGACCAGAACAAATCATATTGCGCCTTCATTTCTGTCAAAAATGAGCTGAACTCCTGCACAACCCTTTTATACTCCGTTTCATTTTCCAGCAGAGAATCCAGCCAGCGTGCGCTCTTTTCGCACCTTGCCGCCTCCCGCATGGTATTTATATACGGGTTACTATCATGATCTAGGCGTTTAACGCCGTTTCGATGGTGCGCGGCCATATCCTTAAGCTGCGCCGACATGAATTTAACGTGCTCACGAGTAATGAACTCCTTAGCCATATTTATTCTCCCCCTTTCCCGGCAGCAGATAACCTTAAATTCCTGACCGTCTTTCTTTTCCAGCAGATCGTCGAGCTTCTTTGCCACGCTCTCATAATTTTCTGCCTGAATTACGGCCAGCAGGGTGAACGGGTCGTTGCGTTTTCGCGCCTCAATGGTCTTTCCCCGAATGGATTCTGCCTCCCGCATGAGGAGACTGCGCGTCCAGAGGATTTCAGTCCGAGTCAGTTTCATCGTTCCGCCCTCTTTCAAAAGATCGGATAGTCATAGCTGAGATCCAGCACATCATCCATTTCAAAGTCGTTTTCCAGTTCAAGATCGGGGCTAAGAGCATCCATACCGTTTTCTTCCAGCTGCTTCATGGCCTGTTGTTTAGCCTCGGCCTCAGTCAGGGTATCGTTTTCGTCTTCAACATAGACCTTATAGAAACGGCGAACTTCAACTTCGATTACGTGGGTGGTCATGTGTGGTGCCTCCTTTAATTTCGTTTTTGCAAAGCAACCAGTAAGTCGTTCAGCGCTTCGGTTTGCAGGGCTCCGCGTTCACAGCGGGCGATCACATTCTCACGAACGCCCAGCTTTTCGGCGAAGGCTTTCTGCGAGAGGCCGGACTGCTCCCGGATAGCTTTGATTTCCTCGGACTGCAGCAGATTGTGACGCTGGCGGTAGATTCGGTAGGCTTGCCGCAGATTTTCGTCATCATATTCCATTGTCATAATTTCTTCGCCGCATACAGGACAAGGACAGACTGTGGCGATGATGGTAATAGGCTCCCCCTTTACAGGATAGGTTTCTTCCTTTTGAATGGGCGTGATTTCCCGCTCACACTCGCAAATCGGGCAGTAGAGTTTTATCATGGCTGGCTCCTTCGTCGTCAATTTCCCAGATGTATCAAGACTCATCGGCACCATCATACCATTCAGGCTTTTTCGTGGAAGGACAGAAAGCATTACGCCCGGTCTGCTCATAGACAAGCTCCTTGCAGCGTTTACAGGCTCCACGGGCGTTTCCAGCTGTGACGACCATAGAGCGGGCGTATTCCTGACGATTGGCTTTTACGATGTAATAGACGGTGTAGGGTTTCATGGTCATAAGGTTGCCTCCTTTTACATCAAAAAAGATGCTCATTTTCGAGCATCTTCGTTTAACATTCTTCGCAACGACACAGCAGGACATTCAGCAGTTTTCTTTCTCATCTGCCGCCTCTGCAAAGCATAGGCCAATAACTTGCTAATTTACACAATCAAAACCGCAAAACGGAATAAAAAATATCGTTTTGCGGATTCAATGGCCAAAAAACAGGAAGCGAAAGTGATGCCTCTTTGTTTCATCATCGCTGCAGTTGTTCCAGAATATCCAGTATCTGGGTGGCCTGCTCCACCGTCAGTTCTCCCAGCACAAGGTTGTGTTTCAGTGTTTCCAGGTCGGCACTACAAGAGCTGCTTACAACGGCAGCCTTCATATCCACGAGCTCTCCGTTTTCAAAACGGTAGCCCCACCACTCATCGTCCTCGCCGTGAAAAGTGATTTCAGAATCATCTTCCACATAAGGAGCAAGGAGTTCAAGCCACTGCACGCAAGTCTCATCCCAGCCGTTTGCATCACGATGCCAAAGTTCCTGTACATCTCCATTTTCAAAATAAGGCGGATTCCAATGAGCGAAGAAAGATTTGGGGCCACAATAACGCAGGTTCCCATATTTATCAAACTGCGCCGGGTGATTTTTCTGGAAGCGCTTCCAATTTTCAGCAGTGATGTGGACGTTTGCTTTCACCTGATCGACATAATAGGCCATAAATTCAGTCCTCCTTATTTTTTGGCACCTGTACTGAGTAAAAGGGATTTTCCATATTCGCCCCATATTCGCCGGTTTCCGCTTGATAAGCTGCCAGTGGCTCCAACCTTCTGGTAACATCCTCCAGCTTAAACAGGACAGGCATAAGAACTACTTCAGCGAAAGCGCCAGTCAAGAGCACCGGCTTCAAAGGATTCATCAGGTAAGCAAGAGGGACGACCACTTGTGCATCGGGGACAATATCCAGTGCGTCCGCCAACAAAGCTGCGTTTACAAGCGTATCGCCCAGCGGGTACAAAGCGATTTTCCGTTCCAGCTTTTTCGTAAACCGAACATAAGCCCGCAAGTTTTCACGGATGATTGGCCTTCCTTTCCCGTGATACTGGGCTGTGGGGGTGGATGCGACGATTATGCTGTCACTTCGGTCAAAAGGGTCAAACCAGGATTTTAAGGATTGAGTTATACTCGCATCAGAAGGTTGGGCGTACTCTTCCACTGCGATTGGAAAAGCGGACGTGCGGGCACAAAGGCATCCATCAGAGGCATACCGAACTCCGAGAGGCCCCACCATCACATGATTGATGTCAGGTCGGCTGGCACGCTTCGGCAGATTATAAAAGGCAGCAGCAGATTTTACCGTCATTCCCATTATTCTGACTCCTTTTCTGTAAGATCAATCTTCATTGTGACTCCGCCTTTGCAGGTGATATTGGCAACGGAAACGCCAGTGTGTTTAGACAGCATTTCCGCAACTTCTTGCGCAGTTAGGTAGAGATAGAGGGTGTTGTCAACAATCATTCTTTCCATTATGGCTCCTTATACACTGGCTCCGCCAACCCTTGAAGGCGCAGATCATTTCACCATCGCGCTGCTTTTCGCCAAAAAGTATCATGATTGTATCATCGTCATAGTTGGCTGTTCGTTCAGCGAAAAGCGTCATGATTGTATCATCGTCATAGTTTGCTGTTAGTTTCTGGATGGCCGAAAAATTACGGCGTGGCATGTCTTCGCTGACGTTGATCCACCAACCCAAACCGCGAGAAGTGGTAATGTCGGCACCCGGATTGCAATGCCAGATGGAGAGATTCAACGCAACGTGGCTTTTCCCATTTGGAACGTTGAACTTCTGACCCCAGGCGTTTCGCTTTTTGTCGAAGCTGGCAGAAAAAGTCAGCGTAGCGACTAAAGTCGCTGCGTCGTCCAGTTTGATGGATTTCACGGCCTTCTTTTCACCATATAACGTCAAAGAACAAACGTCAAGCTGAAACCCGTTTGACATTTTGGCATTGATGGCGTTAACCCGTTCGCGGGTGATGGACTTTGACATGGCTATATAATGCTCCTCTCAATGCTCACTGGGTTTGAATTTCATGGTGTTGCCTTCTTTTCTTTTTGTCCTTGTGACCTCCGGGGCGAAACCTCCCGGCTGGGGCTTGTTGTATGGTCAGCAGACCGGCACGGCGTACCTATCATGTACGCGGATCATCATCCCATCCGGCGTGGTGATCCTCCCGCAGGACTCAACGTCCCGGCAATCCTCAGCACGATAGATACCGGGTTTGTGCCAGCCTTGATGATTGTCCCAATATTCCTCGTGTCGAGTGGCAATGCTCTTCGCCCCGCGAAGGCTATCGCTTTCACCATACCAGTGCTGCTCATACTGACCGCCGATAACCTGATAACTCTTCATATTATTCATCCCCCTTTTCCGAAACAAAGCTCAGGGTGCCGCCTTCGGATTCCATGCAGTTGAAAATGTATTGAGGGAAGGGTACTTCCTCGGGGTTGATTTCGCCGCGACCAACTTGCTCCCAGTATTCCTTCCACAGTTGGCTGCTCGAAATCCGCTCGTCCGGGTAACGCTGGTCTACAAAGTAGCTCATTTCACGTATCCTCCTCGATGTCTTCTGCGTACACGCCACTGGTCATATACCAGCCGGGGAGCTGCTCCATACGCTGCTCCAATTCATTCCACGCAGTGTCAATGGCCTCATCCTTAGAGCTGGCCTCCACGTCACAGGCAATTTCAAGTACAACCTGATACTTCATATTTATCTGTCCTCCTCATATTCGCTGATTTTGCGGTATCCCTTCCAGCGCCACATTTTGATTTCATCGGGCTTGCAGCCCAATGCCTTGGCAAGATTTTCGCGGGAGTAAGAGCCGTCAATGTAATAGGAAGTACTCACTTCCATGAGATCGTAGACCTCATTCCCGTTTGCGGGAGCCGGAAGACCCTGCTCTTCAATTTCAGCAGCATCGCAGACCTCCCATTCTTCGCCAGTGTTGAAATACTGCATTTCCAGATCGCCCAGTAAATTTTCTTCATCCTTGGGATAGTAGCAGCGCTGCCAATCACTCTGGCAAACGCCATGGATTGCCTTATAGGCATACTCTCGGTTGCACAACAGGGAGAGGGCTTTACATTTCATATTCTCCCATCTAGGTACTTCTTGTGACAGGATTTCTTTCCATTGTTCCAACTGCTCAGGCGTCCAGTCACGGTTGTAATCACCCAATTCTTCTTGCAGAAGCTCTTCCAGCGTACTGTACAATGCATGGCCGTCGCCTTCTTTCATCTGCTGGTACAGATCGAGCATTTCATCGAACAGGCATCCGCCGCACAAGGTCGTGCCGAACAGTTTGTTATATTCAGCAGTCACAAAGCCCTCATAATCTCGATTGCCAGTGGCCGTCCAGCCCCACCAGTTGCAACGATCAAAATTCGGATCCTGATCTTCGGGCGCTACCTGAGCAGCATAGTATTTGATTTCAGCCATGATTTCGATCTCCTTCATATACACAGTCGGTGAAGTAAATGGTCTTACCAAAAGCGTCCAGGAAGAACAACTTCTCACTGGACGCTTCTTTGTGTACTTTTGCAATTCTCATCACGCCGCCCTGTTTTTGATAGCGAACGAAGGGCGTGTGGTTATGAAAGAAATAATCGTAGAGGATAATAGAAGTCATCAGATTTCCTTTCTTAGGAATGGTAGTTCAGTACGCTGCCAATGTAGTATTCCTTTTCCGGCTTGGCAACGTTGCGGAGGAAGGAATCCAGTGTATAAAGCTCGCCATCAAAGACCACATAGTCATCATATTTATCTTCGTAAGTGTTGGAAAGCTCCCAGAGCCTCTGCCAGAACACGCCCTTAGTAAAAGATTCGAGACTCAGATCAGCACGAACGTTTTCAAGGCACTCGCTGAATTTTTCGTATCTGGTCTTGAAATATTTTTCAGAAAAACCATTGTGCAGGATAAAGCTGGCACAGTCATTTTCGGACTGACTCTGGAAGAATGAGCCGGTTTCTCTGCTCAGCTTTTCAAACAGAATGGAGATGCGGGATTTTTCGTCTTCTTCATCCAGATCACCAACAGAGTCGGCAATGTCGTAAATGAAAATATTCCCGAAATCAATCAGAAAATCATCGGAACCATAGCTTCCACCGGGAGCAATAGGCGCTTCACTGATTTCAAAAATGGTACGATTCATATGGTCAGTCCTCCATTTCTTTTTCCTGGGCGAAGAGAATCATGTCATTCAAAGCCGTGCTCCGCCATCTTTGCAGGATTGAGCCTCAGAGGAAACAGATTTTCTTCATTATATATCCCCCTTACGCGATGTCGTTCAGATTCAGGTTGTACTGCTGGGCGATCTGCTGAACCTGCTCGAAGCTGCCCTCGGTGGCCTTTTTCAGCAACTCGTAGTTTTTCAGCACCGGGCCCCACTCTTCGGTCAGGCGCTTCATGGCCTCCACGGCCTTCTGATATTCCCGGACGGTGTTCAGCTCGCCCAGCTTCTTCTTAGCCTTTTCGACGTATTCCAGCCGGAAGTTGTATTCCCGGGTGCTGATCTCCTTACCCAGATTCGCATAGAAGTGCGTGATGTCCGCATCCTGCAGGCCCAGCTCCTGTTTCACTTCCAGCTGAGATCTCCCGGTCAGCTGAGCGATTTTCGAGGTCTGATAACCGCAATCGGCCAGCAGATGCCACAGAAGCGGAAGCCCTTCCCAGTTGGAGGCGTAGTATTCCAGATTGTCATTGAGAAATTCGGAGACGAAGCGGGTGTCTCTGGCCTGGGTGATAGCGGTGAAGTTCAGGATGGCCTTATCCCGGACGAGCTGGCCGTTTTCGTTCGTCTTGGTGGACACGAGGATGGAATACTTGTTGTCCTTTTCGCAGTAACAGAACTTACCCTGATACATGGAGGACAGAGAAACGAAGCTGACCTTGCCAAGCTGAAAGGTGTTTTCAGCAGGGACGTTCTCGATGACGGGAGCGTTTTCTTCGGGGGCGGTCTCAGGGGCGTTTTCATTGATGGTGAGTTCGGTGACGTTTTCGTTGATGATTTCAGACATGATGATTTCCTCCTGTTTATTGTTCGTTTACTTCAAGGTCAAGGCATTCCAGTGCTTCCTGAATAGCGGTGATTTTTCGTTCCTGAGCTTTGGTGAGATTCTTATTGTGGTAGCGGAAGTATTCCATCAGATTAGAGGCATAGAGAAGCAGGTCGTCCATGGATTCGAACGAAAAGCCGTGTTCTTCCATCTTTTCAGAATTGAGCTTCATTGGTTTTTCTCCTTCCCACAATGCTCCACCCACCATGGGGTATACTGAAAAGCAATGTCCCACATGCCTCTTCCGGTGACTTGATCCTCGAAATATTTGACAAAGAGAGCAGGGGAATATCCATGGTCGCGAAACCATTTCCCGATGATCTCTCTTGTGAAAAGGCCGTTAATATACGCATGTACATACAGATCGCTTTCATGATGATCGAACTTATCAGCAGGATAGCCTGCGTCTACTAACGTTTCCATCAAGGTTTTCTTTTCCAGCTCCTCACAGCGGATGGTAAAGCCGTTTTCCTGAATTTGATCGCCAGGTTGCATCTTTTTCAACGCTTCAAGCGCATCAGCCTGACGCTCGTCAATCTGCATCCGGATGAAATCCTCGCAGTCTTTTTCCCATGCTTCGGGGTTCATCTTTTTCAGGACTTCGGCGGGAGTCCAGTGGTAAAGCCCCAGCTCCACAGGCTCATAAATATCGTTTACGCTTTCCACAAACCATTCTTCGGGGATGTCGTCCTCCGTCCAAAGACGTTCAGCCAACGTTTCCGCGTCTATGGAGGTTATTTCTTCACCCTCCGGGCAACGCTCGTCCATCCAAACCTTGTAAATCCGTACCACAATTTTTCCCTCCTATTTGATTTTTGAGTGGAATGCACTCAATAAAGCGCTCCGTTTCGGGAGCGCTCTATGAATTCATTTCATCCGCAGACAGTTACTCACTTCATTCGCAAGCAGTCGCTAAAGTAAATTCGGGTATATCTGCCTCCGGCAAGAAAATAGGCGTCTCCATGGCTGGTAAAGCGGACGCGAGACTTTCTCATTTTGCCGATCTTGTCCCCGGTTTTCAGGGCAAAGTGAACGAAATCGTCCCCTTCATACTCAATTTCATAGATGAGAAAGCAAGAATCCCACGTAATGGGATAATAGGCTTTTGGGTCGGGTCTATTCATTTTCAGGAACCTCCACTCGAAGTTCTTTGCGGTCTTTTACCACGATGTAGCGATTTGCCCCGAGCCAGACAATGGACGACTCAGAGACACCGTGAAGCGCCGCAAGATTTCGCTTGTCTTTCATAGCTTTATGAATGGCTTTTTCTGCATGGCTACTCATTTCAGTTCCCACTCCCCTGCTTTTTCGCCATGGGTGTCGAAGCAGCTCCCGCTTGTTGCGCCAAAGCTGACGACTTGACGAACGCCGTTCAGAATTCCCATGATCTCAACCTGTGTGGCAAGTTCCTCCGGCATGTTTTCGGGATGGAATGCAGGAGTATCGCAATGGATGGTCAGAGTGAAGGTTTTATTCATTTTCAGATTCCTCCTTAGCCATTAGTATCCAAAAAATAATAGCCGGTACATTCGTCAACCATTCCAGACTCCCGGTCTTCCTTGGGGTCAAAATATCCAGTAATCATATCCCCATTCAGTTGCTCCAGCAAATCAGCCAGCGCGTTGATGGCCGCTTCGTCTTTAGAGAGAATCATCGTGCCGTCCGACCAGAAGGTTCTCTTCTTCATTTCTTCCCGCATATTCGGGGATTTTTTGGACACATCCAGCAGAAGCACCAACATTTCAAACAGGTCAATCATTTTCAGGTTCCTCACAATACTTAGAATAACATTCAGGGCACATTACCAAGTTGCAATCTTGCATCATATGGTTGTACGCCTCAGCACCTTGCGCCTTGATGAAGCATGCCGTACAAAATGAACTGCCACATTTTTCACATCCCCACATTTCACCGTGAACATCATCGCTGTCATCCCAGCCCATTTCGAAGTCACATATATCACATGAATAGGTATCAGATTCCATATTATACATTGCTTTTATTCCTCCTTATCTTCCGTGTGCCAATGCAGGCCACGAGCTTTATAGAGCGGAATCCAATGCGCTTCATAGAAGTCGTAGCCTGCGCCGTCAATTCCGATCAGGTATCCGTAATCTTCACTTTCATAAATTCGGAAGCCGCAGTCCGCAACGGCTTGCAGGTGGCCTTCCAGCCACTCTTCATCACAAATTTCTTTGAGTTCCCACATTGTTCCCCACATAGGAAGACCGTCGTCTCGCTCTACGTCGAATTCATCCGCAAAGACGGTCACGGGGTCGGGATATTCGCTGCTGTCCAGCTGGACGATATATTCATCGTCACCAACGTTGCGGACGATCTCACCATCTTCATCGGCATAATCACCAGAGAAGATGCTAATATGGTCATATTTGGAAGGAGGGGTGATTTCGGTGATGTCGTTGTAGTTGCTCTGCACTTGCAGTTTTTCCACAACACTCCGGGGAACTTGGTTCATGTCGCGCTCTACCCAGAGCTGGCAGGCTTCTCTAATGGTGTCAAATTTCATGTAAATGACCTCCTTAATCATAAATCTGTACATTCTCTAGTTGACGAACTTGCCGCACGCACAGCTTTCGGTCAGGCCAGTGGCGTTCAGCAACGTTTTCCGCTTGACCCAAAGTATCAGCTATGATAATAATCTGTTGGGGATTTTCCATATAAACGGGGTAGGCAACAAACAGATGCTTTCCAATGATTTGGTAGGCTTCGTGCCAATGGGGAGTTTTATCCATGTTACTTGACCTCCTGACAGATGAAAGGAGCGACCGTTTCCAGCCACTCCTGACGATATTTTTTCATGCTTTCCTTTTTCGTGTAGCCGTAGTATTGGCGGATGCCCAGATCGCCCCAGACGACCCAAGCGCCACGGATGTTGCGTTCTACGAAGTCGATGACTGAACGGCTCATCCGTCCCACACAACTCCTTCCATCCATAATTCCACTTCTTTCCACGTGGGGAAAGAGACAACTCCTCCACATTGCATATGGAAGCGGAGCCATCCTTTGCGAGATTCCAGCTCATCAAAGAAATAACCACGGACTTCCATGCTTTTCACAATCCGCAAGCTGCGGCTGCTGAGCTTATACATATTGGTCTCCTTCATATTCAGAACTCAAGTCTTTTTGTCACAACCATGAACTTCAAATTCCTGATATTCCTTCTTTTTCAGCAGCTCGTCGAGCTTCTTTGCCATAGCTTCATAGTTTTCGGCTTGAACTACTGCCCGCAGAGCGAACGGAACGCCACGGTTTTGCGCCTCAGCGATATTTTCCCGAATAGATTTTGCCTCCCGCATGCAAAGGTTCCGTGCCCAGAGGACGTTTTCCCTAGTCAATTCCATCATTTCACCCTCCCTCAAATAATCGGATAGTCATAGCGAAGCGCCAGAATATCCTGCGGTTCTACTTCGTTCATATCCTCTGTGAGGGCTGCTTCTCCATCTTTCTCAATTTGCTTCATGGCCTGCTGTTTAGCCTCGGCACTGGTCATAGTACCATTTTCGTCATCAACATAGACCTTGTAAAAACGGCGAATTGCAACTCCAATTACGTGAGTAATCATGTGGTTGCCTCCTTCAATATTTTCCTAGATACCTGCCAATTTCCAACATGTGGGCACGTCAATCCGGCGTGCTCTTATTCGATTTGACTTCCTGGATGAACTCATGCAGAAGAGCGTCCATGGCCTTGGCTTCATCCGAATAAGCGTGGCTGGAGGATTCGCGACGATTCCATGCAAGAGCGGATTCCTCCTGCGCCTTTTCCTCATATTCCTTGATGATCTCATAATCAGGGACGATGTTGCCGAAGGGCGCATATCCGGTGACAATGACCGTATTAGGCGTAATTTCATAGATGTCAGCCCGCCAGCCGTAGGTTTTCGACGCCGTGTAGGCACTGGGAGAGTGGAATTTCAGCAGGGTCTGCAGGGAGCAATATCCGACCTTGATAACGTTGGGGTAATTGGACAGGATAGCCTTTTTCGTGGTCTCGTATTTCATCTCAGAAGATTCTCCTTTTTTAATTTTTAGTAATTTCCAGAGTATTCATAGGACTTGATCTCTTCGCCCTGTTTGGCACGAGACAGAAGGGAGATCAGCGTGTTTTCAACCTCATCCAGAATTTCGCCGTAGGTGCTGCCATACAAAGCGACATCGTTTTCCTCTTCTCGTTCATCATCTTCGGGACTGGGCACACGGATTCCATAGCGGCAGAGAATTTCATCAAAGCATTCCACAATCCGAGTGGCTTCGTCATGGGTGTTAATCACTTCCAGAACTCTCCTTTTCAGCATATTCCTTCTGGCCTTTCCAGAGTTCATCAGCTGCATCGTTCAAGACACGAATGCACATTTTCAGTTCATCCAGCACGGCACAATCGTAGAACCGGGCACGGACACAGGCTTGTTTGGCATTTTCAGCATGCTGCTGGGCACGTTTGATTTTCGACACAGCAGTATCGGTCAGGACGCTACGGACGTATTGATTCACTGTATTTTCCCTCCTATTAAGTATGGACGCTATATTCGGAGCGCCCATTATATTCAGAGTAGATCAGACCGCCGCACATGGAAGGTTTATCACCGTAGAATTCACGCCAGAAGAAATTCAGCCCGCCGTCAGAATAGAAGCGAATTTCATGATCTTCGCAGCTATCAGGCCAGCGGAAGCTGGTTTTCAGAGCTTTGCACAGAGCGTGGCGAGCCTTGGGCATCTTGGCGATTTTCCTCAACACAGGCTGGGCGTAAGTGAAATCCATTTTCGGATAGGTGTACTGGTCGTAGCACAAGAAGGAGCGGGAGCCGGAGCCATGACGGAGGAAATCCACCGCTTTTTCAGGAAGTTGGAAAGGGAACCGACTGAGCTTGTAGAAGATCGAACACAGACGGACTTTTCCACCCTTGTTGCCAATTTCCAGAAAATATTCCCCACTGCGAAGGCACGTAGAGAATTCATCATTGATTGTGCGGTTGAGCTTTTTCGGAGAGAACCAGAGCTGATAGGCCATACGAGGCGCAGAGCTGGGTTCGGCAGTGTGATAGTGAGTCGGGGGAATCCACAAGTGGACAGAAGTGACACCATTTTCCTGATGCCTTATAGTGAGCAGACAAGCATTTTCAAACATTTTCGGGAGCCTCCTCTTTGATGTATTTCCATGCATAATGCGACATTTCCAGCATTTTCGCTGCGTTACGAGCTGCGCCGGGATAGCGATATTCCTTTTCACCATACCGCTGCCACGGGCTGATATTCCCACGAGTGCGGTATTGTACGAACAGTGCTACGGGCAAAGAGCGGTCAGAGTAAATGGGACGGACGGAGATCAGAACAGCAGGGTTCTTTTCACGATCATAGAATGTTTTCATGGAATATTCCTCCTTGTATTCAGTCGCGACCAGAGCTGAGCCAGTGGAGATAGGTGTTTCCATCAATATCCAACACGTAGAAGTGATCGTTTTCAGAGATCAGAGAATCCACGGCACAGTGACGGACGCCAGCGTGGAAGCTCAAATTCATGCAGAAGATCAGCAGGGCAAGGAATAGAACGCCCAGCGTGACGAAGGGAAGGTGTTTATTCACGGAGAGTGATTTCATCCATTCAATGAACGTCACAGCGCATACACCTCCACTTTTCCGGCATTTTCGGACAGGGAGCAGATCGCGCCCAGATCGGAACAGGCCACGTACAGATTGCGAGAAGCATCCAGAATTTCAATGGTGAAGATTTTCCCCATGAAAAGAAAGGTTTTCATGTGCCGGGAGAAGGCGCGAGAGGCAGATTTCAGGAACTGAGACATGATGTGTTCTGACATGGGATTTTCCTCCTGTTATTTAATTGTGTTCTATGCCTGAGAAGTGGGCATAACAAAAGCGCTGTGACGTTTTCACAGCGCTTCAATATGCTCGCTTTGCTAGGGATACTAGCTTGCGTGGGATATTCATTTTATTTGCATGGGATATTCATCTTCAGAGGGTTTTCATTTTCAGATAATTTTCACAAGCGGCCTGTAAAGCGGGAATATCCTGCACAATGGTTGCCCATGTGGCCTCCATCTGTATATTCCCGTAGTTGTGCGCCAAGAGATTTCTCATGCCGCGAATGGCCTTCCACGGGATGGACGGGATGGCGGACTGTGTGGCGTCGGATAATTTCCCGGCCAATTCGCCTATCTGGAGAATACACATGGAGCAGGCATTGCGGAACGTGTAACTGCTTGCAAACAGATCAGCAGAGTGATTGAACTGTTCACAGGTTCCATGGATTTCTTTACAGTATTGGACGATTTTACGCAGGATCATGATATCACGCTCATTATTGCTCATAGATAACCACCTCATCTTTGCGGATTCTCTCCAGAAAGCTGTGGTCATGGCTATCCGTGGAGACCATATCAACAGAGCAGCGCAGAGCGTCGTCCACGTCGGCATAAAAACCGCCCATCTGGAACAGCGTGCGAGGCGTGCCCATATCAACCAGCAGGTCCACGTCACTGTTTGGTCTGGCGTCCCCACGGGCTACACTGCCAAACACGGAGACTTTGCGGACGTTATGACGGCGTGCAATGGGCGCAACGATAGCGGATAATTCTGGAATGGTGTACACAGAAATCACCCCCGTATGGACAGAATAACTCCAGAGTGATGGGTTGTCAATAGGTTATTTATGGGGCAGGCAGACGGGCAGACCTGCCCCATGGAATGAGTGTTTGTGCATAGTTGTTCCGTCACTGATTTACTTACTTGCTGGCCTGTTCCTTCTTAGATTCCTTGGTTGCAAAGTTGTACTGCAGTTCTTCAGTTTGCACGTATACCAAGTCCATCAGATAAGGCACCAAGTGAGCCGGAGTGATCTCTGCCAGTTCGCCCAAGTCGCGAGCACGAGTTACAGCCATGCTCAGGAAGCGTACATCAGTGTTGCGGACTTTGAGCCCAGAAATGCCCAGCTTGCTTATAAAATTGTACAGTCCTGCCTTAACGTTGGACACAGATACACTGGAGAGTTCATCCTGCTGGATGCTAGACAGCACATAGGAAGACAGCGTGTTACAAGCAGACTCCAGAAGGTTGCGCAATACGTCTACAGACGTGGGCAGAGTGATCCCTTTGAGTTCTGCGTGCTTGAGATAGTCCAACAGATTGACGCGAGCGCGGCGGGTCATGATGTTATAACTGATTCGACGCGTCGTGCGGTCAGTTGTGCGGCGTGCGATATAGGAGCTCCAGCTTTTGTTCGTCAGAAGGGCTTGCAGAGGGTTCTCTGCGTCGTCACATTCTGCGAATAGACGCTCGAGACGTTGCGTGTTCGCCGTGTTGAGGGCAGTCTGGAGCGCTTGCTCTGCGTCTGTGCGTTCCTGCGCTGTGTGGTTTGTGGGGTCATTGACTATTGCTTCGAGAGCGTGCGTGCAGCTGTGCAGCGTGCGAATAGTCTCGAGTTCGGTGTTGGTGTTGGTGTTGGTGTTGGTCGTAGTCATGATTGTATCCTCCATATTATTTGATTGTAGCCCCATTGGGGCATGGTTGCAGGTTGCTTTACGTGTGCAACCTGCAAAGTATCACGTCGTGCCATGTTGGCACGTCGTTCGTTCGTTCGTTGGTTGGTTGGTTGGTGTATCATACATACAATCGCATGTGGCTATTTGACAGCTGTCACTTGACAGCCATTGAAAAGCCTTGTATGTATGCCCGGTTTGACTGTCCGGGCACCCTGTCCCCCTATACGCCCTTATGTTTCAGCAGGGGTTGACCATGGATTAAAACGCTCGCTGTTGGCTGTCACTCAGCTTTTTTTTGCCTTTGCTTGCATGGTCGCATATAGCGCCATGCATGACCGCGTCTTTTTTGTGTCGTTCCTGCCCGCTATTTAGGGGATGGGCTGTGTAGTTGTCAAGTTACAAGTCAATAGGGATGCAGGATACAACACTGGAGCAGTGTTGCTTGTATCGCTGCGGTTGTTACGTGCGTGACGTGTAACACGTCACACAAACATAAGCGGTGTTAGGTCTGCTCGCGGCGGGTCACGCCATGGGTCACGCCCTATAGCTCCCCTGTGCTGCTCGCTTCCTGCTTATGTGCCTATAGGATGAGCAATCCTCGGAACGCTGCACCAGCGCTCCGAGCCCTGCCCACCGTGCAGGGAATGGGAATGGGTCAATGGATAGCAGAAATCTGAACCATGGTCATGCCATACGTGCGGAGAATCTGCGTCTTGCGAGCTTGTGCCCTGTCAATGGTCGGATAAACAGCTACGTCATGGGCAACATGAGCGGGAGTGCGGCGAGTAGCGGGAACCATGTAAGTCACGCGGTAACCCTTGCCGTTGGTATCGGTGGGACGCTGATGGATTCTGTCGAAGAACATGTTGTTGCTTCCTCTCTAATGGTTGGTGGTCAACTATATCTGAATCGGTTGTGTTTGGGGCGGATTATAGCGAGCGCGTTAACGCTCGCTGTTTGGCTTGAATATGGTCTTCTGTACAATAGGGAAGTCGCCCTGCCGGATATATTCAAGTGCTAGTCTAACGAACTCTGATTTACCAACATTGGATTCTTTAGCGCTTGTATTTATCCAGTCCATCAAGTCAACCGATATATATGCATGAAGCATAGTCATCGGTTCGTTCCCCTTCTGATTCACGGGAACCATCTCCCTTCATCAGAAGCATAACGGAATCAGATACAGTTGTCAAGTTGCTATTGCAACCTTTGAGCGCTTGCCCTTGTGGGCTTGCTCTCTCTCGATTGCATGGCTATTGTAACCCTGTCAGTTGTATTTAGCAATCTCCAGATTGATATAGCTGCATAAAAATATAAAAATGGCATAAAAGCGTTGATTTATAACAGTTTTATGGCACTTTATAGTTATATCTGAAATGATATAGCTGATGGCAGCGTGAAGGGGTGGCAGGGGTGGGCGTGTGCGTGGGGTGGGAATGGATTGGAATGGGGGTGGAATGGATTGCTTCATTATATAGGGATAAAATGAGTATATAGAGAGCTGTCTATATAAATAGCTGTCTATATAGGTTGTCCTGTTTAGCTAATAGGTATTAGCTTTTTTTACTGCTATTCTTTATAAACTACTGATTATTGTATAATAGTTGGTCGAACTGGTCAATCACATACTGAAATGATAGGCAATTTAGTGCACTAAAGTACTAGCCGCTGACTGGGTTATATCATATTGTATTGTAAAGCATTTTTAATTGACAGCTGCCAGATTTCAGATCAAAAGAAGACGTTTTATATTGTATTATCATATCACGGCTTTTGATGGAACCCGTGATATACAAGGGTTTACGCCCCATGGGGCATACATTCCATTTTTCGCAGTACTGCCAGACCAGCGCCGGAGCCCAAGTTCATCATCTGAAGCAATCATCCCCAAATTTACCTCTCCGATTCCACCTCTCCCTTCTTTCTCTCCCCTACCCCATCTTCCCCAATTCTTCCATCGTCCCGCTTCCTTCGGTACGTTCTCACCATCCCCTCACCATCCCCTCATCACCCTTTCCCGCCATCCCTTATTTCTCAATACCTCCCCATACCTCCCTCCACCATCTCCCATTCCTCCCACTTCCCTAATTTCTTCCTTTAATTCCCTTTATTTTGTTTATTTTCTCCCCGCTTCACTCCCATCCCATGACATCAACCCCAATCCCCGCTTCATTTTTGGCCCATAGCGTCTAATTTGCTATTCTTTTTGTATCTTTTTGGAGTCCTACGCTCTTGGCCTGTACGTTTACTGCCCCCATCATTTGACTTTCCCCTCATCTGGAGTTACACTACCTTTGGTGGTTTACCCACCGGTGTCCCGGCACCTACAGCCAAAAATACTTGCCGAACTTCGAGTGCCGGTGTGTTGGCTGGCAACACTAAAACCGGGATCCTTCGCTCTTCACCAAATGAGACGTGTGACGGTTCTGACACGTCGGTAAAATAAAAAGTGACCGGGTGAAGAAAAATTGATTGAGGAGTAGCTTTCACCGCTCCTTTTTTTTTTGCAATTTTCTCGCCTTTATGCTATACTACCAATGAACGATCCACAATCGTTCTGAGCTATGAAGCAGATCCCGTTCCAAGTCGCGGTGTCTATGGAGTTCTCTGGGGTTGCACATCAACCACAACTTGGATAGGCCGTCAGGCTGAAAGAACCGTCAGGCTGAAAGAAAATGTGCTTGCCAATTTACCTGGCAAACGGCCTTCTCGCAGAAGGCCAACTTTTTTATTGACACCAACTCCATCCAATGCTATACTAACCACGTTACCCGTAGTCTACCTTTTTTGAGAAGCAGGCTACGGGTCTATTTTTTTTGCTTGCTTCGCAAGCTCCAAGGAGCTGATCTCATGACAACGTAACTGGCACCCACCACCTGACACCCCACCCACCTTGGTAAAATTCAATAGGTACCCCACCAAGAGCAGATCGTATGATCGGCTCTAATTTTATTTTAGGAGGAATTTGATTATGGCAACCAAATCTACCCAGTATTGCATCCGCATCAATTATGACACCGGGATCCCGGAGGCCATAAAAGAATATATGGCCAAGACTGGCAAGCCTGCGTCTTTCATTTTCCAGGAGGGCGCGAAGATGTTTCTGGCGGCCAGTGGAATTTGTAATGCAGATGTAATGCAAACGTGTAATGCAAATGTAATGCAGCCTTGTAATGCAGATGTAATGCAATCCTGTAATGCACCTGAATCGCCTACGGCACAAAGCGTTTCTCAACTTTGTAATGCAAATCAGCAAACTGTAATGCAGCCTTGTAATGCAGCTCCCACCGTCCCCACTTACATCCCTACTGATCCTCTGGACATCGTAGCCGAGGCTTTCTACCACCAGCCCTATGCCACGCTCAGCTTCCACGGCAGAGGCTGCTGTGACTTCATCGCAGACCATCCAATCATGGGCCCCGAGATGGTGTTGGACGCTCCACCTGAATACATTAAGGCTGGCATTGAATACATGAACAATCCTACGCCTGTGCCCATTTACCAGCCAAAGCCATCTGAGAATAATTCCAAATTGACTGAGATTATCAATACAGTCAATTCCTACCGTGCCGCTAAGGATGAGGCGTTCCGCCAGTCTCTCATGGAGGCTGAAACCCTTTATCCAGACGATGGTGACAGTTTTTTCTATTGTGATTCTGACGATGATGCCCAGAAAGAAGTTCCAGATTATTCTGAAGAAATTTCTGAAGAAAATTAGATTTTTTGTTGACATCCTTTCTAGCTGGAGTTACAATAAGGGCAGTTGAAGACCACTCTCTCAGTGATTTAGACTCAAAACTTACTTAACTTTCAGGAGGAAGAAATGCAACTTTCTTCAATTCAGCAAATGTCCGTTTGTGACAATTTGCCTACCAAAAGTCCCATCTACAAAGACGGCGCTTCGTTTTCTCTGGATCAATTTTTGGCAGACCACCGTAAGCCGCTGGAGCTGGTAGTGGCCACCAAGCCCGTGGTGAGCGTAGCGAACCACAACTCCAATCGCGGCAAGAAGACGGAAGTCTTTCCGTTCAAAGATCCAGCCCAGATTGAAGCGCTCCATCATTACTTGCTCAACCGAGCGGCCAACGCAGCTCCCAGGTATCACAATGCCTTTTACCGGGACTGGCTTTTCTTTACGCTATCACTCAACATGGGACGGCGTGGATGTGACACGCTGTCCCTGAAATGGAGCCAAGTTCTGGAACTGAAGTCCACCAGCCCTCTGGTCTATGAGATCATCGGCACAGATTACAATCGCCTTACGGAACGGAAGACTGGTAAATCTGCGCTTCTAGTCTACAACGAAGACGCCAGAGCAGCTATCCGGTTTTATCTCGATGCCACCGGTATCATCCCCCAGCCTGATGACTACGTCTTCCCTTCCACCAAGCACGCTGCCAACGGCAGCCAACAGCCTGTGGATCCTGACAACATGGGTAAGACCATCAAGGCGGCAGCAAAAGCCTGCGGCATCCCATTCAATGTCTGTACTCACAGCTTGCGGAAAACCTTCGGCTATCGACTGTACAAGAACACCGGCGACATTGCGCTCGTCCAATATGTTCTGAACCACAGCTCTACAGCCATGACGCTCCGTTATATCGGCATTGACTGTGAGACCATTACGGAAGCTCACCAGCACCTTGGAAACACATTGCCTGAATCCTTTTACCTGAAGGAGGTTATCGCATGACAGCTCAACTCAAGCACATCTTTACCACGGACGCCGAAGGCAATCTGGTTATTAGTGACACCACTCCCGAACAGCGTATCATCTTGATGACCGGCATCATCGACCAGTTCACCAGACTGGGATATTCTGACAGCACCATTGACTGGTACTCTGTCAACATGCTGATGGCTCTGATGGGTACTGAGTATGGCGATAAGTTTGTAACCAACCTTCAGTCCTTCCGTAAGCTATCCGCCAGAGTGGATATGAAAGGCAAAGACTTCAAGGGACTGAATGAACTGGCAAAGACACTCAGACGTGAATTGGTCAGAAGTAAGACTGCACATCGTCAAGTAGTGTGTGCATGATGGAGGGTGAGTCGAGCGAAGCGAGACGAATCCAAAATACATGGCAGACACATACGGAACGATGGATGGAGCGAGACGGACGAAAGGAGGATGAGCGAAGCGAATGGAAGCATGTACGACGTAGGAGCCATAGGCGACTACGGAGCTACATGCGACATTAAGCGTAGCTCATCCTCATGAGTACGTCGTAGCGACAGACAGAGTGGAGTATGTTCTGACTATTTATTTTATTGCGCGAAGCGCAGTCATACACTCATACTGGTTCATAAAAAACATACTGTTTTATATAATATACTGTGTACCCCCATTTCTTATGTATTTTGCCATAGTGTCTCCTGTACCCTCTGGGGAAGAAAAAGTATAAACTTATTGCCTTTTATGCTGTACGGGGTACAGCAATTTTTATACCATTTTTTAGAAGGGATTGATAAATCAATGCATCTGACGATTTGTAAAAGGGTTTTGCCGGGAGCAGAGGTCGGCGTCTGGCAGTTGGCGAAAGAAGAACCGGCCATCTGTCCAGAAGAAATTCTGACAAAAGATGAATTGGCCTGCTGGTTCTATCTTACGACACAATCTAATCTTCTGGGCAAAGGCCACGTTTCGCCAAAAGAAATTTTGCAGGCGTTCGGATATTCAGGAACATCTGCTTCTCATCCCGATATTGTGAACTGGCTGAAAGCCACGTTGTGCTCCACAATGGAGCGAGCAAAGAAAAGCACAGCGGGTGCCATCACTTTCGACCCAAAAGAGCTAAACGAGTGTACCGCATCCAAGGACTTTCATTATACGGTCGATTATAGCCCAAGCAGAGATGCCAGGTTCGGTTTTGTGTCAATAAACGAGAATGAGGCGGATCGGTTACTGCACTGTTGTCACGGGACAGGCTTCAAACTGCCTGACATGCTGAATACCTATCTAGCCATTTTGGCTTCCCTGCACAGTAAAGCAAATGGTGTGGGTGCCTGGCGCTTAACGCCAATTCTAACGGCGCTCTGTGGCATGTCAGAGAAGACGTTCTACAAATATCGTCAGAAGCTAGCTGATGCGCAGCTGATTTACTTCAGGGCGGCTACCGATCACCCAACTTACTACGCAAGGGAAGACAAGGAAGAATTGTGGAAAGAGATCGCCGCCTCTGATAAGCGGCAGAATGCGCCGCAGGGAGTAAAGACATACAAGCATCCAAAGAGATATTAAGGGGGGTTCAATTTATGGGATTTAACTACCGGTCAGAAAAGTTGGTTGATGAACTGCGCAGGTATGCAGAGCGGTATGAAGATGGGAGCACGCTGGGAAGAGCTATCGAGGACACGGAGGATTTGATGCGTGAAGCAGCAGATTTGATTGAATCGCTCCAAGAATCCATTCAGGAGCTGGCGGATGTCACGGAAACAATGCAGCGTGCTTTGCGATAGCATACGGTATGCTTTGTTCTCTTCTAATTTCGGGCGAAAACTGGAAAGATGAATAAGTCTAAGGGTGGCAGTGAAGGGCTGCTTTTTATCTAAATTCTATGGCAGTTTATGGAGGTTTGTATGTATCAGCTTTCTAAGCAGGAGCAGGAAACAGGAATTATGTTCAATGCTGCAGAGCAAAAGGCGTGGGTGGACACGATTGACCCGGTGATGATTCGTAAGTTGGATGCTCTCTGTGAAGCATTCCCCGACATGTATCATTATGACCATAGCGATAACTGGGGCACCAAGTTTTATGTGATTGACAACAAGAAACTGATTCGCTTTGGGAGGCCGCTGACTGAAGAACAGCGTCAGAAACGTCGAGAACATGCGACACGGATGAACTCACAGGGAGGCACGAGTGGCTTACAACGTTGGAGGTGGGCTAAGAAAAATGATAAGCAATAAGGACATCGTGAAAGCACTGAAGTGCTGTTCCAAATACATGGATGCAGGATTGTGCGAAGAGTGCCCCTTGTTCGGGGACGAGAACTGCGGCGAAAAAGTGTTGCTGGATGCAGCAGGTGCCATTGAGAAATTGGCACAGCAACTTGAGGAACTAGAGCAGCAGCTCAATTATGGGAAGGAGGCCATGGATGTGTTAGTAAAAGAGAACCTGACCATGGAGAAGAAATTGGCCGAGTTGGGGAAGGGGCGAGCGCCATGTGCCGGATAACAGAAAATGACTGTCGCACAATTATGGCGCGATTGGATACGAAGCTGAAGTACCCGCCCTACTTCGATGGTGATTTGCAGGCGAAGCAGAAACGGTTACGTGGATGGCAGGATGGGTTGGAGCGTGCAAAGACTTTTGCCGCGTTTCAGATCAGGCTGGGCAGTTTGTCGGAGCGGGAGTACCGTAGGCTGCAAAAGCGAGCTTTGAATATGGCTGAGTCGCCTCTTTATACTTTGGAAGACAAGAAAGTATTGGAGGCAGAAGGCTGGAAAATGGCCATGAACCGTTTTAGCAATATTTTAGCAGCTTTTTGGCAGGAAAAGTTGCGGTTGGAAGAACAGATGAGACCATGGTATGAGGAGGTAGAACGATGAACAACCCCATTGTCTTTGAAGTGGAATTTGAGAGTGCGCCTATCCGCCATGCATATGTGACTTGCCCCGAATGTGGACGCAAGTATTGCGCGAGTACAATTACGGAAGATGTGTTGCATGATGCTGTAGATTTGCAATACGCAAAGTTCCTGTGCCCGGTATGCGGATGCTCTTTCAGCGGATACGACCCGGATTGGAACTTCTGCAAAATGCGCGAAGTGAAAATCAGAGAGATTTCTTACCCTGAATGCGCGAAAGGCGCTTTGAAGAAAAAGGAGGTATGGGAGTGATTAGAATTCAAATGTCCGCGTTCGGAGTGAGCTTATCGGGTAACAGAATGGCAGAGTGGGAAAAAAGCACAGATGATTTTGAGTCGGTTTTGATTTGCGCATTGAGGTATTGTTTAGGGCGACAAACGTATATGCCGTCTATCGTGATTGCCTTTGTACGGCCTATGCTGTCTGCATTGAGTGTTAGGGCTCTGAGTGTCATTGTTCGTGATATTGAAAATGCGAAAGGTGGAGTGCCTGGTCTGGGTGATCCTAACATTGATGAACCGCTGTGGTTGAATCTTCTGAATGCGGCAAAAGCGGAACTGGAAGGGAGAAAGGGAGCGGATGAGTAAAACCAGTCAGAACATTCGGGCTGCTAGAAGGATTAGAGATTACTGCTGGAGGATGAATTACGATGGAAGGTGTTTTACTGCTGCTTGCGACCTATATGATGCAGAGCGAGGAGAGTGCATGGTAGCTCCTGATTTAGGTAGACGAGACATAAAGCCCCAATACTGGAAACTCCCGCTGACCGAAACAGAGCGTGAAATTGATATAGCCAACAAAGTCATGGGGATCGACATAAAAGCGAGACGAGATTGATGGAAGAAAGCAGACGAAAGCAATCTATTCAGAAAAGAGAGGGTGGGCAAAAATGCAAAATCTTGAAAAAATTTATATGGACTATGCAGCAACGACGCCTATGCGGCCTGCCGTGTTAGAGGCCATGGAGCCATATTTTTGTGAGAAGTTCGGGAATCCGAGTGCTAGATACTCTTGGGGGCGTGAAGCTAGACAGGCCGTGGAAAAGGCGCGTGAGCAAGTGGCTGCATTGATCCATGCGGAACCAGATGAAATCTACTTCACTTCTGGCGGCAGTGAGGCTGATAATTGGGCAATTCAAATAGGGTGCAGGGAGGCTCGACGTAGCAGGAAAAACTCAAGCGGAGAGCTTAAAATCATTACTTCGCCCATTGAGCATCATGCAGTGCTGAATGCATGCATGGCAGAAAAGAAGCGTGGGATAAAAGTCGAATTCCTCCCGGTCTACCCATATGGTGCTACGACAGCGCATTGTCCGGGTGCATTTTTGAAAAACACGGCTATGATGAGCATTATGTTAGCGAACAATGAGACAGGCGCAATTCAGCCGGTGGAGGAGCTAGCATTGGTTGCCAAAGAGCATGGGGTGTTGTTCCATACGGACGCAGTGCAGGCAGTTGGGAATATCCCAGTGAGTGTCGAGACTCTAAAGGCCGACTTGCTATCTATGTCTGCTCATAAATTTTATGGCCCCAAGGGCGTTGGAGCGCTGTACATTCGACGGGGAACAATTTTACCTGCCTTGATCTTGGGTGGGCATCAGGAGCGCGATCACAGAGCGGGTACTGAAAATGTGCCGGGAATTGTCGGCATGGGCAAAGCTACGGAACTTGCCAAAGAAGAAATCCCAGACGAAACGTTCCGGAAGTCTCGTATGCGCAACTACATGAGAGAAATGATTGAGAGAACAATCCCGGAGGCGCATTGCAATTCTATAAACGTGTATACGCTGCCGGGCACACTTAATTTTTCTTTTGCAGGGGTGGAGAGCGAGGCGCTGGTAATGATGATGGACTCTTTGGGGGTGGCTTGCTCAGGTGGGTCTGCCTGCACTAGTATGGATTTGGAACCGAGCCACGTACTCAAAGCAATGGACGTTGACGAAAAGTGGCTGCATAGCAGCGTGCGGTTTTCTTTTGGTCGCGAAACGGATAAGGCGCAGGTGGATGAGGTTGTAAAGAGGCTAAGTGTCGCTGTGCAAAGATTAAGAGAAATGAATCCTTTATGGGAGGACGAGGCAAATGGTTAAGTGCCCAAGATGTGGTTCGTCAATGGTGTATGTTTTAGACCATTGGGACTGTGGGTATTGGAAATGCAGCGTATGCGGATATGAGCCGCAGGTTTACAGCAGTGACAGAACGGAAGATTGCGAAGAGGAGGACGAATGATGGGCGATCTAATTGACCGGGATGCCCTGGGCGTTGGGCCAGCCAACCCAAAAGTATTCAAAAATACTGCTTATGCGGACGGATGGAACGCTTTGCTGAAAATTATCAAACAAGCGCCTGTTATTAACGCTGCGCCGGTGGCGCATGAGACGCTGGGGATGTTTGAGGCAGTAGGCCATGCCGAGACCGTAGTTTCTGCTCAGGTGGGGCATGTAAGGTGGCGGCAAGAAGACGCATATACTTGGGTCTGTACCGCTTGCGGGCACAAACAGATATTTTTTGAAGGTGGCCCCGCTGAAAATGATCGTTGCTCTTATTGCGGGGTGGAGATCCGCATCAATCAAAAATTATCGAATCCCCGCGATGTTTGCAGCCATGTGGAGAAGAAAGAGGGAAGAAGCATGAAGCTGTACAAAGGCTTTAATCCAGACATGACCTGCCGGGGATACCAGTTTGAAGAAAACAAAACCTACACCCACGAAGGGAAGGTGAAGTTGTGCAAGAGTGGGTTCCACGCCTGCAAAAATCCGTTGGATTGTTTTGCATATTATAACCCGGCAGAGAGTGTTTACCATGAAGTGGAAATGGAAGACATGTCGGACGAAAGGAAAGACGATAGCAAGGTAGTCGGAAAGGTCATTAAAATCGGTGCTCGCCTCAGCATTGGAAAGATGGCGCAGGCTGCGGTGGATTATAGCAGCAGGCATGTCGATAAAACGAAACAGCAACAAGTGATGGCGGGCGACTACTCTACGGTCAGCAATACGGAATTCTGCTCTGTAGCAAACAGCACGGAATTTTGTTCTACTGCTAGTAATACAGGCAACTGTTCTGTGTCTAATAATATGGGCACTTGTTCTGTGGCCAGTAATACAGGCAACCACTCTGTGGCTAATAATACTGGGTTTCGTTCAGCAGCTGGCACCACGGGGTTTCGTTCGGCGGCTAGTAATGCGGGCGACTACTCTGTGGCTAGTAGCATAGGTAATCGCTCTACGGCAGAGGTAAGTGGAAATCAGTCCGTAGCCCTTGCGATGGGCAGAGATAGCAAAGTGCGTGGCGCGAAAGGATGCTGGATTGTCTGTGCGGAGTGGGACGATGACGGTATCAAGGACGTGCAATGTGCTTACGTGGACGGCGAAACAATCAAGGCGGACGTGTGGTACACGCTAAGCGAAGGAAAATTTGTGGAGGGGTGAAAAGTGGCCGAAACGCCGAAGTGCATGGACTGTAAATGGTATTTGAACCACTGGCAGTGTGCAAATGAGCGAAGCATTTACTATAAAAACGAATGTTCATCCCTGTTTGGGTGTGGCTGCTTTAAGCCGAAGGAGGACACAAAATGACCTGCAAACCGATTCTGTTCAACACCGATATGGTACGAGCCATTCTGGCTGGTCAGAAAACGCAGACACGGCGGGCGATAAAGCCGCAGCCCACAAGGCCAAGATGGAACAATATCGGTTGGCTCGGTTGGAATGACGGACATGGCTACAGAATGAAGCCTCCTTGTGAAGATGGCGATGTTCTCTGGGTTCGGGAGGCTTGGTGCAAAGACGCTAGCCGGTATCTATACCGTGCAGACTATGGCGAAAATGAGCGCTTTTACCAGAGTGGGAGCGAAATTGCTATGCATTGGCACCCATCCGTCCATATGCCAAAAGAAGCCGCCAGAATCTTCTTACGGGCGAAGGATGTGCGTGTTGACGGGCTGCAAGCAATGGACGAAGAAGCAGCTATTGCAGAGGGGTTTTCCGACTCCCCTGCGGGCACAGATTCTCCGCTCACACGTTTCGCGGAATTTTGGGACAAAACGATCAAACGAGAAGACTTGCGTGAATTCGGCTGGCACGCCGATCCTTGGGTCTGGGTCATCGAATTTGAGCGCTGCGAAAAGCCGGAAGGGTGGAATGGAAAATGATTGAAACGCCGAAGTGCCCATATTGCGGGGCGGAAATGCAGGACGACAGTTACACTTGGACATGCCCCAAATGTTATTCCAATTCCCCCGTTGTGATCTGGGATGAAGAAAAGGTTAAGGGCATGACCGAGGAGGAAAAGATGGCCTATGCGCGAGAAGCCGCCCTTCACCGCGCTGAGCCGGAAAATCATCCGCTGACGCTGGAAGAAATCATTGCGGAATTAGGAAACAAAGAGTTGGATGTTGTGTGGGTGGAGTGCACAGTGCTGATGGGTGCGGTGCCAATGTTCCCGAGCCACAGACACGAAGATACAGCCTTTTTCTTTGCACCGTTGACACGACAAGCATGCACAGAAACCCTATCAAATTACGGCAAAACATGGCGCTGCTGGCCTCGGAAGCCTACCCCGGAGCAGATGACCGCCGCGAAGTGGGAGGATTGAGCCATGAAACAGTACACTATGGAAGAGTTTATTGAAGGGAAATTTGCGGTCAAGGTAAACGAAAATAACTGCAAGGAATTCTTGGAAATGTGCGCAAAGCGTGGTTTGCGTTGGGGCTCTGGGGAAAAAGCGAACGAGTTTGTCCCCAATTTTGACATATTCGAAAAAGGCGTTGTAATTATACACGAGATGCGTCCCAATGGGATGCGATTGGCATATATGGTTTTCAGTTATACAGGAGATGGAGTGCCTATTATTGACTATAAAGATTTTGTAGATGAAAAAGCCCCTGCCTACTATCAAATCACAATCACTTGCGACGGCACTGTCACCACCGCTACCATGGTTATCAATGGCAAGAAGATCAAGACCTCCATTGCTCGGCAGAATCCGGAGGACAAGTTCGACTGGCGAAAGGGCGCAGAGCTGGCGTTTGGACGGCTGTGGAATAGCCAGAAGAAGCCCGAGAAGAAGCCCGAAGTGCGGGAAGTGAAGCGCTTTGCAAGACCGGGCGAGTACATTAAGATCGTGTACGTTTGTGACGGTTGCGAGAACTATTATCATAAAGGTGATATTTTCTTGGTGACGAGAAGTCACCAAGGGACACTCGATGGCTGTGTAAATGTGAAGGGAATTAGTATTGCTATGCATCCTAAAGAATACGTCGTATTGGAGGGATACAGACCATGAGTCTATACAGAGTCGCTTCTGCCGCTCTTGTGCCGGTGCTGGCTGAAATCAAAGAGGCAAGTTGGCGATTTACAAGACGCAAGACGAAGCAGAAAGAAAAGGAGGCCCTTTGTTATGATGAGGCTTGATGAACTTAAAAGAGCATTGGTGGAAGTGCGTGATTTCTGCGCTGCTCGTGATGCGTGTGATGGCTGCCCATTTGGCGAAGAAGATGCGCAGAGGCATCTTTGCTATTTATCTCCATTTCTTTATAACACGATGATCCCTGCAAATTGGGAAGTGGATGGCTTTAGAGAATGCGAGGAGGATGCGGAGTGAGGCCAATAGATGCTGATGCTTTTGAGTGTGTTTGTACAACGCTCCCGGACGGAGTAGATTCGGATAGCTATCTTGCCGGGATGCTTGCCGGAATGGATGAAATCCTGAAACGCATTGATAATGCGCCTACTATCCAGCCAGAAGAGATGTGGATTAGCGTTGCGGATGAATTGCCGCCGTTCGATACTAACGTGTTGATTCTCGGAACGGGGAAAGATAATCAAGAGGATTATGTTGTAGCCATTTCGAGCTATGCGAGTAGCTTGTATGGGTTTAGCGGTCATATCGGTTGGCGCTTACCGTGGCAGTATTTCTCCTATAATTACGAAATAACGCATTGGATGCCATTGCCACAAGGGCTCAAAAGGAAGGAAAAATGAACATGGAGTGGATTAACGTTAAGGATATGCTGCCTCCGTATAATAAATACGACCTTGTGTATAGACCAATGTTTTGGAGGTCGATGTGATTAGCGGAGTTTGTGAATTTTTGCTGATGCTGGATGCGGCATGGGTGCTGCTACTGCTATGCCTTGGTAAAGTGGCATGGCCATGGATTATCGTTTATTGGGCCATATTGACCATAAGAAATGTGAGTATTTGCTGGAATAGATGGGCAAAGAGGTGATGCGTTATTCCCAATCGCCAATTTTATACGCTGAAATTGCACTCCGCCAAGCTGAGGGCTTGCGGGTATGCGATTGAAACGACATTTGAAGAGGCACAGGAGCTGGGCGAAATAGCTCAGCTCTTTGACTCTCAGTCGTTGAGGACTATTCGAGCAGTCCGCAAATGGACGGTGAACAAGAATAAAGTCGAACGGCTGTTTACGGAACGGGATGAACTGCGGAAACGGACGGAGCGTAGGAAAAATACGCCGTGGATCGCAAAGCGCTTACGCGAAGTGCAGGACAAAATTTACCGGACGATGTATATCCGGGATTATGTGACGGTGGTGATGGATCATAAGAATCACTATCGTCATATTTTTGAGAACGGTTTTACGATCAATGGCATTGAGTATCGGAGGCTAAGCTGCTCTGCCGGACAAGCGCGAGTAAGCACAGTAGTTTTCTGTGCTGCGGATATTCTGGAAGAAGTGGAGCGTCGGTTGAATAATGGGCGGGATCTGACAAAGAAGATTGCGCCCAGCAAGTTCAACGCTTATTTTGGTCTTACCAGCAGCGCTACGTTCGAGGTGACGGAGCCTCGGTTCGCGGTGGTTAGAGACTTCTCAAACCAATGCACCTTTATGGCGAACTTTGATACGGAGACGGACTGGAACGAAGACGATCTGATTGAGCAGCGTGAAGTGACCGTAGATATGAACCGCACGGATGGCATGGGGCTGATTAGTCCGAGAATGGCGGCTATCTGGGCTAATGATTTGGGGCTAGATTATGTGCCGGGGCAGTTCATCGTCCGGCAGAGCTTTTTGAAGGGAATGCTGTGCGCCTTTGACTTTCAGGAGTTTTGTGAGGAAGTCAATGGCGGAAAATATTTGATTGATACAATTTATGAAGACGAAAACGGAGAGCCTGTGAAGGTGGATCTGCGTGAGATAGACGTGATTGTGAGCGAAAGCCAATTCAAGCTCTGGGATAGCTGGAAGACGCAGGAAGATTATGTGCGGTGCTATCATGAGAATGGGCTTGTATGGGGCGTGGCCAGTTATTCTCCCAAAGAGCCAAAAGACATGCTGCGGCTGAATTATCAGTTCATCCAGACTTTGAACTTAAAGCAGCGCGACGTGGAAGAGTTGTGTGGCCAGTTTGTGGATTGGATTGAGGGCGTATCGTACAAAAACCGGGATTACATGCTGTTGTTCGCGCTCGGCGTAAATAATACGGAAGAGAGCATTCAGCGCTTTTTGAAAAGCGATGATAAATGGTGGCTTAAAGCCTTGGTGGCCAATCCGGAATGTGCCAATGACAAATACATTCGCTCCAAGCTTAAAGACCTGATTCGCAATCGCATCAAGGCGGGAGCCGTTGGCGAGATCTATGTGCGTGGAAACTTCCAGACTATGATTAGCGACCCCTATGCCTATATGGAGTATGTCTGCGGTTTGGAACCGAAAGGGCTGCTTCGCGGAGGCGAGTATTACTGCCATTATTGGAATGAACGCGGAGTACAGGTGGTGGATTCTATGCGATCTCCGCTGACGTACCGGGTCGAGCATGTAAAAGCCAAGCTGGTGTGCAACGAAGAAACGGAGCACTGGTATCAGCATTGCAAAACCGGGTTTATCTTGAACTGGTATGACAACAGTTGTGTGCGATATGCAGGCTCCGATCATGACGGAGACATAGTGGCCACAACGGATTGCTCTGCAATGATTCGAGGCATTTACGAGAACGAATTGACGGTAACGTATGACGCTCCCAAGCCAGCCAAAAAGTTGTTTACGAAACAGGATCTGTATGATTCGGATGTGTTTTCTTTCGGTTCTCAAATTGGGGCTATTACGAACAAAGGCACTAACGCCTATGCTTTGCTCCCATTGCTGGAAGAAGAGTATGGCGAAAATAGCGAGGAAGTAAAGCTGGTAACGAGCCGGTTACAGCAATGCTGCGTGGCACAGTCAAAACAGATTGACCGTGCAAAAATAGGCCAACCAGTCAAAGGTATCCCCCGCGTATGGGATAAGCGGCAAAAAATCACAGATGAGGATACCGAAGAAGATCGCAGGCGTAAGGAATTTTTGAACCGTTGTTTAATTGATCGTAAGCCTTATTTCTTCAAATATCGCTACAATGACACTCGCAAGGAGTATGAAGCGTACCGCAGCAGCCGGGATGGCATTTGCCGCTCCCGTTTTGGAATGGGGCTGGCCGAGCTGATGGCGCTGCCTCGGAAAACCAGAGAACAGGCAGAATGGCTGAAAAATTATCACGAGTTTTGCCCGGTGATTGAAAGCAATTCCGCCATGAATCTTGTGTGCAAATATATCGAGCAAATTGATTTCCAGATTGGTGAACGGATAAAAACGGAAGGCGAATTTGACCCTCGCATCTATTTGTCAGGTGCTGCAATGCTGCGCATTGCATTGGGAGAAAAGCCGGAATGCTATAAGGCAGTTTGCGATTGCTACGATCAGTTTGTGCGTGAAATGCGTGTAGATCGCGAGCAGGAGGATTCCTATTTGGCTCCGGCGCAGAGGCTGCAACGGTTGATGCGGGATATTGATAGCAATCCGTATGTAATTACCGATTGTCTTGTGCGGCATTTGATGATTGAAAATAGCAAGCGAGACTTGGACTTGCTATGGGCTGCCTATGGACGATACATGGTGCGCAGGGTGGCAAGCAATCGTCAGAGAGCTATGTTCCCGTTCCCAGATCCGAATGGGGAGATCGTTTATTTGGAGAAGCGGTATTCTAGGAAGGAAGTGAATTTGTTTGAGTAAGAAGGGCGCTGTTTACAACAAGTATCGCTTGAAGGATTATGCGATCTGGGTGTTTGGGAATGGGTTTCACAACGGGCATTATTCCGCTTTTGATATGAAAATGCTGGCGTTGTATCTGCGGGACGAATGCGGAATGAAGCCTGCCCGTCTCCGTGAATATCTGATTGATTTTATGCAGGCGGAGAGTGGTCGGCAAAATAAGAGTGAGCTGGCATTCCGCGCACAAGAGGCACTAGCCTTCGCTGCTAAAAAGCAAAATGTACTGATTCAGGTGGATCGGGTGCCTGTTTATGAGAGTGAGGTGCAATGGCTGAAAGAACTGGACGTACCGGATGAAGTGAAGAAAGTGCTGCTGGCAATCATGGTGCAAAAGCGTCTGGATGCTGAATGCTATATGCAGAGGCACGAAGGCAAAGAATATTATCTCGGCTATTTGCCTGCGGACATTACGAAAATGCTCGAGATCAAGAAGATGGCCTGCGTGCCGACAAAACAGGATATATATCTGGACGTGCTTGGGCGGCTAAGCCAAATGGGGCTTGTGACGATTGGGCATGCCTCATATAAGCTGGATTTTTGGGAGCAACTGAATTGGGGGCAAGGCTCTGAGGTTGCATTTGAAATTGAGCATTTTGACGCGACCGGGTTGTACTGGGACGAGTTAATGGGCGATAAAAAAGTGAAGCGGTGCGAGCATTGCGGAAAGCCATTTAAGAAGCGGAGCAATCGACAGGTGTTGTGTAAAGAGTGCAGTGAGTCCGGCATAGAGGAAGAGCCACGCGCAAAACAAATACGCTGTGTTGACTGTGGCGAGGTTGGCTGGGTTCCAATAAAAGCGAGCCACGCCGAACGCTGTCCGAAATGCCAGAAGAAGCATTTTGAAGAGCGGTCTCACTAATCGGGAACATCAAATGGCATTTTAGAAAAGTGCCGCAATCCGTTGGCACGTAATGGATTGCGGCCTTTTTATTTTGTCGGTTCTTATGGAGAGAGTCTGAAATGAGGAGTCTCTACCACATTTTTGAAAGGAATGGTTTTTGTGATCCTTATCAACAAGGCAGAAGCTCAGGCAGTACGAAAGAAGTTTGGCGATTGGGTGGGTATCACCCGGACGTGTAAGCAGAAATCCCAGCGGCATCATTACTGGTGCGCGACGGAACCCGGAGTGGAAGAGTTCATTCGGAAGTTCCGTAACAAGGGAGTGAAGCACGTTGCCAAACGACGCAAGTAAGAGCGCTTACACGCGATCAGACCTAAAAGCAATGCAATCTTGGCCCCTAGATAAAAAAGTACGTGTCTCGCAGCTTCGTATTATGGAATGGTACGAAAAATGGGGGGGCAGAGTCTATGTCAGCTTTAGTGGCGGCAAAGATTCGACCGTGCTATTAGATTTGGCGCGAAGGGTCTGTGAGGATGTTCCGGGTGTTTTTGTGGACACCGGATTGGAGTGGCCTGAAATTCGGACTTTTGTGAAATCGCAGGAAAACATTATTTGGCTTAAACCCCAAATGCGATTTGACGAAGTAATTGATACTTATGGCTACCCTGTAATAAGTAAAGATGTTAGCAACCGGGTTTATTATGCACAGAAGGGATCAAAAGGCTGTTTGCTGGATATGCAAGGAATGAACAAAGACGGTTCAGTTTCTCCATATAAGACGGCGCTTTATGGGAAATACCAATACTTGGTTGAGGCTCCGTTTAAGATTGGGGCGGGCTGTTGTCGCGTAATGAAGAAAACTCCTTGCAAGCATTTTGAGAAAGAATCTGGGCGTAAGCCTATTGTTGGGACGATGGCGTGTGAAAGCGTATCTCGCACAGCCTCCTGGCTTAAAAACGGTTGCAATGCGTTTGATAGCGCTCGTCCAATTTCTCAACCGCTATCTTTTTGGACGGAACAGGACGTGCTGATGTATTTGAAAAGCACTGGCATTTCTTATTGTTCCGTTTACGGAGATATTGTTGAAGAAAATGGTGTTTGGCGGACTACGGGTGAACATCGAACAGGGTGCATGTTCTGCGCTTATGGAGTGCACCTTGAAAAGTCGCCAAACAGGTTTGAGCGAATGAGGTTAACCCATCCCAAAATCCATGACTATTGTATGCGGGATAAGAGCGAAGGCGGTCTTGGAATGGGTAGGGTTTTGGATTATGTCGGTATCCCTTATTGATTTTGAAAGGATGATTCCTTGGTGGAGGAAAATAGCAACCTGATTCGGATTTTTGAAAATGAACAGTTTGGTAATGTGCGCGTGGTGATGAAGGACGATGGGCCTTGGTTCGTTGCAGCTGACGTGTGCGACGTTTTTGGCGAAACGAATCGTAATCGTGCAATGCAAGCGCTGGACGCGGATGAAAAGGGGTATACGCAAACGTACACCCTTGGTGGAGAGCAACGGGTGGCTGTTGTGAACGAGGCGGGGTTGTATTCGCTATTATTTGCAATGCGACCTAGAAAGGCTCGCGGGATTTCAGAAGAACGCATTGAGCAGCGACAGAGTAAGTTGCGAGGTTTCAAGAGGTGGATTACCCACGAAGTAATTCCTGCGCTGCGGAAAACGGGCTCTTATTCCATTACCCCGCAAAAGCCTGATAGCTATATGATTTCAGATCCTGTTGAGCGAGCAAAGCGATGGATTGAGGAAGAAAAAACTCGGCAAAGACTGGCTGCGACAAATCGCGCTTTGGTGGCGGAAAATTTGATTTGGAAAGATGGTTCCGTTATCAATGCACTTGTGCGGCGATACGCCGTAAGCGCCTGCGGTGGTGATTTTGGCAAAGCATGGCGCTCCTTTTACAAAGAAATTTTGTATAAGCACTCTATTGGAATTGAAAAGCGTAAAACGGCATGGTGCGATCAGCACCCAGGCCAAAAGCCTCCTGCCGGTTACAAGTTTTTACAGGGCGCTGAGGTGAGCAAGGGCGTTAGTTGCATTGTTTCTATGTGCCAAGAGGCCGGGATTGAGGTTGGCGACATTCTTGAAAATTTTGAGCAGAGGGCTCTTGTGGCCTGTTGAGAAAGGGCGGATTTATTATGGCTAAGTTTTCTAAGCAAATGAGTTTTTCCAATGCGGAGATCGACGTGGAGCAGATGACCATTACCGAGCGTGATAAGGATGATGACATTGTGGGCGTTTATCCGCTGCGCGAAGTGCTGGAAGCGTGGGATGGTATGACCGGCCTGTCCATTACGATCAAGCGCGGCAGTGATTTTAGTGCCATGCCCACGCTGGATGAGCTAAAGGAGGGCAACGTATGACGCCAGTCCGCCAAAAAGGCGAAGAAGAGCTTGCATTCATTTGGCGGGCATGCGAGCAACGGGAAGAACTTGGCTGGACGTGGCCGGAATTAGCGGAGTTCTTGAACGACACTCTTGGGCACCAGTTGACGGAATGCTCTTACAGGAAGACCTATCAGGCAGCCAAGGCATATTACGAGAAGGTATTCTCTAAAATGCAGGCACGGGATGTAACCGAAGCATTGCGGGAGCGTCGTATCGAGCTGGCCAAGGAAAAGCAGCGGCTTCGTGACGAGCGTACTCAGTACGGGCAGTACATCCGGCAGGAAGCCAGGTTAGAACAGAAGCTGAGCCACTTGGAAGAAATCATTCAGAGCCGTGGGGAGAAAATTCTCCCTGCGGCTTTTTTTGATTGTGAGAAAGTTGGCGGCACTACAGAAAAAGAGCTGTTGGTGCTGCTGAGCGACTGGCATATTGGCCTGAGCTTCCATAATGACTATGGCCAGTTCAATACGGATATAGCAGCTGAACGAATGCGAGAGCTGTTCTGGGAGATTAAGCAGATTCAGGAAGCACATGGCTATGAAGTTTGTCATGTTGCTATTTTGGGCGATATGATTTCAGGCGGTATTCACCAGAGCCTCCGAGTATCAGAAAGTGAAAATCTGATTGAACAGATTCAGTCCGCCTCTGAAATGTTGGCTGGCTTTATTGGTCAGTTGAGCAAACTGTTTGCGAAGGTGGATGCAGTATCGGTCGCAGGTAATCATACGCGACTGGATCCCAACAAAGATAAGGCAATCAAAAGTGAACGTTATGACGATCTGATTGCGTGGTACGTGAAAGCCGCTCTTGGGCATGTGCAGAATTTTAAGATGCTGCCAAGCATCGACAATTCGCTTGCAACCATGGAGATTTGCGGGAAGCGCTATGCCTTTGCGCATGGGGACAATGATGTGATTACGCAAAATGGTATGGGGAAACTGGCGTTTATGTTGGGCGAAATTCCCTATGCGGTTTGCGTGGGCCATAAGCATTTTCCGATGTATACGGAAGTGAACGATGTGAAGGTGCTGCAAGGCGGGAGCCTGTGTGGGAGCGGCGACGACTATACTGTTTCTAAGCGACTGACAGGAGATCCGTGTCAGTGCCTTGCCGTCTGCAGCAAAGAGGGAGTAAAAGAGTTCATTCCGGTGTATTTGGATTGATGCGGACGAGTAACTAAAGTTTGGCTGCAATTAAAGTAGTTTTAATTAGGCAGATTGCCATGGGCTGCGAGTTATTTCGTCGCAGCCCTTTTGCATAGGTGCTTAGCTCAGTCTGGTAGAGCAGCAGGCTTATATCCTGCGTGTCCTGGGTTCGAATCCCAGAGTACCCACCAAGAGATTGTGGAGAGGAGGCGGCTTTGTGGAGCCAGTTGTCAAACGAAGAGTGGGACGGCCATCAAAAGAAGAACTTGCGCAGCGTGAGCTGGACAATCTGAAAGTGTTGCAGGTCGCTAACTATAAGCAACGGGGCAGCGATGAAAAGACGATGGTCGTAACGTACCGTTGCGTACATTGCGGAGCTGCCTATTACGACCCTGACAAAAAGTTTTATCGTGTGACGAGTAATGAGGCATACAGGGCAAACAATTATTATGCGCCTGTCTGCTGCAAATGCACGAAAGAAATGTTTCAGGAATATATACTGAAATACAAGGATGAGAAGAAAGCCTTGCTACTGATCTGCTTTATGCTGGGCTATTATTTTTCCGAATCTTTGTATGAGAGCATGAAGGAAAGCGGCGAAGAATTTGTTCTTGGAAATTACATCAAAGCGCTGAACGGCGTTCAGTACAAAAAGCGGACGTCGGATGATTACATCATGGAATTTCTGGGTAAGGGCGGGGGCTTCACGCCCCAGGCCGAATTGCGCGGAAATCTGGAAGAGCGTTGGAAGGCAGCGGATAAGAAGAACAAATTCTTTTGCATTCGTGAACTGGGCTTTGATCCTTTTGACGAGGATGTTTACTCGTCTGAGGACCGGCGTTATATGTTTAATCTGCTGTCCAACTATCTGACAGAAGAAGTGTTGGAAGACTCTCATAAGAAGATGAGCTGCATCGAGCTGGTGAAAACCAACTTACAGTTGATGCTTATCAACAATCGCCTGAACACAATCATGAAAACTTCGCAAAATTTAGGCGATGCCAAGGATGCCAACATGATTAAAGATCGTCTGGTTTCGACGATCAATGCGATTGCCAAAGAGAACGGCATCAGCGTGTCTGGTTCTGGCAGAAAAGGCAAGAAAACTAACACCTTCACCTCTATTATGAAGGAGATGCTGGAAAACGGGGTAACGGAAGCCAAGTCTAATTTTACAGAAGTGAAGATGTCAGATGCCTTCCGTCACGTTGCAGAAATCAGCGCCAAGGCTCTAGTCAATGAAATGAACCTGACCGGCGACGATTATGCTATTATGGCCGCGCGACAGGCGGACACGATCCGAGAACTGAATGTCAAGCTGGACGAGGTGGAGGAAGAACTGCGGCTTACCACGATTGAATTGCGGGAGGCCAAAGAGAAGAAGCCGTCCAGTATTAAAACGGAAATAGACTTGCAGCCGGAAATGGAAGCGCAGGTGGAGCCGGATGAGTAACATTATTACGCTTCATACACCCAGCGGCAAAGAACTGTCGCAGCGCAAGCTGGAAACTTATGCCCGGTACTGCAAAGTGTTGGACTGGGGACGCAAGCATCCGGTGGAGTTTTGTTCGCGTTTTATGGGCATTGAGCTGCTGGACTATCAGGCCATGGCGATTGTGGAGTCCTGGACGAAAGAGTTCATCGGCTGGATTGAGAGCCGTAACGCAGGCAAAACGACGAAGGCTGGTATCTATGTGATGTTGCGGAGCCTTCTGATCCCGTATCACGCTACTTATTTGATTGGTAACGTTGGCGACCAGAGTAAGGAGATTTTCTCTAAAATTGAAAAGATCGCCAAAAGGGAGATTGAATCGTTTACCGGCTCTACGGAGTTCTTTTTGGAAGAAGTGCGCATCAACATAGCGGGGTCAGATGGATTTAGTCATCTGCCTACTTCCTATAAATGCGAGTTGTTTAATGGCTCCGGCATTTATACGCTGAACGGCGACCCCACTAATATTAAGGGTAAACGCGCCAATCTGGTCGTATTTGACGAAGTGGGCTGGATGCAGAAGGAAGTTCTGGTACAGGCGGAGCAGTTTGTAAACCAGAGCAGCGACTTTAAGATGGGTGGCAACATTCGGTTGGCGGAAGAGCCAAAGAACTTTCCACGCCAGCTATTGTACTGCTCGTCCGCGTCTGATACAGAGTCTGAATTTTACAAGAAAATGCGAGGTTTCACGATTGAGATGTTGTCCGGCAACCCGCGCTACTATGTGTGTATGCTGGACGCCGACGCGGTGAAAACGGCCACCAAGGATGGTGATCCATATCCTTCGCTGCTTTCTCAGGAAAAAATCGACAATGCCATGCGAGAAAATCCTGATAAGGCGATGCGCGAGCTATACAACAAATTTGACTCCGAGTCGCATGAGGGACAGATTTTGACCCGTCGTCAGGTGATGCAGCATACACGGCAGGTGCCGCCTGAACTGAAGAATCCCGGCACAAAACGTTATGTGCTTTCATGGGACTCTGCTCGTATCAACGATGGCAGCATTGTAGAAGCGGCAGAGTTGATTAACGACCCTGAGATCGGTTGGCGTATGGAACTAAAAAACGTGATCGCATTGGTGGATCCCAATACGAAGAATAAAACACCCATGCGCATTCCAGAGCAGGTTGATGCCTTCCATCAAATTTTGCTCAATTATAATGGCTCAGAGTTCGGGAAATTGGACTATGAGAACATAGAACATATTTTGGTGGACTCCGGTGCCGCCGGTCAGCCTTATGCGATTTGCGATGAGCTGGTGCCTGATTTTGATGGCGATGATGGTCGCAGGCATAAGGGCGTTATTGACGCTTCTCATAAACTGAATCGTGCTCACAAGGGGGACTTCCCCGACGCTGTTGATATTGTGACTATGGTGGATCCTCGGGCGCATCGAACGGAGCTGTATCGAGCGATTGAGGATATGATGAAACTGGGTGTGGTGACGCTCCCTGCGGATTATGATAGCTCAAAACCTTACTTCACCTATTATGACAAGGTGAAGACGAACAAGAAAGATGAAGAAACCGGGGAAACGGTCTACGAAGAAGTAGAGAAGCGGCATGAACTGACGATGGACGAGCAGATTGCGTTGATGCAGGTGGAGCTGTTGAAAACAGAGCTTGTAACGATGTGCAAGTATGTGAATCAGGACAATGTGCGCTATGACTATCCACCGGATAAACGAAACATCATGCACGATGACCGAATCTATGCGTTCGGTCTTTTATGTTGGCATCTGGCGCAGTTGCGAAGAGGCCAGACGTTGACCCCCGTTAAGCGCGACAAGCCTTTAGGGGACTTACCGGTTTGTGTGACACAGGTTAATTTTTAAGAAAGGAGGTGTGAGTCTTGGATGATTTTGACGTTGTAATTCCCACCGAGAAGGTAGGTAAAAAGACGCAGGAGCAGCAGCCCGCTTACCGCACTTACGCAGAAGTAAGCGAAATTGCTCTGGCAGAATTCGATCCTGCGAAGGGCGTGCCCATGACGGTTTTGAGCGACAATTCGTCTAGTGCGACGCTGGATCAATCGCAGATTGAGGAATACGCCGTTTCCCCTCAGAGTGATTTGACGAAGACGCGAGAGATCATTAACATCATTCGCCAGTATGTCAATAAGAACGATATTATTGGCGCAGTCGTTGATATAATTGAGAGTAATATCAACACTGAAACGCGGCTGAAATGGCGTGACGCTCGGCAGAAAGGCGTTGACAAAAAAGTCAATGAAGAGGCCAAAAAGGTCATTGAAGAGTTTCATGAAAAGATTAACATTCATGAGATTATCCGTACCGCCGTTATCAGTGCTTATCGAGACGGCACTTACATTATGTATCTGCGGCAGACTGGCGCTCCCGAACAAGACCAGCTCATATCTCAGTATGCGGTAGATGATTACCCTGTCGGGGTGGCTACCATTACGCAGTATAGCGTTGGGCAGGATCCATGGGTGCAGATTGATATGACAGAATTAAAAGCCCGTCTGCGCAAAACCTATACCAAGAATAAGAAAGGCCGTGGGCTCTATTATGACGATATTGAGAAAGAGCTGAAGGCCACTTACCCTTCCGAGGTCGTAAAGGCTTACCGGGATGGTGAGCGTTACTGCAAATTGGAAATTGGGAACACGGGCGTATTGCGATTGAACAATCAGGGCAAGCAGTATGGCCTTTCCCCCATTTTCCGTGCGCTGACCCCTATATTGATGCTGGAAACCTTCCAGAAAGCTGATCGCATGAGCAGCAAGGCCAGAGCCAAAAAGATCATAGCGCAATTTATGAATAAGGAAATTCTAGGCGAGAACTATGATAAAGACGGCTACAAAGAGCAGGCTTACGCTCATAAGACTCTAGTAGATGCTTGGAAGAATCCGGTTGTGGTTGTTACTGCGCCTGCCACGGTGCGAGATATTCAGTATGTAGAGCCCAAGGTGGATATGACTAGCATTGAGACGATCAATTACTATCGTATGATTGCTCTCTCTACGCTGGGCATTTTGTTCCTCATGGACAATAACAGCCAGTCCTTGGGCGTTGCGCAGCTGAGCATTAAGCAGTTGATGCGTTTTATCAACAAAGTGAGCCAGCAGCTGGAGCAGATTTTGCACAAATGGTACGGTCTTGTGCTGGAAGAAGCGGGGATTGACGCCGCTTACGCTCCTACGATTGAAGTGCTGGATGCTGAATTTATGGAGCAGAATGTCAAGTTCCAGCTTGCGCAGATGCTGTATTCTACGATGAACCTGAGCTTTGAAACTGTGCTGGACGTGCTGGGCTATGATGTTGAAGACGAGCGAGCCAAACGCGAGCGCGAAAATGAAGAGGGCATCACGGACGTTTTCGCTCCCAGACCCACGGCCTACACTCTCCCTGCGGACAGTGGGAATAGTGGTAACGGCAATGGTAAGGGTAAGGGCAAAGGCGATGGCAAGAATGATGGCAATGGCAGTGGCAATGGAAGCGGAGAAGGCAATGGCAGCGGACAGGGGAAAAGCGGTGGACGCGGTGGCCAAGTAGGTAAGAATGCCAATCAGATTGCTGACCCGATGAAGAAGAGAGGCAGACCCAAAACCTCTCTTGACGAAGATAAATCCTTATATGACTCCCTAAGATACCAGAATAGCAAATAAATTGAAATGCTTTTGTAATATTTAGGAGGCGGCTATGTCGCGAGGAGGCTACAGTAAACGTCGTACTCATGAAGAGTACAAACGTGATTTGGCGATTCAGGGGCGAGCATAAGAATTTGCTGTGGTCGCAGAATCTCAGGCGAAAGAATTCTTGATTTCTGCATAAACTGGAGTATAATGCAGGTGGAGGGGATATTATGACCAGTGCGTATGAGGTTTCAAAATGGTTTCTTGCCAAAAAACCGATGACCCATAAAAAGATTCAGAAGTTGTGCTATTATGCTCAGGCGTGGTATTGTGCGCTTTTTGATGAGGGGCCTCTTTTCGCGGAAGGCATTGAAGCGTGGGTGCATGGTCCCGTCATTCCTGCACTATATCCTCAATATGCGGATTATCGCTGGAATGAAATTCCTCAGTATGAGGGGAAATTATATCCCTTTTCAGAGCATCAGCAGAAAGTTTTAGAGGCTGTGTTTGAAACGTATGGGAATTTTTCTGGCGACCAGTTGGAGCGTTTGACCCACAGCGAAAGTCCGTGGAAAGACGCTCGTGGGGATTTGAAACCATGGGAGAACTGTAACGAGGTTATTTCTATAGACGCGATGAGGAAATACTATGCCGCCAAATACAGAGAAGCGCAAAACGATTAAATGCCAGCTACCTCGCGTTGATGTTCCTGAAGAAAATGTCCCGAAACTGCCGTATAATGGACAGATTGTTCAAGGTCAATGCTTTTCTTTCTCTTTTTCTTGCTTTGACCATACTCACAAACTTTTTAATCTGGGCGGCAAAGAAAAGGACAAAACTGTTGGTGGGCGTTGGTTTATCAAGTTGTTGGATTGCTTAAAGAGCATTGGTCAAATGACCACCGAAGAGGCCAAAAGATCAAAGCATGATCTTCACCCGGTACGTTGGGATAAGGCTAACACAAAGCCACCAGAGGATGATTACCAAAAGGAGTATTGGCAGTTTCGCCTGGACAAATCAAGTGGCCGGGTTATTGGCCCTCTAATTGATGGAGTGTTTTATGTTGTGTGGTTGGATCCGCACCACAATTTGAGTGATAGCGAGGGATATGAGGGAATAAAGAAGTTCCCGGCACCGTAATGCATTGTAAATATAAAGAGAGGACCCCGGTGTGTACAACACCGGGGTTTTATTTTGTTTGGGAGGTATCATATGTTCAAAATTCGATGCCCCTGCTGCGGCGAAACGCATTCGTTGCTCTCGCTAATAAGGCTGATGCAAGAGCAGAAGAAAGTGGCGAAATATTTGCGCAACCACCCTTTCGCCTCATACGAGTTTGGGGTGATTTATGACGATGAACTCCAAGGAAAGGAGGTGAAAGACGATGCACGACGATGAGCAAAAAATGTTGATTCCCGGTACTTATTTGGAGCTGGCGGACAACCATAAAACCTATCTAGAATTGCTGAATCTGGTTTGTTATCTGGATGATGCAAATTATAATGGGCGAATCATCCCCTATGGCACAACCAAAAAAGAGCGTGAACATACGGAGGCGATGATCGCCACCTTAAAGGACATGCCCGTATATGCGAAAATTACGAAGAATCGTAAAGGCGAGCCCACCTTTAAGGGACATGAAATGCGGGTAGCCTCCAACGGGGAAATCACTTTTGATACGATCCCGATTGGTACACACACGAAGGTATGGGTAGAAAACAGGGAAGTAACGACGGTAAAAGGTGAAACCAAGACTTTGCCGTGCGTTATGGCTTCGCAGCGTATTTGGAAGCGGAACCGGAATGCAGTAGAGGCGATCAAGCGTCTGTTTGCAGCCGGGAAGCTGCATAACTCTTGGGAGATCGAGACATCCGTTTATGAATTCAAAGATGGCTTGAAATACCTGAAAGAGTATGTATTTGAAGGAAATTGTTTTCTTGCGGACGATGCGATTGGCGGCGGATCTGAACCCGCCTATGGCGAATCATCCGCTGTTTTGTCGGTGGCCTCTCAAGAAGAGGAACCGATGGACTGTGAGAAAATGATTGCCGAAGCGCTGTGCCGAGATTTGGAGGAAAGCGAGGTGAATGAACAAATGGAAGATGAAAAGGTTATGGAGCAAGTTGTGACGGAAGCGAGTGAAGCGGAAGTCCCCGTAGAGGCGGAACAGGCTGAGCAGACCGAACTGGCTCAGGAACAGGCGGAAACTGAGGTGGCCATGAGTACAGAGAGAGACATCCGTATAGCCATCATGAAGGCTTTCCAGCGCCGCTATGTGTGGTTGAGTTTCTTATTCCCGGAAGATCACAAGGCGTGGTTCCGTGATGAGAGCGGAGAGGCCAAGGAATTGGACTACATTGAGGTTTCTTACGAAGTGGATGAAGCCGGTAACGTCCGGATTCTGGACGAACAGCCGGTAACAATGGTGGCCACTCCCCGCGAGATGCCTCAGATGCTGGCTGAAAAGGATCAGCAGATTGCAGAGCGGGACGCTCAGCTTGCTGAAAAAGAAACCAAGATTGGAGAGATGCAGACTGAACTGTCCAATTTGCAGCAGTACAAGGAACTGTATGACAAGGCGGAGGCCGAGAAAGCGGAAGCCAAGAGACAGTCTGAAATCGCTGAGCTGCGTACCTATGTGGAGCAGGCAGAATGCTTTACGCAGGAAGAAATGGCTGAGCTTGCTCCCTTGATTGAAAAACTGGAAGTAAGCGAGGTAAAGGCTCGTGTAGCGGATAAGCTCATGAGCGGGAAGCTGAAAACGGAAACCAGTTCTGTGATGCCCCGACGTTCTTTGGAGGACGACGAGGGCGTTTTTGATTCCAACAAGAAAACGAACGCGGATGTTTGGAATGATTTCATCCGCAAGTGAAAAGGAGATGGTAGACAATGTTGAAGCATCTGATTCGGCATCAGGACAAGGGCATTCTTGAGGTTGTGGCCGACGCTGCCATGACCCGTGGCACTCCGCTGGAGGGCGGCGAGTATTTTGCGGACAAGGAAATTGAATACAACGGCATCAATGCCGTGATCGAGCCTATTGAGAAGGACAATGACACCATTGCAGTAGGCGCGATGTATCTGAAGGAGCCCACCATGCTGGGCGAGCGTTATGCGACCACGGAGCTGACCGCCACTGGTCTGACCATTGGCGACATGGTAGTGGTTGATGGTGGAAAATTTGTGAAGCCCACCAAGACCGGTGCTGCGTTCTGGAAGTACCAGGGCGTTTACGAGAATCCCTTTGGCGTGGACATGTACATCGTGGAGCGCGTGCCGTCTGCTACTGTGACGGTGGGCTAAAAAGGAGGCGAAAAAGATGATGGAACTTGCTGAACGCATGGCTCAGCCCTGTGTGCTGGCCGATCTGGCTGCCAAGGTAACTTATAACGACCGGCTGACTGACGAAGAGCAGGAAATGTCTGCGGTGCTGGACGAGAGCATCCGTAAGATTGGCGAAACTGGTCATGACCCGAACCATGAGCTGGCTGCTCTGGTGAAGAAGACTTTTACCCCCGAAACCGTGTCTGCCCCCAGCGCTTTTATGGAAGAGGCTTTTGATGAGGGCACCATTGGTGAATTTGACGATTATTTCACCGAGGTGGAGCCTAAGAACACCATTCAGGTGCATGAAGCTACCATGGGTGGCAATGTGGATGCTTCTTATATCGAGCATAAGATTATGAAGCCCACTTGGAAGTCTCTGCAGGCGGAAGTGTATATCCCCATGCGTGACATCCGTCGTGGCGGCTATAAGACCGTTGCGAATTACACCGAGCGCATCAATCAGGCGCTGGAAGATCAGAAGATCTGTGACATCATCAAGGTTCTGGATGCCGCGATCACCAGCACCCATCCCGGCTATATTGCCGAGGCTACTGCGGCTCCCACCGTGACCTCTGCGGACCAGCTGGCGCTGTACCTGCAGGATATGGTGGACAACGGCAATCCCGTGATGTTCGCCCTGAACAAGTATATTCAGGCCATGAGCAAGTTGGAGCAGGGCGAACGCTGGCCCATTGATGCTCAGAAGAACATGTACACCACCAACGGTTTTCTGGAAGCCTACGCTGGTGCGCGGATGTTCGGCTACACTGGTCAGCGCAAGATGGCCAACGGTGAACTGATTGTGCCTGACAAGCGCGTGTTCGGTATTGCTGGCAAGATCGGCAACATCCAGACCCGTGGTGAGGCCCGCGTTCTGGAAGACGAGGACATCAACCGCGAAATGGTACACCTGAAGGTGACTGGCTATACCTTTGGCTGGACGATTACCGACATTGCCAAGGCTGCCAAGATCGTGATGGCTCAGTAATTTTTGTGGGAGGGCTAGGAATATTGAACTAGCCCTCTCTCTTTTGACGAAAGGAATGATTTTTTTGGATGCGCTGAACATCAAAATTTATAATTGGGGCCTCCCGGCTTTGGCCCTGAGCACGAAGGATCGCAGTTTCTTGCTGAGTGGCCGTAATGATGGTATGCCCGGCATGGAAACGGTGACGCTGACGGAGCTGGAATATATTAACGCGCACAGCCCGGTAATTCGCAACGGCATGGTGGAATTTGACGAGGATGAAAGAGAAGAAATTTATGCAGCTTTGCGGCTCCCGAATTGGAAGGAGTCCTGCATTTTTGAGCGGGACATTGATCGTTATCTGACCTCGCCCAGCACCGAAACCATGGAGAAGATTGTAGCAGTAAAGGATTTGCTGACCATTGATAAGATCTATGGTCGGATGCGCGTGCTGATGAACAAAGGGCAGGCAGATATTTCCAGCCGGGTACAGGCGGCGGTTGAGGGTCGTAAGGCCGAACTGAACAAGGGCCAGATGGTTTCAGCGATCCGAGTGATTCCTAAAAAAGAGCAGGAGAATGCGACGGCGGATGTAGACGCTTTGGTGGAACAGAAGGTGCAGGAAGCGCTGGCTAAGGCGAATCTGCTGGCTGCCCAGAAAGTTGAGGCAGCTCCCACTGAAAAGCCCGCCCCTGTAGCGAAGAAGACTCAGCCCGCTGCAAAAAAGGCAGGCCGTCCGCGCAAGGCTCCTGTTAAGAAAGCCTAAAAAGGAGGAGCGCTATGACCGTCAACGTCAACGATGTGTATACCCTATTCTATGACAAAATTGAGTGCGACGAGGATTTTTTTGACTACTTCAACGTCAGCGAGGAAGAAGCGATGATGTTGGCGGCAGAACGGGCGCGATCCTATCTTAGAGAGGCGTGCTGCTATTTGAGACGGCACTCAGACCTGGACTTTGTTTTGAACATTGTGTCTTCTGAGGACGCTTTGGGTCGTCAGACCGACTCTTTTGAGGTAGAAATCACAGACGATGAAGCCGATCTGCTGGCAGAAATTATGAAGGTGATTTACTACGAACGCGGTGTGTCAAAACTGCTGCCGAAACTGAACGCCTTTTCTTCTTCTGAGTTGAAACTGCTACATTCTCCCGCAAATGAACGCTCGACTTTTTTGGCACTGGTCAAAGAATATTGGAAGCGAGTGAACTATCTGATTGCGGATTATGACGGGAGAGACCGGCTGACAGGCAGTCATAAGGCGCTGACAACCACGCTGCCGGAGGAAAGTGACGAATGATCCACAATGTGTCGTATTATCGCACAGTTCAGAAAATGAACGGCGTTGGGAGCAAAAAGGAAGCGGACGTGCGTTCCTATCGGTATAAGGTCTATAAAGATTTCTCCAAGGCGCTGAACTGGGAAGAAGTGCTGGTAAATGGCAAGGAGCAGCAACTGCAAATTGTGGAGAGCAGCGAAAGCGGCTATAAAAACGTCAAAGTGCGTCCCGGCGACGTATTAAGACTGGGCGACCTTGTGTTTTGGAAAAGCCAATACTGGCTGGTCACAAAGCTGGATGCGACTGAGCTGATTAACTACACCGGATCCATACAGCAATGCAATACGCTGCTGCGCTGGCAGACGGGAGAAGGTGAGATCAGAGCAGCCTACGGTGTTTCTGAAAGCATCAGCCGGTATGGTACTGGCATAGCAGGAGCAACCACCATTGACACAGCAGATTTTACCATTACGGTGAAGATGCAGCTTAACGCAGACACCAAGTTTTTACGAAGGGATAGGCGATTTTTGCTGGGCTCTTATGGCCCCGGTGAGCGGCCTCTCTCTTTTAAGATTACACGGGCAAATCCGATTACGGGGACGTATGAATACCGGGATGACAGCGAGCAATATGCCTCTGGCGTTTTGGAACTGACGCTGGCCGAAGATGAACTCCAGCAGGATGACAACCTGATGCTTGGGATCGCAAATTATTTTGAGCCCAAGGAACCTGGTGAAGAAGAACCCGTGCAGGAAGAAGGAGAGTGGTTCTGATGAGAAATGTAATCAGCGAAGTCAAGGAGCAGCTGCTGAAAGATGTGCTGCAAAGCGAACTGGCGGTAAAACTGCTGACAAATACGTCTCAAGTTTCTCTCCCTGCTAAGGAGCTGCGGTATAAACAAGTCTATCCGTGGATGAAAATTCCCCGCACGATTGAAGAGGCTAAGGTCTTCGTGACCTTTGATGTGACGCGGCTTGCCCCCATTACGGGAGCAACAAGAGCGTACCGGCTGGACGTCTGGGTGTTGGTGCATGACTCCATGATGGTCGTGGATAAGCAGGTTGCGGATTCTTTAGGGCTGGAAGGCCAACGGGGTGTTCGCACTGATCTGCTGGAAAACTGTCTCGACGAGATTGTTAATGGTTCTACGGAGTATACATTTGACAGGCTGGAAGGCGGAGAGTCGGAGCCATTTACTGCGGCAGACGATTTCAAAGGACGCCATTTTACGTACCGCTTCCGTGGGTGGAACCGTGTGGGTGACAAGGTGTAAGCCATGAAGATAGATGAATTACAGGTTTACCGTGGCAGAGACCTTGAAATCACCAAAGGTATTGTCATGCGTCAGCCAACGCTGGGAGAAATTGAAAGCGATGGCGAGTCACATGAAATGGATTTTTTTGAGACCTGCTATACGCTGATTGCCACGCCTACCGACATGATGGCGCAGCTGGATAAAATTGGAATTCGTTATGAGGACGTAACCAATTTTGAGCTGTTCATGATGCTGTTTCCTAGTCTGCCTAAAGAAAAAGTTCATCTGTTGTTCCGAGATTTGGAACCGGCAGACTATGAACGGACGCTGGTAGAGAATCAAGGCCGATATATTCTGGCGAATCCTAAGATCAATAGCTTTATAGACGAAGTGGTCTACCACGACATAGTAGACTATGTTTGTGCGGTCATGCGCATGAAGCAGACTGAAAAGAAAACACCCGGCAACGCCTTTTCAAGGCGGATTATGCTGGATGTGGCTTACATGGACTGGGAAGCCGCTAAGGAGAGAAAGGCCAAATCCTTCTTACAGCCTCTGGTGTCCACGATGGTGAACCTGGAAGGCTTCAAAAGTGATTGGAGTACGGTCTGGGACATGAAAATCGGCGCGTTTATGGATGCGGTGCAGCGGACACAGATAATTGTGTCATCTAAGGCGCTGCTGGACGGTTGCTACAGTGGCAACATTGACACGAAGAAAATCAAAACGAAGGAACTGGATTATATGCGAGAGCTCGGTCACTGACCGGGCTTTTTGCTTAAAATTTTTGGAGGTGAAAACACATGGCTCTGAATCGTGATAACTTTATCATCGACCGGTATGTGAAGGGCAATGGCTATCTGCCCGCCACCGGTGAGCGAATCTATTCTCTGGATCAGGTGAAAGATGGCAACCTGAAGGTGACGGTTGAAAACAGCGTTGATGTTGTGGATGCCATTGGCAATAAGATTGAAACGCTGGAGCGTGGCCGCTCTGCGGAGTTCTCCGCTAGCAACGCTCTGTTTTCCTTTACTCTGATGGGCGAGCAGCTGGGTGCTGCTACCACTGAGGCTACCGACTCTGCGGCGATCAATATGCCCAAGTGGGAAGAGTTCACGCTGGCTGGCACTGAAACCGATGTAACGCTGAAAGAGATCCCCGTTGGTACTGCCGGTGCGGAGATTCCCTTTATTTATGTGGTTCCGAAGGCTGGTGGCGTGAGCAAGCAGTTTAAGATTGCTGCCGAAGCGGGCGCTGATGCCTTTAAGCTGGAAGCTGCCACTAAGAAGCTGACCCTGCCTACCGGTCTTGCTGCTGGCGACAAGGTTTGTGTTGATTACGAGTACGCCTGCAAGAAGGGCTTTAAGATGACCAGCAGCGCTATCGACAAGGTGCGCGAGCATAAGGCCGTGTTCCTTGTGCTGGGCCATGATGCGTGCGACAAGAACACGCAGTATGCTGCCTATCAGGTGTTCCCCAAGGCCAAGCTGTCTCCTGAGATTGACCTGACCTTTACGCCCGATATGGATCATCCCTTCACCCTGCAGTGCGCTCAGGATTATTGTGATCCTCAGAAGCGTCTGTTCGAAATTCTGGTGGATGAGAACGGCTACGTGGGTTAATGGGGTGAGTGCGCATGCCTGAAAACAATCACGTGTGCGGGGTATGCGGCGCTGGCTATTACTGCTGTAATGCCAGCGAAGCATACAATTCTCCTAAGAAAATCGCTTGTTCGGATGAATGCTTCCGGGTGTGGGTGGCATGGATTAACTATCGTGATGGTCTGATTGACCGGGATGAATACGCCCGACAAGTGGACGCATCTGGTATGGATCTTGCCAAACTTCACGGAGTGATGGCAGAAAACTATTGTGCCGAGAAAAAGGTTGATGAGCCCGAAACGGTTTCGAAAGTGTCTGCTCGGCGGAAGCGGGTAAAGTGAAATATGGGGGCGCTCTTCGGGGCGCTCCCTTCTTTGGGTGGTGACGAAATGAAAATACTGGCCTTCGACCAGGCAACAGTGCGAACGGGGTACGCTTTTTTTGAGGATAATACGATGGGGGCCTTTGGCTTGATTGATCTGCACAAAATGAAGCAGGGGTTGGGCTTACGCATGGACGCCATGTTTCAGCAAATGGCGGAAGAAGTGGAGAAATACCAGCCGGATATCATTGTGATTGAGGATGTGGCCATGCAGGCGAATCCTTCCGGGTTGATCGCGTTGGCACGGTTGCAGGGAATGATAATCGGCTACTGTGTTTTGCACGAGATCGGCTGTGTGATTTTGAAGCCGACAGAATGGAGAAGGGCTTGCGGATTTAAGCAGGGGCGTGTAAAAAGAGAACAACTGAAGCAACAAGCCATTGATTTTGTAAAGGATGTTTATCATTTACAGGTCACTGATGATGAAGCGGACGCTATTTGCATTGGCACCGCTTATGTTGCATCGCTTATGGCGGCAGGTGAAGAGAAGAATGAATCAGACGAACGACGAAGCAATTAACACCCTTGTGGATGCCATTGTAACGGCAGTTACCAGAAAGAATTCGCAGACTGAGCAGGCCCTGTCAAAAGAAATTAAGGCGCTTAAAAAGAAAGTGGCAGAGCTGGAGCGGCGAGTAACAGACCTATCGAATCGTTTGGGAGGATAATGATGAAACCGACAGCAAAAGCGGTAGCCGAAATGGCGGTACAGCGGGCAAAGGGCGATACCATTCTTTATAGCAGCGAAGATTGCAAGACTTTTGTGGAGCAGTGCGTGCGCAAATGTGGAGGCTCCATGAGTATTGCCGGGTCTAACGATTTGGTGAGGAATCACTGTGTTTGGCTGGGAACGGTGAGCAATGCCAAGAAGGAAGGGAAGCTGGTTCCCGGTGCGTTGCTTCTGATGTGGCGGGAAGAAAGTGCGAAACTGCCTGCTCGCTATCAGGGCGACGGTTTGGGAGATTTTTACCATGTTGGTATTAAAGTAGCGGAGGCTGCGTTGGGTGACGTGGATAAGAACGGCCATAAGCGTGCTTGCAATGTAGTGCATAGCTCCCAGAGCATGGGGCGTGTGGCGGGTTCCACGCTGCAAAACGGCTGGACGCATGTGATGTGGGCCAATGAGATTGATTATGGCGAGGATGCTGGTGGACTGAACCTGAGCAGCGACGCGGAAGAGATCATCAATAAAGAGCCTGATTCGGAAGATAGCGTCGTAAACAACGAGGGCGAAGGGGTTGCTCCCGCAAAAAACAAGTATGTCCAAGTGGTAAGCCCCAACGGGAAGCCGGTGCGTATTCGAGAAGGGGCCAGCCATAGCGCTATCAATAAGAAAGGCTTTGAGGCTGAGGTGGGCACTCGTTTTCAGGTGCTGGGAGAAAAGAATGGCTTCTATCGTATTATGTTCCGAGGCAAGGGTCGTTGGATTGATGCGAAATTTACGGAGGAAGTGGAATAATGGAGGGACAGATGATGGTAAAAACTTTTGAATTTACGCTTCTGAATGGAAAGAAGCTGACTGTAAATATGAATTCTCGTGCCCCCTACAGCTCTCAGCGAGCGATTGCTTTCGCCATGGCGGACAACGTAATGCAGGACAATGGCTTCTTTGACCCGAGCCAGGAAAGACCGACCTATCTGGTGGGCCTGTTCATGTTTTATGCAGATAAGCAGTTGCCTGATATGCCTTATGACCAGCTTATGGAATTTGAACGGAATAACCATGTGCTGGAGCAGTTGAGTGAGTTTATTGAAGACGATGATCTCTTTAATATCGCTAAGTGGTCTATGGATTTGATTTATCATCGTCAGAAGACTTTGGGCAAAAACAGCTTTGACCGTGCAGTGGAGCAGTTGACTGCCGCGTTGAAAGAAACGCTGCCTCAATTATTGAAGGCGCAGGAAAACTCGGTTGAGCAAGCGGCTCCCGAAGAGCAGGAGCAGGCAGATGCCGACGTTCAAGTCGTACAGTAAGGCAAGAACTTATATAGAGAAGGCTGTTTCCGAAGCACTGGCCAACGAAGTGAATTCTGCGGTTCAGAAAGTTGAGAAAGATGTTATTCGGAAAACCGTATACCAGGCGTATGAGCCGAAGGTTTATCAGCGCAGAAACAGTTTGTATAATTTAGAGGGGACGGTTGCTGGTAAAACGTTGGAGGTAAAAACGCTGGCGGAGCCGAATGGTGCAGGCATGGCGGTTGGGTACGACAACCCGGCCTATGACGGAGAGGTAATAAAGGCTTCCACCAATAAAGACTTGGCGAGAACGATTGAATACGGCGGCTATTCTTATAATGGTGGAGACGGTTACGATTTTTATGATGTGGGGCCTCGTCCTTTTGTCCAGACGACAGTGGAAACACTGGCTGCGGGGAAACAGCACGTGGCTGCATTAAAGCAGGGACTTAGAAGAAAAGGGATTATGGCGGAATAAGCAGGGGCTGCGATTGCAGCCCCTTTCTTGTGCTTTCCTCGATTCACTCATTGAGCGTTCCGAGGAAAGCACAAGTTGCAGCAAGGAGTTGATGCAAAGGAGGGAGACTGATGGCAGATGAATTAAAAGTCCTTATCTCGACAGGGATGAAGGATGATGGGTCGGTAAAAAAGCTACAGGCGCAGCTTGACGCAATGAAGAAAGGTGTTGCGATTCCCGTAACGTTGCAAATCTCCAATGGCGATCAGGCAAACCTAAAACAAATAACGTCGAGCTTGCAAAATGGAGTGCGGCAGAGCGTATCCCAGGGGATGGACGCTGGGGTCAAGCAAGCATCGAGAAGAGCCCAACAGTCCAAGAAGCCAAGTATTGATTCTTGGGATTTTGATATTACAAAAGCCTCCGACGCAGAGCTGGCTAAAATGTTTAATGACCAGCAGGGATGGCGTAGGGAAAACGCCAAAGAAGACCAGAAATGGGCGAAGCAGAGTCAGACGGCCTATGAGCGCGAGGAAAAGGCGGCTGACGCTGCTCTAGCAAAAGCAGAGGCTCAAAGAGCGGCACGGTTAAAGGCTCAACAAAAAGCCCAGGCCCAGCAACAGGAAGAACAACGGAAAATTCGGGCACAAGAAGATGCTGCTTGGAAGGAATATCAATCGGAGCCTGATCGTCAAAAGCGATCAGACTATGAAGTTGGCGGACGGGTATGGAAAGATGAGCAGAAACAAAAACAATCTGCTTTGCGAGATGCTGAGCGAGAGGCGCAGCAGGTGCGAAGGGAAGTTGCCTCGGGATGGAAAGACGCTGAGAAGCAGGATCAACAGGACTACGACGCACGAGTAAAAGTGTATGAGGCTGCACAGGCTAAAATGTCCCGAATGAACTCTCTTAAAGCGAGTCATAGTGAATTGCAGGCTGGGGGCAAACTAGAGGGACAGTTTAGGGAACTGTACAAAAATTTTGGAAATGTCACTCCCAACGCTGACGATGCAGCCTCACAGTTGGCTGATTATACTTCTCAGCTCAATCTTTTGGAGGCGCAACTTGCCAAAGTAAACACCCAGCAAGTAACTTTTTCAGATGGGCTCGTGCAGGCTGGCCAGTCTTTAGCCAGCAAGTTTCTTTCTTATGAAAGTTTGAGCAAAATGCTTGGGACCTTTTACAACAATCTAGTAAAAGTCAATTCTGCGGCAGTGGATCTGTCTGTTGTAACAGGAACTTCCGGCAAAGAGTTGGAGTCTTATACCAAGCAGGCGGCTCAAAATGCGAAAGATCTGAGCCTCGGCGTAGCTGACTATATTACTGGTACGACCATGGCTGCGCGTCTGGGTTATAACCTGCAAGACTCTTCTGAATTGAGCGAAACGTTCAACATTTATGACAAACTTGCTCCCGACGTAAAGGGTGTAGAAGACGCCAGTAAGAGCATCATCAACGCTATGAAGGCGTTTAATATTGATGCTTCGGACGCTATTGGCATTGTTGACAAATATGTTGATGTCGGCAACAAATATGCCCTGTCCAGCGGCGACATTGGTGCGGCCATGCAGCGCTCTGCTGCCTCTTTGGCCGCTGCAGGCGACACTATGGATGAAGGTATCGGCCTGATCGTCGGCATGACGGAAATCAACCAGGATGCCACCAGAACCGGTGCAGCCTTGAAAACACTGTCTGCCCGCCTACGCGGAGCGAAGGCAGAGCTGGTGGCGGCTGGCGAAGATACGGACGGCATGGCTGAATCCACCAGCAAGCTGCGGACGCAGATTATGGCGTTAACCAATCTTGACGGCACAGGCGGTTTTGACATCATGGACGAAAAGGGCGGCTTTAAGTCTACCTATGAAATGATGAAGGGTATCGCCAAAGCCTATAATCAGATGGACGCCAGTAGCCCCAATGCGGCTGCTTTGCTGGAGCTAATTGCCGGTAAGAACCGTGCTTCGGATGTGGCGGGTCTTCTGAAAAATTTCAGCCAGGCCGAAAAAGCATACGAGACCGCGCAGGAATCTTCCGGCGTGGCGATGAAGAACTATGACAAGTATCAGAAATCGCTGGAAGCCCGGTCTAATAAAACGAAGAGCATTGTTGAAAATCTTTCGTTGAATGTTCTGGACGACGGCAAAATTGGCACGTTGTACGATGGACTGAATGGACTGCTGGAAATCATCGTCAAAATTTCCGAGAAGACGCAGGGCATTCCTACGATTGCCGCTGCTGCAACTGCCGCTATTACCAAATTTGCACCCGGCCTGAATGCCTTCGGCACCGCCAAGGGGCTGAATGGGGAGAATATAACCACGGGGCTGTGGGGAAAATTGGCGCTTGGGCAAGAAAGTGGTTTTCTGGGAATTAGAAACTACTCTTCCTTGCTTACAGAACAGCTAAAGTCTCAGGAGCAAACGGCGCTTGGGTATCTCAGCTCCTCCGGCAGCATGGAGGAAATGCTAAACAACTTCCGCGTTGCTGGGGCCACCGAAGGCGGGCTCTTTGCGGAAATAGCTAACAATCTTGATGCCGTTTCCGGCAGTGCCGAGAATGCGCGGCAGTATATTACTACGCTGTCGGCCTCTATGCAGAGTAGCGTGAAGGCGGGCGGAGCCTTTGGAAAAGTATTAAAAGGCATTGGCACTTCATTGCTAAACTGGGGCGCGTCTATGGCGGTAACTGCGCTTCTTAGCTGGGGGCTGGACGCTCTTGATAAATTTGTCAACCGTGCGAAATACGCACAAGAAGCCTTGGACTCTATGAGTTCCAAATTCAAAGAAAACAGTAACGATCTGAAAAAGAGTGACGATTTAATTCAGCAATATGGCGAACGCTATGAACAGCTTGCAAAGCATGTAGACCGCAAAACCAACCGCAACCTTGGTCTTTCTGAGGAAGAATACCAAGAGTACCTGAACATCGTTAACGCTCTTGGCGATTCTGGGCTGAATATTAAAATTGGCACAGACATCAACGGCAACGCGCTGTTAAGCCTGGGAACAAGTATGAATGGTCTCAGCGCATCCATGGATGGGCTTAAGGGTGCCTACGAGCAGCAAGCCGCCGAAGACCGCAAAGAGATCCTGAGTGGCGACCAGATGAAGAATCTGGCGGACACGGAGTTGTTCCAAAGTATTTCTGGTAGTTTTGATTCTGGATATGTCGGTGGTGGTGGTGCTGCTCAGCTTGGCGAAAAATTACAGCGAGCAATTAGCGATAAAGATAGCGAGCAATTATATCAGCTGATGACCGCAATCACAGAGGGGAATGCGGGTTGGTTGGATGAGCTTGGCATTGACTCTGAGCAACTAAAGGAAAAATCAACAAGTGCGTGGAACCAAGCCAAGGCAACCCTAGGTGACGCCAAGGTTTCGTTGGCAAACTGGGCAGCGGAATATCTTGAAGACAATCTCGGAAACCAGCTCCGTGTTAGCCTTGACTCTCAGGCCGCTCAGCGCTGGGCGGCACTGTCGGTTGCAAGGGAAAAAGCCCAGGCTGCCATTGAACAGGGAATGTATGAGAATCCCAAACTTTGGGCGAATATTTCTGATGAAAATAAAAAGTTGATTGCCTCCTTGCCCACGTTGATGGGGGAAGATTTTTACTTCAAAGAAGAAAATGGGCGTAAAACGCTTCTCACGGATGAAGAGCTACCGCAAAAGGCCCAAGAAATATCAAACGGTTTGGCTTGGCACCCAGAAGCCCTTGACGCGCTGACACAACTATCTGACCAGATGAATCAGTGGGTCGAAGGAACCGCCACTTATAATGATCTTTTTTCTTCCAAAGGCGGCTCTTTTTGGGGATTGCAGGATACGCTAATTGCGGCTTTTGGTGAAGATTTAGGAAAGCAGTTGGCAGGAGCTTTACGCCCCAGTAATATCCAACAGCTGATGGATCAAGCCGGTTCGCACTTAGACGATGCATCGAAAGCATGGGACATGACTAGCGATCAGTTGTCCTTCGCGGCGACTCAGCTCAGTGGCGACGTAACCAATCTTAGCTGGGACAAATTCCTGGATATGTATTATGAATACAAAGCCGGAGTGGAAAAGACCCAAAAAGAGATGGAAGATCGTCAAAAGCAAACCTTGACTGGGCAATGGGCGGCGCTGGAAGCCGCTCAGCAAAAAGCAGAAGCCTATACTGGGGTGCTGGATGCTTCTGGCAAGATTGTCAAAGATAAATATACTACCTTGGATGCCAGAGAGCAGAAAGCGGTTCTCGGCGCTGGTGTGCTGGGTGGATTGAAAATTGACAAGAAGGCAGTTGCTCAGCTGCAACGTGAAAACGCTGGTGACAATTTGGTGGATGGAGTTGCTGCTTTGGCTCAGTACGAAACGGATTTGGCCGACAAGCAGAGAATTGTCAATAATTTGCGTGAAAAGCTAGTCAAGGTAGATGATAGCCACCGCAGTGCTTTGGAGGCACAAGTTCAGGCAGCGGAGGATAATGTCGAAGCTGCGCAACAGGATGTCAATACACAAAGACTTATCAATTTGCAAAACGCTCGGGCAGGCGGTGCTTTTCAGCAACTGACGGACGAGGGGCAAATTGCTGTTGAACAGGCAAATACCATCTTGTCTTTGGTGCAAGACTTTAATGCCTCTGGCACGATTGATTGGGAAAAATATGGCGATCTTACTCCCCAAGAAAGCAGTGCCATCTTCCATCAGGATGCGTCTGGATATTGGTATGCGGATGAAATGGCCGCAAGGCAACTAATCCAGCAACGATACCAGAAAGCGCTGACCGAAGGGCAGGCCGCTTATAATAAACTGCTTGAAGACCAAAAGACGAAACGGGCTGAAATTGTCGATCTTCAAGACAAAGCAGATGCCAGCAGCAAAATGCGCTTGGAAGACGCAAGAAAAGAACTGAGCGTCCTCCAAGAACAAACGAAGGCTGCCAAGCTGTATGTAGACACCATTAAGCAGGGGGCAGAGGGAAAGTTTAACTTCTCTGCCGTTTCGGGCTATGGTGAAAACGGAGACGACTTCCGTACTAATCAGCAAGCTATTGAAGCGCTGAACTCTCTTTGGGAAAAGAAGCAAATCTATACCAACAAGGGCAAGGCGTATGCCGATTATCTGTTTGGCTCTGCTGGCGCTGATTGGCGGAGCTGGTCGCAGGGTAAATATGAACAGGTCATGAAAAAAGTAGGCGCTTACAACAACGAAGGCGAGCTTGATGCGTCCGCCTTCTATAGAGCTGCCGAAAAAGCAGGGCTGTTTAAGAACTTGGGCAATGGGAGTTTTTCTTTGGCTCCCAATGTAACGTTGGATGATTTCAGAAACAAGGTGCTTGGCGGTTATGGTTCTGACCAGTATATCATGGATATACTGAACGCCTTTAGCGAAGTAACGGGCGTAATGGTGGACTTGAAGAATGGTGCTCTCGCCTTACGCGAAGTGGGTGATCTCGCAACTGACAACAAGGAACCAGAAGTTCAGACAGCAGAGCTTGCTACGATTGAGGCAAGCAACGCAACCATCAACGCAGCCACAGTTGTTATTGATGGCGACGTAACAGGAGAAAAACCTTCAACAGATACAAAGAATAATGCAGAACCTGCAACCGGATCAGCCGTCTCTGGTGCATCTCAGACCGCCACCTTGGGAGTGAACGTACAGCTTGACACTGGGAATGCTAATCAGGAACAGGCAGACTTGCAAGGTAACTTGGAAAAACCTGCCACAAAGCCGGTTAACATTGTACCTAACAATCTGATCGCTCAGGCGCAAAAGCTCAATTCAATATTGGCGGCACCAATCAGCAAGAGCGTGGCCTTAAATGTCAGTGGGGCCATTCCTTCGTCATCTGGCCTTGGCCCTCTGGGCGGTCTGCTCCCCGGTGCATCTAAGCCGTCCAAGGTGGACGGCGGCGTTTCTGCTGGCGGTAATACGCTGGTGGGTGAGCTTGCTCCTGAAATTATTGTTAGCCGCAAAACTGGCACTTGGAGATTGGCGTCTTATCCGCAGCTGACGAGATTGGAGCGGGGCGACATTGTTTTCAATGGCAAGCAGACCGAGCAAATTCTGAGCGGACGGAAGGATGTGCCGTTCGGAAAAAGCTATGTGGGTGGGGCTGGCTTTAGCTTTATCAAGTATTATTCGGATCAAAATGGTTATCGTCGGTCAAAGGGTAGAATTCCCGATGATCCTCCTCGTGGAGGGGGCGGCAAAGGTGGTCGTAAACCCTTCTCGTGGGATGATATTCTGGAAAAATGGGAAGACTTGTATGATTGGATTCCCAAGGCTCTGGAACTTGCCAAGAAAGCCACGACCAAGCTGACCGACATCATTGCCGAGAAGATTGGCGACGTGATGAAAAACAAGGCTGTTGATGAAGCCATTGCTTCCAACAAGAAGCAGATTGATCTGAACAACAAAGCCTATGATCGGTATATGCAACAGGCTGATAAAGCCCAGCGAGAAATGCAACTCAGCAACGACATCGTAGATCGTATTCAGCATGGCACGATTGATATTAACGAATATGACGATGACATGAAGAAGCGGATCGAAAACTACAAAACGTGGTATGAGAAAGCGGAAGCGTGTCTGGAAACGGTGGAAGAGCTGAAAAAGCAGGAGAAAGAGCTGGCACTTCAGAAGCTGACTAACATTACCGATTATTACGAAAAGAAGGCCGACCGTTTGGAGGCCATTCTGGACGAAAACTCGGCGCAGTTGGACTATAAGGCTGCTACCGGGCAAGAAATAGTGGAGACAGACTATGATAAGTCTCTCTCCGCAACTCAAAAGAAAATTGATCTTCTGGTGGAAGCGCGGAATAAATACGATCAGCAGTTCCAGGCGTTGCTTGCCGAAGGGGTGCTGACGCAAGATTCCGATGAGTGGCATGAATATGTTGCCAATCTGGAAAAGTACGACCAAGATATTATTCAGGCGAAGACTGATCTGTCTGAACTGGTAGATACGATCAATAATATTGATCTGACGAAGCTGCAATATGCCTACCAGTCTATGAGTGATCTGCAAAGCCTGATGGAAGCCTACATGAGCTTCCACAGCTCTCAAGGTACTGACGCGACGGATGAACAGTATAATGCGCTGATTCGGAATGGGATGGATCAGATTCAGAATTTGCAGCAGCAAAATGCGATGCTTTTGCAACAGCAATCTGGGCTGGACGTGCTGTCTGAAAAGTGGCAGGATCTGCAAAACCAGATCATCGGGAATGAGAACGAAATTTGGTCGATTAAATCTGCTCAGGAGGAATGGAACGACGCCATTGCCGACCTGCGGATTGACCGGTTGCAGCAGGAGCGAGAAGAGCTGGAACGTACTAATGACCAGTATCAGCGCCGAAAGGATTTGCAGGATGCTCAGGAGGAGTACGAGAGAGCTCGGACGCAGCGGACAAAGCTAATTTTTAGAGACGGACAGGGTTATGTATACGAAAATGACCAGAAAGCCCTGAAAGACGCGCAGGACAAACTGGACGACCTGCGGCATAAGGAAACGCTGGCCAAGATCGACGACGCGATTCAGGCCATTGAAGACCAGAAGAAAACCAACAATATCTACGATTATTCCGGACAGAACGTAATTGGCTCTTTTACAAACGAGCAAGGGAGCACGTTGTACGGGTTGATTCGGGATACTGCCGCAATTAACGGAATGAAAGCCACCGGCATGGGCTTCACCTCAGAGGGCTACAAGACGGCAGGCGCGAATGGTGGAGTGACCATTCAGATCGGGGATATTGTTTTGCAGGATGTGCAGGATGCAGACACTTTGGCACAGGAGTTGATTCAGAAGCTCCCGAATAAAGTGCTGCAAGCCATGTACCGGAAGTAAAACTGTAAGGGGCCTGTGTAAAACAGGCCCCCTTTTGATGTGAGAAAGGAGGGGCCATGGAGCTGATAAACGACAGCCTGCGCGGTTTTGTGCAGGTAAACACAGGCGTGACGGAGTATACCGGCAGCTCTTTGCCGGACACCGTGCGGCTGACCAGATTAGAGGTCGGCAAGGCTGAGGCGGTCGTCCTCATGGAAAAAGTCCCCTCAGCGCAGTCTGGCTTAAAACTGGCCTACCGAGATTACGGGGCCAGGAGCCAGCAGGAATATACATACAGGGTAGAATATATAACAAACGGTGTTGCGACGCAGACTTTACAGGGCACCATCAAATCCGAATTTAATGGCATCCTATTGACGGATGGGAAGCAGACATATGTGACGCTTGGCGGAGCATCTTATTCTCCACAGCGTAACTTTACCAGCACGGCAGTACAACCGTATTACAGCCAATTCCCCCATATGGTCATTAACGGCTCCCAGAACTATGACAGCGGAACAGTGGAGGGCTATTTTAATGAGCTGCGTCCCGATTGTAGGTTGGATGATTTCAACGCTTATGACGTTCAAGCGTTGTTAGCCTTCTTGACCAACCGGAAGGCGAAAGTGCTGAAAACCTATGATGGGTTGTGTATGGCGGTGTTCATTACCAGCGACAGTCCCATCTCCTATGCTAAGGGCGACATAGCAATGCTAAAGCAGGTGCGCTTTGCCTATAAGCAGATTGGTGGTGACGCAAAGGTGCGTGAGATGCTGTATGGCTGAGATGACGAATATGGAGCTGATAACACAGCCCATTAAGGAGGCTTATGTCCGTATTGAGCTGAGAGCTCAGGATGGCGGGCTGCTGGAAAATTTGGAGGGAGAGCTGCTAACGTTGAGCGGCAATGTGGACAGCGATAGTGACATTCGCCGCACAGCCACGATTGAGCTTCATCTGGACAAATACGGTTATCTTAAGAGTCGTTTTTCGTCCGCGTGGATGACACAGATGATGCATTTGTCTTTTGGTCTGAGAGACGGGAACACTGGCAAGATTCGCTGGTTCCCCATGGGGCGTTATCTGTTGACAAAAGATAGCTATACTTATGATGTAGCCACAGAAAGCCTGTCTCTCTCAGTGGCCGACTTGATGGCCTCCATTACGGAGGAACGCGGCAGTGCAGTCGGCTCGGAGGTAACGATTCCAGCAGGCGGAACGATTCAGAGCGTGTTAGAGCAGACGGCAAACCGCTTCTTTCCGTGGTTGCAGCAAGCGGCTCGGTGGATGGATGTGAAATCAACTTGGGGCGCACGAGCTGCGGACACATGGAAGCAGATGCGTAATCGTGGCGACAATGTAGCCATTTGTGACTTTGGCGGGAAAACGGTGCCCTACGATCTGGAATTTGATCGGGGTAGCTATCCGTATGAGTTTATCAAAAAGCTGGTGGATCTCTATCCTTGCTATGAACATTTTATTTCTGTTGATGGTGTATATACAGCGCAGGAGGTTCCTAGTGGTGTAGGCGATCCCGTGGTGATTACAGCAGATGAAATGGCGCAGTTGGTGATAACGGAGTCTGGGGAAGCTCAGCCGAAGGACATTAAAAACACCACTGAGCTTTGGGGACAAGAGCTGGACGCAGATTATACAGCGAAAAGCTGTGATGGCACCACTACACCCGGAACTTATCACGTCTTGTTTGACGATTCCTTCACAGTGCTGGAAGATGGATTCTTATTTGCCTTTACGCCAGATGTGGATTCTGTAACTGGCCAACTAATAAAGGTGCAAGACCTGCCTGCGGCAGTGATCGGCACGATGGACGGCAGTGATGTATTTCTCCCTATTAAAAGGAATGCAATACGTGGGGACATCCAGTATGTGGTGAAATATACTGCCGGACATTTTGTGTTGCAAGGGCAGAGCAACATTCATGTAATCTGCTTCGAGTACAACGCTATGCCAACTGAGGCAGAGATTGAAAAGTTGCGGCAGGAATACGGCTGTATGGATATTAAAATTATGATTAACCGCTATACAGATTTCTCGGTGGAGAAGATTGGCGTGCAGCGGCAGGTGCTGACGGGCGGTGACTATGATAATATCTATACTACGGAGTTGGCCTATGAACGTGCTTCTTATGAAAACTGGCAAAAAGCCAGACAGCAGGACACATTGACAGTGACAACTCTATATGCGCCGTGGCTAGATGTGAACAAAAAAATTGCCTACAAGTCCATCGTAACTGGTGAGACACATGAGTATATGGTAAAAGCCATATCACTATCCGTGCCCGCATTTACGATGCAGCTTTCTTTGACGCGGTTCTATCCCTATTACCCGTGGCTACGGCGCACGACGACGTGGGGCAAACTAAAAGCGGACGGCAAGAAGTGGAGCGACTTGAAGGGCCTGATTTGGGACGAAGTGATGTACCCCATAGAAGAGGAGGGAACAAATGGCTAACGTAAGCACGAATTTGCAGCTTTCTTTGCCGGACGAAAACGATCTGGTAGACGTAAGCGTGCTGAGCGATAATTTTGAAAAAATTGACGTGGCGTGCGGTGCCATTGTCGCGCCTATTACACAAGCAGAGATTGAAAATATTTTGAAAAGCTAGGCTATACCCGCTTCGGCGGATTATATAGCGAGATCATGCCCTGTGATCTCCACCACCATGCAAGAAAGGAGGTGGAGTCCCCATGTTCAGGATGATCGGTTTGAGCATAGAAATTTCAAAGGAAGACACAGCAACCTTCGACCTGAGCTTTCAGGGCGAGGGCCTTTATTTTGATTCCGAAACGAAGGTCATTGTCGCCTTAAAACGCAGGCCGAGGGACGATGTGATTATCTGGAGTAAGGAATTGAAGCTGGAAGCCAAAGAAGGTAAATATTATCTGACCGTTCCTTTGGATTCAAAAGACACCAATTACACAGGCGGGACTTATTGGTGGGATGTGCGAATGGTGGCTCCTGATGGAGAGGTGTACACACCTTTCGCCCCGCAGCGTTTCTCCATCTTAGAGGTGGTTGGCGATGTCTGACCTTTCTAAGCCCGCACGGGTTCCATGGCAAGGGAATGCCATGGAAGTAACCGTAGTAGGCCCTGCGGTAGCACGTAAGAGCCAACAGGCTGATAAGCTATCAACCCCTCGCCTGATTAAGCTGACAGGGCAGGCAGAAGGCGAGGTAGAGTTCGATGGCAGTCAGGATATTGAAATTCCCGTAACAGTTACGGTGGCCGCAGAGGCCATGACGACAGAGGAGATCGACGAAACGATCTCGGAAATAGAAGGAGGAGATAAATCATGAGCAAGTTTCTTGATAGTGTAGGTCTTAAACATTTGTGGGTAAAGATTCTGGCCAAGATGCCCAAGAAGGTTTCTCAGCTTGAAAACGATGCGAATTATATCACTCTGGCCCAGGTGCCCGAAGGTGCTGCTGCCAGCACCACTGTGCCTCTGATGGACGGTACTGCGGATGTTGGTAAGGAAACCGCGTTTGCTCGTGGCGATCACCGGCACCCCAGTGACACCACCAAGGTTGATAAGGTTGAAGGCATGGGCCTGAGCCACAATGACTACACCACCGAAGAGAAGACGAAGCTGGGCGGTGTGGAAGAGGGCGCTAACAAGTACGTCCATCCCACCCATGAGGCCAAGGCCAGTGGTCTGTACAAGGTGACTGTGGATGCTGAGGGTCACGTTTCTGCCGCTGCGCCTGTGGAAAAGGCTGACATCACTGGTCTGGGCATTCCTGCGCAGGACACCACCTATGACGATGCCAGCACTACTGTCCACGGTCTGATGACGGCTGCTGATAAGGTCAAGCTGGATGGCATTGCGGAAGGCGCGAACAAGTACGAGCTGCCTGTGGCCGGTGCTAACCTGGGCGGTGTGAAGACCACCAGCAAGGTGGCTGATGCCGCTGGCTATGAAGCCGCTCCCATCATTGAAGGCGTTGTGTATTACAAGAATGACAACACCACCTATGAAGATGCTACCGGCACGGTTCACGGTTTGATGTCCGCTGCGGACAAGACCAAGCTGGATGCCTTTGGCAGCGCTGACACTTATGCGTTGAAGGAGGACATTTCCGCTGTGTACCGCGTGAAGGGCTCCGTCAATACTTATGCTGAGCTGCCTGCCGCTAGCAATAAGAAGGGCGATGTGTATAATGTGCGCAAGGGCACTGCTGAAGGCGAAGAAGACGGCATGAACTACGTCTGGGATGGCACCAAGTGGGATGCTCTGGGCACTTTCATTGTGTATGAGGGCCTGTCCAACGACGAGATTGATGCGGCCATCGCTGAGGCGGAAGCCTAATTTTGGTTTGACATTGAGGTGAAAACTGAATGAGCAAGTTCCTTAACGGAACTGGACTCGCCTATTTATGGGGGGAATGCCGAAAGGCGTTCTCCCCCAAAACAGGCTCCAGTTCTTTAACTACATACAGCGGTGGAACGCTTGGAACCGCTGCCGCCAAAGGCGTCGATGCAACCACCGGGGGGACGAGCGGCAGCGAAGATTTGATTACTAGCGGAGCGCTTTTCTCTGCTTTGATTTACCAGTCTGGTCTAAACTTGACGGACAATCAGAAAAAACTGGCACGTAACAACACGGGTGCGGCTTCCACTGCATCCTATACAGCAAAGCTGCCAGCCAGCGGTTGGAGCGGTAGCGCCCCTTACATGCAAACGGTGAGTGTGGCAGGGCTGCTTGCTACGGATGATCCATTGGTAGACCTGGACATGTCCGGTGCGACAACTGCGAACGCGAATGCTTATTCCGAAGATTGGCAGAAGGTGGGACGAATGACGGTCAACGCTGCCAATCAACTGACGGCCTACTGTTATTCTGAAAGACCGACAGTAGATCTTTTTGTGCTATTAAAGGTGGTGAGATAATGGCTTACTTGGACAAGGACGGACTGCAGGCGTTCTACACGGGGCTGAAAGCCAAGTTCGCCACCAATGCTGATTATGAGGTGGCTTTTCCTGCAAATGGCTGGTCAAACACTCTTCCCTACATGCAAACAGTGAATGTAGCAGGACTTCTGGCTACGGACGCTCCACTGGCGGATTGGGATTACTCTGATGCCACTGTATCAAATTGGGATGATCTCCACGATAATTTTGCTCGCTTGGGCCGTCTGGTATCCGGCAACGGAACGTTGACAGCTTATTGCTATGAGAAAAAGCCGGAGATGGATTTGAAGGTTCTGCTCAAGGTGGTGAAATAAATGGGGGAATGCATTTTTACCCGCCGAGAAGCAAAGATCAAAAAGTTGCCGGTACTCAATGGTAACTATCCGGCTGATGCAACGATATGGCATGGTGGGCAGGCGACGTTTAGCGTTGCCATCTCAGAAGCTGGAGTGCCGGATGAATATACCTATCAATGGTATGTCGATGGCGGCATATGGACGGGTGCATTACAGCCCAGTGTCATTTGGAGCGGCGCGAACATCGGCAGCCACAGTATCTACTGCATTGTGACCAACAAAGCCGGTAGTGTTCGCAGCCGCACGGCGACGTTGACGGTAAAAGACCCGGCCATGTATTACTCCTACACCGGCACTGCTGAAAAGATTGATGATGGCAATGGAAACTGGCGTATTAAACTGAAGACCAGTGGAGTGTTTAGGTTCACGAGTCTTGGTAATTGGAATGGGCTGATAGACGTGTTCTGCGTGGGTGGAGGCGGTGCTGGTGGTGGCGGCACTAACGGCCAGTGGAACGCGGGTGGCGGCTACGGCAAGGCAGGCAGTGGCGGTTACACCACAACCCAAAAAAGTGTCCAAGTAGCCGCAAACGTCTCTTATAACATTGTTATCGGCGCAGGCGGACAAAGTACCTTTGCGCCTGGTGGGAACACTTACGCCTTTGATGTGGCGGCTGGCGGCGGTACGAAGCTGGGCGGCGGCAGCGGCGGCGGCGCTTATGGCAATACTGAGGTGAACAACGGCGGCTCGGACGGTGGCAACGGCGACCCGCAGGATGCAGCCAATATTGGCATTGACCACAATGCTTCTCCCGGCAGAGGGCAGGGAAGAACCACGCGGGAGTTTGGTGAATCTTACGGCACGCTGTACGCGGGCGGCGGCGGAGCTGGCGGCAACGGTTCTAGACAAGCTGTAGGCGGTGCTGGTGGTGGCGGCAATGGCGGATGGAGTGGTGTTTATCCCAATACGCCGCCAAGTGATGGTACAGCCAACACTGGTGGTGGTGGCGGCGGTTATATGTATGTCTATTCTGGGACACAAAGAGTCGGCAAGGGCGGCAGCGGCATAGTTGTCATACGTAATCATCGTTAACGCTTAACTGAGGAAGGTGAATGAAATGGGAGAATGTCTGCTTCTTCGGCGTGGCGGCGATGTAAAGCGACTGCCCACGCTGAATGCAAATTATCCGGCAGATGCGGCAGTGTGGATTGGCGATTCTGCCACATTCAAAATTGAAATTGCAGAGGCCGGTGTGCCGGATGAGTATATGTACCAATGGTATAGAAATTCTACTGAAATCGCAAACGCAACAACCGCAACGTTGACACTAACGGGGCTGAACTCAGAGCAAACGGCTTCTATCTATTGCATTATAACGAACAAAGCCGGTTTTGTGCAAAGCCGTACTGCCACTTTGACGGTACGGAAAACGACCCCGGTGTTTTCTTTCGCTGGTGGCTATGAGCTGACAGACGAAGGTTCTGATAACTGGCACATCAAGTTCACAGGCAGCGGGGCATTGAAATTTTCTGGCTGGGGTAAATGGGATGGCAAGGCTGACATCTTTATTCTAGGTGGAGGTGGTGCCGGTGCCAATACTGGCGGCGTTGCCGTTGGAGGCGGTGGTTACTATACTACCGTTATGGGGCAGCAACTGGCGCTGAATACTAACTACGATGCGATCATTGGTGGCGGTGGGAACAGCGCAGGCTCCAAGGGAGGCACGTCTTCCGTTGCGGGGAAGAGCGCCAATGGTGGTGAAGCTGCTGTGGCTGGTACGACCGGTTATGCAAGCTGTCAGGTATCGGGTACGACCGGTACGGCTGGTAATGTATATCACTATGCCAGCCTGAGTGCTGCTGCTGTGAGCATTGGTAGTGGCTACAAAACAGTCGATCTGGTTTACCCGTTAACGACTGGTACGCACACGAATGGTACAGTGCTTTACAAAGGCACGTCCGGCTGGTATCGCTGCATCGTCAATTCAATCGGTACGATTCATTATGATCCCGGTGTGAACGGTGCAGGTGCAGCTGCCACACGCATCTTTGGTACGGGCGATACGGTCAGCGGCCCCGGTGAGATAGACAACGCTTCGCGTCTGGGGCAAGGCGGCGGTACGAGCGGCATTAGAGGCGGCAATGGCGTGATCGTCATTCGCAATAGTCGGTAAAGGAGAATGGGAAGATGCTTTATGCGTTGATTGAAAATGGAATTGTGGTAAACATCATCTGGCTGAACGCCAGAAACGCTTCGGACTTTCCCGGCTGCGTTGCCTTCGCTGGCTACCCTGTTGCCATTGGCGATGAGTATCACGACGGAAAGTTCTGGCGGAATGGTAAAGAGCTCTTAGACGAGCAGGGACAGCTGAACGAGCGGCTTATGTCGGAGAATAAAACTCTGAAAGCACAGATTCAGGCGGTTTCTGATCGGAATGATTTTATTGAAGACTGTATCGCTGAAATGGCAGAGATAGTCTATGCTGAGTAAGGCGATAGCAGCCATACGGCTGTTCGCAATAAAACTACTTTGGAGAAAGGAATGGTGTGTTATGATGGCAATGTTCTTCGCACAACGGGTGATCCTTGGTAAGACTAGTTTTGAGCGGGTTCCGAAGGCTCTGAAGGCGGGCGTGGCAGAAGTGCTGATTGACAGCGGTCTGCCGGAGCTTGTGCCGCCCGAGTACGGTGGCACGGCTGGCACCCCTGGCACTGAAGAGGCGTAACACAAAAGGGAGGGTGAGGCTGGTGCTTCACCCTCCCTTTTTTATGGCGAAAGTAAAAAAAATACGGACGTGTACTAAAATTCTTGTGGTGCAATGAATTAGCAGCACCATGTTTATAATTTGAATGAGGGCGATGCAGTGGGCCGTTTTCTGGATTATTTCCCGTGGATTTTGCCATAAGGCTTCTTCCCGCAAACGCCAGCCATACTGGGCATCATACATATCGGCAATTAAGTTAAAAATTGCCCGAGTGCAATACCCCAGCTTGGTTGCTCTCTTGCGTTCGTCCAATGATTGTCGCACCAATAAAAGTTGCTTCCTTGCTTATATCATATTCCGTATATCAATATAGCGGAATTAAGCAAGAGCGTTTTGAGCGAAATAGAATAGGGAAGAAACCGATAATATGAACTTCGCGCTTCTTTAATGAGGAAGGCGTTTTGTTTAATGGGTCGTAGCCCATTAAAAAGTAATAGCGAAAGAAGGTGGTCTTATGGATCCACTGGTGAAACAAATTGGTGACTGGGTTGTTTGGGCAGTAGGCGTAGGCACGGCATTGGTGGTTATTTTTAGGCTGATCGTTCGTCCCATCACACAACCACTGAATGACTTGAAAACTCAGATGGAAGAGCACAAGAAAGACCTGAAAGCCATCAACAGCGACGTCAAGTCGCTAAAAGAGACAACGGAAAAGAAGTTAAGCATTTTGGAAAATGACACGGGCGATCTGCTTTGTGATCGTCTGAGCCAGTCGCATGAAATGTGGGTGAGACGAAAGTATTGCCCGCATAGTGAAAAAGAGCGCCTTATGAAGATGTATCGGCGGTATCATGATATGGGGCGCAATCATCTGTCCAGTTCTTACGAACAGGACATTATTGGGCTGCCCGAAGACCCGCCTGCACCTACATCTCGGCTGAATGGAGCTGTTCAACAGTGAGAAGATCCGAAAAGGAACGCTATCTAAAGGACATCGTGCTTTACTGTCTGGCGTTTTCGACGCTTCTGATCGTAGCGGGTTGTGTGCTACTGGCGTTCGAGATAGACATCATCGACTTTGCCCGATTGGGTATTGGGCTGTTTGGTGGGGAGCTTTTGCTTAGTTGTTTGATCCGTCTGTTCGGGGATGTTCCCCGGAAGGCTTCTGCTCCCGCCAAGACGGAGGATACAAAAGAAACGGACGGAGCAAATGGATAATAAGGAGGAATGAATTATGAAAGAATATTTAGTTGCTGGTGTGATTGTTGCGGTGGTTGCGTTGACCTATTTAACTGTGATTCTCGCTTGGCGGCGTTATGTGCGGCCTTGGTTGATTACCAAGGGTGTAACCAACGTGGACGAGCTGGCTGACATGGCAGTGCACGCTGTTGAGGCGCTGATTGGTGCTGGTCACGGTGAAGAAAAATGGAAGATGGCGCTGGAAAAGCTGTCCCAGATGGGGCTGGATGTCAATGCTGATGTTGTGCTGGATGCGGTAAAGGCTGCATGGTACAAGCTCAATTTGCAGCAGATTCTGGCGGGTATCAAAGAACCGGAGAAGGACGAAGCGGAATCTTGACAAATAATGGAAATAGTAAGTCAACTCCCAGAGATGTGATTAAAAGAAAAGGGAGAACCGCCCCTTTGATTACACAAAAGGGATATGCAATGACCAGCAAAGAGGCAGAAGTTTGCGACAAGCGAGCATCCCAAGAGCTTGAAAAGGCACGGCGAGAACTGCTATTATTGAAATAAAATTGACCGTCTGACAAAAGATTCTCTTGACGGCTCATCTTTTGCTGAATATGACAAGGACGAGGAGAAAGAATACAAGTGTTTCTTCCTCACGTCCGCTGACCACCATGCGGGATATAAGTGGCTGGAAAACGCATGGCACTGGCTCAATATATTTGAAAGGCTCTCAAAGCGAAACGGCCAAATAGAAAAAAATGCCATTGACATTGTTGGGCCAATGACGTACAATGCAGGTGGAGGAAGAACTGATAAAGTGATTTCTCAAAGCGGTGATCCTCTACCATGAGTGAGGAACGAAAAAAGCGGTGATCCTCTACC